GATATAGAAATTACTTGCGAAGATTGTAATGAAACATTTATTGTAACGGATATTGATTTCTAGCATTTGCTATAACGATTTTTGGCTTTGCGAGGTTGCGAACTAAAAACCTAAAATTAACAAATACAAAATACACTTAAAATTATGACTAAAGTTTCCAAAAAATCACAAAACAAGCAATCTTGCAAAACTGGTGTTATGGTTAGTGCTAATTACCACGCTAAAGAAATAGTTAAAAAATTAACCAGCAGACCACATTTAGAAGATGTTGATGGATTTTACGATATATACAATGACGAATTACAAATGATAGATATTGTCGAAAAGTATTTATCAAAGCATTACCGCTAACGTTTGGTGGCTTGGCGAAGTGCCGCCTTGCACAATGTTCAAATTTAGTACAAAGGCTTGTGGCGGTATTTTGCCAAACCACTGTTATAAGCCGTTTTTTATTCGTGTTTGGCTTAACAATTTAATTTAAAAACAATGCAAAAAGTAATTATTACAGGCTATACAGCTAAAGAAGAAGGAGTAATTTTAAAAACAAATATTCCTGCAAGATTGAAACCAAATAGAATGCCATCAAAGGAAACTTTTGTTTCTTGGGATAAAATTGGCAAGCTATTGTTTGAAGATTATACAGACGAAATAGAAGTTAAAGAACGTAATGAGTTACGTGGTCGTTAAAATGGCTTATAACGTTTTGGGTATTGCCGAAGGTGGGGCATTAAACCACCAAAGTTAATTAAAAGAACAAATGTTAAATATGAGTACAGAAGATAATAGAAAGCACGAAAGCCCCACTTTTGGCAATACCTTGTTAGGTGCAGTGCTTTTTTGTTAAACGGTTTTAAACCTTAAAAAATGATTAGATTAACAAATAGATTAAATAATGTAGATGAAGTTTCTACTTTAAGTAAATTACAAGATGTAAATACAGATTTAATACTTACTCTTTGTGGTGAAAAATTGGGTAGTGGTTCTTACAGAAGTGTTTACGAGTTCAATATGAACCCAAATAAAATGGTTGTAAAAGTTGAACCAAACAGTACAGATTGCAACATCGCTGAATTTTTACTTTGGGATGAAATTCAAGGATTAAAAGGAAATCTTGCTTGGGTAAAAGAATGGTTTGCTCCGATTCACTGGTGCAGTCCTAACGGTAAAGTATTAATAATGGAACGGACTAAACAGTTAGATAAAGAACGCCCAAAAAAAGTGCCTTATTTCTTTACAGATGTCAAGGCAGATAATTTTGGTTGGATAGGTAATAAATTTGTCTGCCACGATTACGGATTCATTCACAAATTTGTCAAATATGAAAAGAAGTATCAAAATGCGGTGTGGTCGTAGCATTGCACCTAACGTTAAAGCATTGTAGTCAGTTGTGGTTATACTAGCACAATGTTTCGATTTAAAACTAACCAAAACAAGTAAAAAACAAATTATTAATTAAGCCTTAACCCACAATTGCTACAATGCAGTGTTAACAGATGTGGTTATTTTAAAATATAGCGGAAGCCGAAAAGCTAATAGAGTAGGCAATAAATAAATATATGAATTTATGTACACATTAAGAAAAATTACAAGTGTAAAAATGGAGTTCAATCAGAACTTAGGAGAAAGCTATTCAGTTATTAGAAAAGAAAAAAACGAAGAAGCTTTTTTTAAAATGTATGTTGACTTTTTTCAATTAGAAGGTCAAGAAAAAATTGAAGTAGGTGGTTGTTATGCTTTTGTTATTTCAGAAGATGCAAAAGAAACTTATCCTTTATGGAAAGATGAACAAAACTATATCGTAAACAACGAAGGTAAAACTTTTTCTAACTTAACTTATTAGTATTATGAAAAAACTCGAAAATTTTGAAGATAAAAAAATATTAATTCAGTTTAATTCTTTTGAAGAATGGGAAAGAAGAAAAGATATTAACCCAAATGATAAGTGTAAAAGAATGTCTTGGCATAGAGATTGGTATCGTGAACAAATAGGAAATATTAGACCTATTTTTTATGACCCCTTTTTTTCTACAACACAACAAAGTATTTTTTCATTAAGTATAGACGGCAATATTACTTATGTAAATTGTGGTAGAATAACAAGCCCTGAATATGAAAAAGAATATGAAATAATACAAGCATCTGAATTTTTAAATAATTAAAACCAATTGCAAGGATAAGTGCTAAAAAAATATGAAAACAACAATTAATACAACAGAAATTCAAGCAAAATTAAATCCGTTAGATTTATTTTTGCAATCATCGAGCGATGCTTCAAATTTAGAATGTTCAGAACAAGAAGAACTTGAAAATAGATTTTCAAAGTGGTGGGAAGGTTATAAAATTGTCTATCAAAGACAAATTAGGTCAGAAGTTTTATTGTCTATTGATGGTGTTAAATGGCAAGACAATATGTTGTTCACTTTGGAATCATTAGATAATATTGATTATTCTCATTCAATTGATGCTAAAGAAATATTAGATTGTAGCTATGAACAATTTCAAAATTATTTATCTGAATTTAAAAGTACAGAAAAATCAAATTGGTTGTTTAAAAAATAAAAAGGTAGTTTTCAGAATGGTATGCGGTATCTACTTCATACCATATCTGTTAACGTCCTGTGGCTTTGCTTAGTGGCTGAAAAGCAAGCCTAAATTATTGAATTAAAAACAAATTTTACAAACACAAAACAGTGTATAAGTTTTGCCAAAAACAGCCATTGAGCAAAACCACTGTTATAACTCGTTTTAATTATGACACGATTTGAAAGGAAAAATAGAACAGATATAGTTTACAAAGGATGTGGCGGTATTACAGATGCGTTTGATGATATGTATAAACAACTTTGGAGAATAAATGATGAAGAATATGATTATTTATGTGAAATACTCACTGATGAAGAATTAATTGACATAACGCCTGAATTTAAAAGTATATCTCAGATTAAAAAAGCAATATCAATTGTAAACATAGCTCTTTCTAAAAATGAGTTATAACGTTTTGTGGCTACACGATGTTGCCAAAAGTAAGCGAAAATATTCGATTAAACAACCAACAAAACAAGTACAAAAACAACATTAAATAACTCCAGAAGTGGCAATATTGTGTAACCACTGTTATCACTTCGGCTTAATTCACACAAAATGGAACAATTAATTTATGAAGTAAACGGAATTAAATATTTACTTTTTTCAGCAGTATGTAAAACAAAATCTCAAGCACGTGATTTAGAAAAAAAAATAGAAAACCACAACGGAATAATTCAGTCGTATGACGTAGAAGAAAGTTTTTGGAATGGAACAAGTGTGAAAGTAAAAATGCTTATTCCAGAGAAATTAGCTTATTTATTTAGTTCGTCAAAAGCTGAGTGATAACGTATCGGGGCTTTGCGTAGTAGCCCTTAGTAAAAACTTAAAATTAACCACGACACTTGATAGGGCTATTACGCAAAACCCTTGTTATGTGCCGTTTTTATTAATAAATCAACAATAAAATGGAAATAAAATTAAGAAACGATGGTAAACAAAAGGCTCAAAGTTGTGAAGCCGAAATCGAATTAAGTTCTAAAAATCACGCTTGGGGTCATTTCCGCGCTGAATTTTCAGGATATGGAGCAAATGATTGGTCAGCCAAAATGAACTTAATTCAACAAGTAGATGACTTAATTGTCGAACTGCAAAAGTTGAAGGATAGTGTGTCTTAAAATGGCACATAACGTTCGACGGCTATACGATGGTTGGGGTTGGTACTCCTTAACTTTTGATTTATCACAGATTTTAAAAGCACAAAACAGACTTTAAATTAAACAATTAACCCAACTATTGTATAACCGTTGTTAGCAGTAGTTATAAAATACAAATATTATGGCACAAATGGATGGAATGTTAATTTCTTTAGAAGAATATACACTAAACGCAAATCAAGTAAAAGACTTAGTTTTAGAACGCCTTGAAAAAGATGGATTAATTACAGAACAAAATGCGTTAGATTATGCAGAAAAATGGCAAATAATAATCATTAAATCAAATTGGTTTGAAAGATGGTGTGAGAAGTTTGGAATTAAGAAAGGTGGGTATAAATTCAAATTTGTTAAGTTCGAGGATTAATTACTGCTAACGGTTCTCGGCTTTGTTTAGTGCCGACTTATGAAAACTAAACGTAATTTTTAAAATTTAAATAACATGAAAAACGATAATACAGAAGATAAGGTATTGAACAAAGCCGATGTTAGGCGATGTGCTTCTTGTCAAACAACTAACCCTGAAAAAGGTAGAGCATTTGATGGGAGACGTGCCTATCGTTGCAAGTGTTGTGGTAAAGTATGGACAGATGGTATGCAAGGACGAGAAAAGAAATATAGTAATCAAAGACACGGATACCAATTTGCTGACAGTAAGGGTGTAGGGCATATCGCCTAACGTTTTGTAGCTTGTTGCAGTGGCGTGCAAGTAAGCGAGTAGTTTTGGTTTAAAAACTACAATACCGATAAGCCAAAAACATTAAATTAAACAACAAGCCAGCCATTGCTACAAACTACTGTTATAGTTAGTGGCGGTTTTTAAAAACTGAAATTATGAAAAACAAAAGAATTGATTACAGAGATGTTAAAGCAAGTGATTTTTATGATACACAAGACCCAAGAGGTATGAGTACTAGAGAATATGATGATTATATGAGAGCTAAAAGCACGAACAATAATTATAAAAGAAAATTCACTTTAGAGCAATACGTAGAAATGGCTAAAAGATTTAACCAAATGTCTTTTTATGATAAGATTAAAACAATTCGTGATAATTCAGATATTTTAACTCTTGCATCAGACGGTAATTGGTGGGGTGTAAAAGTAAAGGATAATTATATGCAAGAAATTTTATCTGACAAAGAAATTATATTTAATATAGAAAACGAATGGGGTAGTAAAGAGATACATATACTTATTGAGTTACTTGGAATTGAAAATATAGGTATGTAAAAACAATTTGTAGCCATTAACTATAACGTTTTGCGTGTATAAGAAGTGGCGTGCAAGTACGCCTAAATTATTGAATTATTACTAATTATAAAAACACAAAATTATGTTTAAATTAAGCCTAAAAAAGCCATTTTTTATACACGCTGTTAGTGACAGTTGTTCTCCTTTGGATGCTCACGAACAAGTATTTATAGAAAAGGTAATTGAAATTTTAAAATCAAATCCTGAATGTTTTTCTGCAAAATGGTTCAATGGGAAATCATTAGATTCTTCTGTACAACATAAGGACAAAGGAATATTAATTATGATTAATACGGGGGAAATAATACAACCAGTAAATCCTAAAATGAATAAAAAACAAAAAAAACAGATTAAAAATTTGATAATTCCTATTGTTAAAAAAGATAGTGATTATCTTATTGAACGTCTTGTCTGCAATTGTCACTAACGTTTTGGGTATTTATTTCAGTTGTGGATAAGCACAAAACGAACTATCAATTTAAAAATTAACATTACAAACACACAATAAACATTTAATTAACCCAAAAGCCACAATTGAATAAATATGCTGTTAGCAAATCGTTGTGGGTATTTAAAATAAAAAATATTATGAAAATTATTTCAAGTAAACCTAAAGGGCAAAGGATTTTTAAAAGCGTTACAATTCATTCTAAATATGAAGATGGTTCTAAAAGAAGAATGAAAAGACCATTTTGGATAGAACCAGTTGAAAATAATTTATGGTTTAATACCCAAACAGGAGAATGGGAAAAAACAGGAAATACATCTGTGTATTATTCTATGTCACACGATGGTTTTAACGATGCTTATTCATTAAAATCAGTTGTTAGATTGATAAAAAAATGGAATGTTCCAAAAGATACTAAATTTAGAGCTTCTTTGCCGTTTGTTGGATATGATTTCTTTTTAACGAAATAGTAACAATGTTTGCTAACGTTTTGGTGCTTGTAGATGCCAGCCTACACGCATAGTATATTCGGCTGGTATTTACAAACACCTGTTATAAGAAGTAGCGGTAAATTTAAATTAAAAGTTATGGTAAAAGATAAATTAGTTTTAAAAAGAATAGCGAAAAGATGGTGTCAAGCTATTTTAATTGCAAATGACATTACAGACCCAGCGGTTTTTGAACTTATAAGCGAAGATGACGCTGAATATATAGTTTCTGAAGCTAAAAAGATAGCTTTTAGAATACATAACGGAGATATAGCCACAAGTCTATTAGATATTATTGAAGAAGAATTTGATTTTGAAAACGATTAGTAGCTATTTCTTATAACGTCCTCAGGCTTTGTGTCTGTTGCGTAAAAGAAAACTAAAACATTAAATTAAACACTAAAAATTACAGATTATGAATAAACATTCAGAAAACAACAAGCCAAGCAATAGCACAAAACCTGTGTTAACCACAGTTGCTTTATCCGAACTTGAAAAAAGCAATAGAAACGGGATGAAATGGTTTAATTCTTACCAAGATATTGACAACTTTTTGTTTGATGAATTAGATAAAAAAGGATTGGAATTTGTAACTGAATTTGAAAAGCCAGAATCAAATACAATAGCGTCTATTAAACTTCTGATATGCAATTGTGGTTAACGATTGCAGATATACTTAGTTTTGAATTAAATAGTAATAATTTAAATAATAAATAAAATGATTGAAAAAGAAGAAAACTTGAATGAAACACAGAACTCAAAATTGAGTATATCTGTTGTTATGTATCGTTTTTATGAAATGATGCTGTGGTTAATATTTTTGCTTGTAAATATACCGTATACTGCTGTAATAACTATACCATATTTATTTACTGGTAAAGATTTTATAACACCACTTGCAAAAATATACGAAAAATGTCAATTTAAAAAATGATACATAACGGCGGACGCTAACCGATGTTCAGGAAAAGTAAGGACTGAAATTTCGGATTATTACAAATCTTACAGACACAAAACACACTTTAAATTTAACCTAAAGCCTGAATAGCGGTTAGCGTATGTTATCACTTCGGCTTTTTAAATACAAACAAGATGAAAAAAGAAAGAAAATGGATTATTATTGATTTAGACACTAAAAAAGCGTTATATGGTGCTAATAGAAAAACTTTACGCTTTTCAGAAAAAGAAATTGCACAAGAAGTTGGAGAACAATTATTTGAAAAGCAAGATAGATTTACAATACTAAACATCGATGATTTAGGTGTTCTACAAGCTGAGTGATAACGCCCTGTGGCTTTGTCGTCGTTGTGGCGATTTAAGACCAAACTTAACAAATAATAACTAAATTTTAAAATTATGACTGAACTTTCAAAAAATACCCAAGTACCACAATGCGACAAAACCGCTGTTATGCACAGTATTTTACTTAAATATCTTCCTTACGGGATTTATTTTAATTGTCAATATGGTAGATTGAAACTTATTGGATATAATGGAAGATTTATCTTTGAAAACGGAGATTCAGCTAAAAATATTATAGATTTAGGGTATATACCTGAGTTAAAAAATATTAATGATTTTCTAGTTCAACAACAATTAAGTAAGTTTTCAAGATATATTTTAGGAAAAAGAGAAGATTTATATTTTCATAAAATAACTTGGAAAAAGGGTAAAAATGGTTCATTGACCATAAATATACCAAACAGAGATACAGGAGGTCATGCACAAATCACTACTTTTTTAGGATATAATAAAAATATGATTGCAGAACACTATAATTGGTTTTTGGAAAATCATTATGATTTGTATGGTATTCTATAATATTGTGCATAACGCTCCTGTGGCTTTGTCTTGTTGCCGATTAAATACAAGACCAACTTTAAATTAAAAACAATGTCAGAAAGTACAAAACCAACATTAAATGAAGCCGAAAACGGCAATAAGTCAAAACCACTGTTATGTGATGTTTTGATTAACTGTAAAGAAAATACTGTTGTGGCATTCAAAGAAAAAGAAAGAAACGAATGGTTTACTGGAATTATAAGTTTTATATACCCACCACAAACAAAATATAATAATACAGAAGAATACAAATTATCAATTAGTCTAAATGTACCTATAGAACCGCAATGGTATGACGGAGAACAAACTGTTTATTATTTAGATGATATTTCTGATTTAGTCGTTTTGGAAAATATCACATAACGTTAAAGCATTGTAGTCAGTTGTGGTTAGACTTGCACAATGCTTCAAATTAAGACTAAAACTAACCAAGTAAAAACAAATTATTAATTAAGCCTTAAACCACAATTGCTACAATGCATTGTTATATGATGGCTTTTAAACATAATTATTATGACAGCAATGCAAGAATTACTTAATGAATTAGAAGAAGTTTCTAAAATAGTCGAAAATCCTTTTATTAAAACCACTGTTAATTTAATTATTGATATGGTAGAAGATAAAATTAATAAAGAAAAAGAGCAAATAAAAACTTCTTTCAACGATGGTGCTGATTGGGAACTTTACGGATATAACATAACACAAGAAGAAAGAGCTGAAAAATATTACAATGAACTTTTTAGCCACAAAGTTGAGTAAGCTATCATATAACGTTCTGTGGCTTGTTTTCAGGTGGCGATTTCAGCACCAAGCCATTACAAATATAAACTAATTATTAAATTTTACAACGGCGTTTTCGGATTATCACTAAACCGCCACTTGAAACAAACCGCTGTTGTAAAATCGGTTTTATTAAGGTTTAACTTGTCCGCCTTTGTTAAGTGTCAAGTATTAAAATTATTTTATTATGATTAAGATTATTAAGTATGCATTGTCTAAAGATTGTCCCAAAGAAACAAAGGTTATTTTTTGGACTCATTTTTCGGGATTGGTATTTTCGATTCTAACTTTTCTATTCGTTCTTCTAATTTTTTTGAATCGTTTTTAGAATCGAAATAAACGTAAACAGCGAATAGTAAAGAAATGAAAGTAATAAAGTGTGGAAGCCATTTAGTCTTTAAGAGCCATTTATTAAGTTTTAAATCTATTTTAGATTTTTCAAATTCAATTTGTTCTTTTTCTTCATCAAGTTGTATTTTTTCAAATATTGGCTTAAAACCACCTCTGTTGAGAGTTATTGAAGTGTTTGTATTTTTAATAGCAGTTTCTGCACCAATATAGCGTACTATGTTACATAAATTGTATTTTTCAAGTATTTTTAAATATCTAGCAAATTCATCTTTCGGATTGTACCATAAGTTTATTTCAGGAAACTCGCCTTGTTGTGAATCAATTATATTATTTTCAAGTAAATCTTGTAAAGAAACTTCTTTAGATAGGCTTAAGTTTAATATGAAATCTATAACTTCTATATCTGATTCTTTTATTTTCATAAAGTATTTTCTAAACTGTTTTACAACTATTGGCTAAGCGAAACTCACCTATACTAACCTTTATAAACACTAATAAGAAACCTTGACAAATGAAATATATTATAACTTATTCAAACTATTTTATTATTGAAAGAAAAACTTTTTCTTTTCGCAAAAAACAATTGTTTGATATAACGAACATACCTAAGTCAGTTGAATTAAAAGATAATAATAATTGTTTAGGATATTGGATAAATAGAAAATGGTATTCTTTGTCAAGATTAAAAGATTTAATTGTAATGCAGAAGAGAGTTGTTGATGTTTCTAACTTACAGTGGTATGAGCAGATAAAGTTAGATGAGGTTTTTTAATCTGTTTTTATTCTTTTTTGCCAAAAAAATGAATTTTTATTTGCACAATTCAAATATTATTTATATCTTTGTAAAAAATTAGAAAATATGAGTGAAGTTACAAAATTAGCAATTAAATTTGTTTCAGAAAATTGGGACAAGATTAATTTAAAATCTATAGGTTATGAAGGTGTTTCAAAAAACCAACTTGTTAAAGAAATAAAAGAAGATTATTACACAGCATGTTGGGTTTTAACGGAAGTAATGTCTTGGGGAGCTGATAAAGATTATATTGAAGAATACAGAGTTGAAAATGAAGAAGAAATTTTTGTTGTAAAAATAAATGATAAGTATTTCAAAATTAACTTTGAAACTTATTGTTTAGATGAATGTGAACCAAAATATAAAACTATAATTTATTTTTAAGATGAAAACATTTTTAACAAAATCATTAAGTCCTTTACTAACAGATGAAGAATTAGAATTTGAAGGTTGTTTTTCTACTTCTTTTATCTCTTTTGAGCGAGCGATAAGAGAAACAGAGGAGTATAATAGAATGGATAGAAAAATAAAAGGTTATAAAGTAACAGAGCAAGGGATAGTATTAATTTTAGAAGATTAAGAAATATATGAGTGAGTTAAAAGCATGGTCAATAACAAAACCACAAAAAAGGTATCAAAAGTGGAGTAAGGGTTTAACAGTCTATTTAGAAAAAGATGGACAGAAAATGAAATTAGATGAAAAAGATATTATTTTATTAATGAAGTCTTTACCATTACCTTCGGCTTATTTAGGTTTAAAAAGAGAATAAATATGACAGACAAAATTAAAGATTGGAGATTAAGGCTTATTATTTGGCTTGAAAAAAGGCGGGTAAAAGAAAGGCAAAGTGAAATACAAAACTTTAAAGAGTCAGTACTACTTGGGCTACAACAGTTAGAAACAGAAGAAAGTATTGAGGTATTTAATAAGATTAGTGAAGAATATAAACACTTAATGCTTAAAAGATTAGCAAAAGTTACTAAAGAGAAATTTGATTTGGAAGAATTTCTTGAAGGTACTTCGTCTTCCGTTTCTTAATCTTTTCGCGCAAAAATAGGTAAAATGGATAAAAATATAACATTAACAAAAGTACAATTAGATTTTTTACTTAGAGCTTGTAATTTAAGTGAAGCCGTAGTTCAATATGATTGTCCAAATGAAGAATTTAAAAGAGTATATAAAACCTCAAAAAGTAATCATATAAAAGAGATAGATAATCTTTATAGTAAACTTTTAAAAATAGAAAAATGAAAAAACTACTATTTTTGAGCTTAACTTTACTAACATTAAGTTGCTCAACAGAAGAAAGGAATTTAAACTGTTACAACTCAGAATATGGGTATGAACAGTTGAATATGGATGAAGATTTTATAGGAGTTTGGTATAGAACCGACAACCCTTCTAATATCAGCTATTGCTTTAGGTAATATGGGTGAAAGAATCTCTTTTCAGCTTACTCCTACAGAAGATTTAGAAATGTATAGAGGGAGTACTTGTAGATATATCCAAGTAGATGATGCAAATGTAATTGTTTTCAGCGGTTTCTTTTGCGAAACGCCTTAAATATTTAACTAATTTGGATATGTTAAATAGATGTTGTATATTTGCGGTATAATTATGGGGAAATATGTTTTTCTCTGTTTTTATTTTTATTGCGGAAAATTAGATTTTATCTCTCACCACTAAAATCATTAAAATAAAAAGGTTGACCCTTTGATTTAAATGTTTAAGATGTAGATGTGTGAGAGCTCTGCATCTTTTTCTGTTTTTAATCAAAGGGTTTTTTATTTTTACAACATTCGGTAATTGGTTTTCAACTCCGCACCAAAACAACTTCACAACAGCGTGGATAAAATAAGGGAGAATAATAGAAAGGAGTAAAAATAGAAAGATGAACCGCTAAACACGTTTGATTCACAAACCTCGCAATGTCTGACGTATTGACAACGAGTGACTGCATTCTCGAAAGAGTACACCGAATCAAATGACTGAAAAAGAGAGGATTGATAAACTCTCGCCTATAAAATTAGGTGCAGGAGCAGAAATGGTTTAGGTTAAGAGGTTGAGTAGATTACCTTAGCTACTATAACTCAGGTTGTATTCTCGTAGGAGGGTAATGCAGGAGTAAAAGCGAAGCTATGCAGTAAAATGAAAATTTCGCGAAAAAAGTTAAAAAAGATTTGGATAATATAAAATAAATTTGTACATTTGTAAAATAAAATAATGAGATATGTTAGAAGAAGAATTTGTACCTTATAATTTAGCAAAACAGATAAAACAATTAGGGTTTAAGCAAGAATGTTTTGGTTATTATATTGATGTAGAAGTGCCAAGCCCGTTTTTAGTAAAAAATATAATTAGCGATGACCAGGGGGGTTACTTTACATTAGCTCCAACATTCTCACAAGCTTTTAGATGGTTTAGAGAAAAATATAATTTAAGACATAGTGTATTTGAAATAGAGGATAAAAACAAAATTTCAGGTTCAATAAAAGGAACTCGTAAAAATAATTTTAAACATTATGGTTTTATTGATTTTTATGATACAGACAAAGAAGCAGAACTTGAATGTTTAAAGAAATTAATAGAATTATGCAAGAACCAATAGAAAAATACCTAAAAAGATTAGAACATTACGGGTACACAGAAGAACAGTTAGCAAATGTAAAGCAGTTTAGAGAAAACGCTGAACACATGCCTTTCGACCAATATAAATTCCTAGTAGACCAAAAACTAATTTTCCGCACAAAAAAACTGAAAAAGAAAAGAAATATCTACTTCTTTGAAGATAAACTGTGGATATTAAATCATTACTATAAAAAGTATGAATATATAGGTTGGTTTAATTCACAGGAGGAAGAGTAATAATTATAATAGTTAGAAATGAAACAATTAAAAAATTTAAATGAAAACGACTTAGTTTTCTACGATATTGAAACTTCAAGAGGAGTAGAAGAGTTACAAGAAGACACTCAATATTACGATGCGTGGAAATATAAAGCACGCTATCAAAATGAGCTAAATAAAAAAACAGGGGAAACTTTTACAATCGAAGAGTATTATTATGAAAAAGCCCCTTTATATGCTCCATTTGGAAGAGTGGTGACAATTGTTGTGGGGCGAATAAAAGATAATAAAATCTATTTAAAATCTTATGCCTCTTATGATGAAAAAGAACTGTTAGAGTGGTTTAATAAAGACCTTGAATTAGTGTATCAAAATAATCCTAATACTAAGTTAGTTGGATTTAATTCTAATGGTTTTGACAGTCCGTTTTTATTAAAAAGGTCAATTATAAATGGGGTAACTCCTGCTTCACCTTTAGATGAAGGAACAAGCAAACCATGGGAAATGAAGGCTTTAGATTTAGCTAAAATATGGCAAGGTTCGGCATTTTATCCTGATAGTTTAATTGCAGTTGCTACTGCTTTAGGTTTACCTTCTCCTAAAGATGCTTTGGACGGTTCACAGGTCTCTAATGCTTTTTATGAAAAGAGGCTTCCTGAGATTGTTACTTACTGTTTAAAAGATGTAGAGACAACTATAAGAGTGTATAGAAAATTAGCTTTCTTACCTGATTTAGAAGGGGGTTTTGAAATTATTGGTGGAGCTGTAGAGGTAGAGGAATTACCACTATTACAGAAGATTTATAAAGCTTCTAATATTGATAATAAAACTAAAGAAGATTTACATAAAAAATTGTCAAAAAAGAAAATAACAAAAAAAGAAAAAGCAATCATTGAGGATATTTTAGTTAGTCTATATATTGATAACACTATGTTCAAAAGTGATTCTGAGCCTGTAAAAGAAAGTAAAAGAAAAGAAATAAAAGAACTACTGAATGAGTATTAAACAATTATTATTACCAAGTGTATACGAAAATAGAAGTGGTAACCCCGAACTTGAACAATTTGTTGGAAGACCTAAATTAAGTTATTCTGCTTACAACAGTTTTAAAGAACCTGCTTATAAAGGGGAATTTTTTGGAGTTTATTTTTTAGGCGAGCCAAGAACAGGAACTATTTTTACAGAATACGGAAGTGCTGTTGGCGCATACCAGGAGACAGGAGAACCCCAAGAGTATTTATCAAAATCTGATAAAGATATTTTAGATACAAAGATAGGCAGACCTGAAGGAGCTATATATGAAAAAGAGTTAGTGATTGATAGGGGCAGTTATGTTATTCAATGTTTTGTTGACAGAATTGTTGAATATTCAGATGGTTTAGAAGTCATAGATTTTAAAACAGGGGATATTTCTAAAAAACGAGCTGATTATGAAAGTGAAGAGTACCAACAGACAACACTTTATTCTTATGGGTTAGAGAAGTTAGGTTATACTATAAAGTATTCAGGAGTAAAATTAGCAAACAGAAAAGGTAACACTTTAAATACAGAGGCTTTTAGTAAAAATGGAGACCCTTTATGGCTAAGATTAACAGGAGAGGTTTTAGATATACCAACACCTTATTCTAAAGAAAGAGCTGAAAAGTTTCTAAACAGCTTTGATAAAACAGCTAAAGAGATTGAAGAGTACTACAAGCTGTATTTAAAAGTATTTAATTAAAATACTTTAAATAATATTTGCATAATTAAAAATAAAGTTGTATATTTGCAAAAGAAATAAAAAACAGAAATAGAAAGACAGACAAGTAGTAAGAACAGAATTGTATAAGTAAAACGCAAACCCGTAGTTGCATATAACCGTAAGCTTTGCAACAAGGAATATTAATAAGGGGCACACTACAATACAGGATGACCTCTGTACAATTATTTTTTATTACAACGCTTCCAAGATAGTGTTAAGTTTGTTTGAGTATGATAAAGTATCCCTATGCCTTGTTAGAGGATGGATTGTTGTAAGCTAATTACTTATGCATGAAAGTACATTTATTCCAATCTTGGTGGATTTCTGTTTTATATTTTTTCGCGGAAAATAAATTAAAAACAAAATTATGAAAAACTTAGGATTATCAGTATTAGCACTTTTGTTAAGTGTATTGTTAGGGTTATTAGGAACAACAATTGTTTTATCTGTTTCTTCTTTATTTGGTTTAACTTTTTTGGCGGAATTAGGCTTTGTAAAACTTTATGGTTTGATTTCTATTTTCCAAATTGTTAACTATAAAGATAAGGATTCAGATGATGATTTAAGTGAAGACGAAAGAGTAAATAAAGCGTTTTACAGAGTATTTTTAAAAGCTTTCTTATTCTTAACTTTTTGGGGGCTTTCTTTTTTAATGTATTATATTTTAACTTAACAACAATGAAAAGATTTTTTATTAGTTTGGGTATCTTCTTAGTATGCTACTCAATAGGAACTTGGATTTCAGGAAGTTTTGTATCAGGTTGGTTATCAGCAACAGTTGCTATTGCAATTGATAGGGCTGTAAATGATTCTGAAAGTGAAAAATAGAGGTGAACTATAAACATTGACACATCGAATAGGGATGTAGGTTTGAGACTTTCCTGATTGTAAAGTCTTATTTTTACTGCCTTTTATCGCCTCGCACTCATAATGCGTAGAAAGCGTAGTTGGTTACAGGTGGGTTCGATTCCCTCAAAGGCAACTATTTTAAAATTATAATATTATGGCAAAAGAAACGATGATGGAACACTTATCAAGAGTATCCTACGAAGAAGATAAATTATGGTATCCTGAAAGATTAGAAGACTATGAAAAAGATACTATTAATAAATATGTAGACCCAAACAGAGATACTCTATGGGATAAAGAGTATGAAAATTTACATAAAGGTTTAAATGCAGATGGGTCGGAAATAAAAAAAGAAATTATGAAAATTCCAACAATAAAATCTAAATGGAGGCATACTAATGGAATCAAGTATAAAATTATTGCAATAGCAAATGAAACAAATACGGAAAAATATCCAATTACAGTAGTATATAAAGGTAAGAATGGTAAAATTTGGAGTAGATTTTTAAGTGATTGGTATAGAAGTTTTACAGAAATAAAGAGTTAGCAAGGCATAAACATTAAGGAAAACTCATCACAGGTTTATGTTAAGTTGCAGATGAGCCTACATGCTACAGGTTAAAAAGGCTAACCCACATAGTCTAGCAAGCATAATCTAACGGGTGCTGATAGGTAAGCTATCAAGCGGTCTTGTAGTTTAAGTGGCAAAACACTGTTAGTCTACAGAAGTTGTAACCTCGATTGTTACCGAGACCACAGAGCGATAGGTTCTACATACTGAGAAAAGCCCTTAAAAGCACTCATGCCTCGTATTGGTGAGTATGTTAATTGTGAGTAAAATACATAGAACTCTCCTTGTGTAGTAATTAGAACTTGTCCGCTACATATAGTAAGATAAGTGCGGTACAATCCTGACCAATGCAATAACAAGGGTATTTAAAGATTCAGAAGTTACTCGTAATCTTGTGGGTATTAAAATAGCAAGTGAAAGTAAATTACTTCTGTTTCTTTATTTTTAACGGCGAAAAACTAAAAAAAAATAATAAAAATGAAAGAAGAAACATGGTGTGCTTTTGACGATGAAGAATTGACAAAAGAATTAGCAGAAATAGGTTCAGATTTATACTAAACAAGATGAAAGTAAAATACACAATAATAGAAACCCCTCTATACGACAAAGAAGCTCCAAAAACGTTTTGGATTAGAAAAGAAACTGTAAGATTTGGTTTTATTAAATCCTCTAAAATTATTGGTGATTATAAAATTGATAATACTTATGGAGAGCTTGGAGATATGCCATTTTTTGATAAAAAGTTGGCTAAGAAAAGAATTAAAATATTAAATAAATAAGATATGAACAATAACATTTTCAAACACAAAGACAGAATAGATTTAAGTGAACACTATTACCTAGAGTCAGACCAATTTAAAGGTGTAGTTTTAGTAGAGCATTTTCCCGCCAAAAGAACTAATAAAAACGGAGAAACAGTAGACTACACAGCAGAAGAAAGGTTTTATTATCCAACAGTTTCTCAAGCATTAGAGAAGTTTACATCTTTAAAACAGATTATCTTACCTGAAGTAAGTGAGATGTTAAAAATTCAACAAGAGACTTTGAGTATTTTAAAAGAATTTAAGGAATTATATAAAAATTGGGATTAATTTTTCGCGCAAAAAAATTAGCTAAAAGAAAAACATTTCAGTTAACAAATTTGGTAATTAGAAAAACTATTACTATATTTGCAAAAGAAATTTAGAGCTGTCCGAGATAGCTAATGAGAAAGTAGCTTTGTTTAAGAAGGCTTGGCTCATACGAGGCACGAGTGCTTTACATATAAAACTATACCCTGTCGAAATTTAAAGTGGCAGGGTTTTTTGTCCTTAATAAACAACAGTAACATGAAAACAAAAACAGGAATTTAAAAACGATGAATAAAGGAAAAGAACTATTAAGTAATTTAAAATTTTATGAATCTTACTCAAAATACAGAGAAGATTTAGGGAGAAAAGAAACGTGGGAAGAATCTGTAGATAGCGTTATGGAGATGCATTATGGTAAGTTTAAACATTTACCTGAGCTTACTTCATATTTAGATTCTGCTACTCAAGCTTATAAAAACAAGCAAATTTTAGCGTCCCAAAGAAACTTACAATTTAGAGGAGATAGTATTAATAAGCATAATGTAAAGCTGTTTAATTGTAGCTCAACTTATATTGACAGACCTGAAGTGTTCAAGCAAATTATGTACATTTTATTGAACGGATGTGGTGCGGGGTACTCTGTAGAAAAAAGATTTGTTGAGAAATTACCAACTATAAAAAAAAGAAAAGAAGAAACAGTTACTTATACTATTGAGGACAGTGTAGAAGGATGGGCTTTAGCAGTTGATGCTTTAATGATGTCATTTTTTAATGGGAGTGAACAAATTAGATTTGATGGCTCTTTAATTAGACCTGAGGGAGCTTATATTTCAGGCGGTTTCAAAGCTCCTGGCTTCCAACCTCTAAGAAGGTCTTTAGAATTAATTGAGAGTTTAGTAAATAGTAGAGTTAACAGTGGTCAAGAAAAACTTTCTACTTTAGATGCACACGATATTGTTTGCCATATTGCAGATGCAGTTTTAAGTGGAGGAATTAGACGCTCAGCTTTAATTTGTTTGTTTGACAAAGACGACGATTTAATGCTAAAATGTAAAACAGGGAATTGGTTTTATGATAATGCACAAAGAGGTAGAGCAAACAACTCTATTAAACTATTAAAAACTGATTTAACAAAAGAGGAGTTTGATAATTATAAAGAGAGTATTAAACAGTTTGGTGAGCCAGGTATTGTGTTAGTTGATGACATTGATTTTTGTACAAACCCTTGTGCAGAAATTGGTTTTATCCCTGTAAACCCAAAAACAGGTAATTCATGTATTTCTTTCTGTAACTTAAATGAAATTAATGGTGGGTTATGTAATACACCTGCTAAATTTTACGAGGCTTGTAGAAACGCGTCAATTTTAGGTACATTACAAGCATCTTATACAAATATGCCGTTTTTAGGTATTGATACAGAAGAGCTTATTAACGAGGAAGCTTTAATTGGAGTTTCAATTACAGGGATTATGGATAATCCTAAAGTATTACTATCCCCTGAAGTTTTAAGAAAAGGGGCTGAAATTGTTAATCAAGTCAACGAAGAAGTTGCTAAAATTATAGGTATTAATCCTGCTGCACGTACAACAACAGTTAAGCCAAGCGGAAACGCCTCTGTAATTTTAGGAACATCATCAGGAATACACCCTGCACACTCAAGAAGATATTTTAGAATTATGCAGATGAACAAACAAACAGAAGTTGCAAAAGTATTGGCTGATACAAACTCTGTTTTGTTAGAAAACTCTGTTTGGAGTGCTTCAGGAAATGATTATGCAGTTTATTTACCAATTGAAGAAAATGAGGGGTCTTTGTTTAAAGATGATTTATCAGATATTGATTTTGTAAAAGCAGTAGAAACGGTATATCAGAATTGGGTATTAGTAGGTAATCATAAAGACAGAGGTTATTCAAATAGAGTTACACATAATGTATCTAATACAATCACTGTACAAGATTGGGAAGGACTATTTGACCATATTTTTGATAATAAAGAATTTTTCTGTGGATTATCTTTTATGCCAAGTTTAGGAGATAAAGTCTATAAACAAAGTCCTTTTACAAAAGTCTTATCATTTGAAGAAATTGTTTCTAATTATGGTACAGGAAGTTTATTTGCTTCAGGATTAATTGTAGATTCTTTACACGCATTTGATAATGATTTGTGGGATACATGTCAAGCTGTAGTTGATAGAAATTTTGAGTTATCAGGGGATAGATATAAATTACTATTAAAGAAAGATGTTGTTAGACGAATTAAAAAGTTTGCAAAAAGTTATTTTAAAAATGACTTAAATACAGCGGTCAGTTGTTTAAAAGATGTGCATTTGTTTCACAAATGGTCTATAATTACAAGAGATTATAAGAAGATTGATTTTACAGAGATTGATTTTAAACCTACTTTTGTAGCTGTAGACACTTTAGGTGCTGTTGCATGTAGCTCGGGAGGTTGTGAAATTACATTTATTTAAAGGTATGAAAGATTGGATTTTTAGTCAATATGTAAAAGAACAAAGTAAAAATAAACTGTTACCTACAGATTTCTATTGGGAGCAAGGTAATATGATTTTTACAGAATCTTATCATAAAAGAAGAGGAAGTTGTTGTAATAACAATTGTAGGCATTGTCCTTATAAAGAAGATTGATAAACAGAAGAGCTGACTTTTTAGTCGGCTTTTTTATTTCCGTTTCTAACTTTTTTCGCGCGAAATAAAAAATAAAATAGTTTTTTCTTGCACAGTAAAATATTTTTCCGTACATTTGCAAAAGAAATCATTAAAAGAGTAGTTTATGAAGAACATATTTTTAAAAGAAACAGACCAAGAAAGTGAATTATACTATAATACACACGCTAATGTTTATGGTCATAGTAAGAATGTTTTATCTATGGGAGGTTGGGTTGTAAATAAATTTATCTATATTACTAATAATGAGGAGATTAAATTTGACGATTACATAACAGATGGTTATAAAGTTTGGAAATGGAAAGATGATTGTAGTTTACTAGGACGTAAAAAAGTAGTTCTCACTAATGACCCCACTCTTATAGAAGATGGTGTTCAACAAGTTAACAGTTCTTTCTTATCTTTTTACGCCGAAAATACTCCTGATTATGTGGAGGTTATAAAGGAACTTAACGAAACAGATTATAATATATGCGTTGACTATACATATTCATATTCTTTAAATTTTTCGCCAAAAGAAAATAGAGAACAGAGTTCAAAAACAGAAGAAAATATCATAGACCAATGGTTAGAAAAGAATGGTAATCCTGAAATAGCTAAACAAGTGGAAGAAGCTTTAGGAGAGATATTTAAAGAAGAATTAGAACTTGAAGAAGTTGCTAAAAATTATTCAGAATATAATGAACAAATTAATAAAGCTGTAATAGAAGCTGTTAAATTTGGTGCTAAGTGGCAAGCTGAGAGAATGTATAGTGAGGAAGAAGTTTTAGAACAACTAAATTTATTATATTCTATGAAAAATTCTTTAGTGGATACTTTTACAGATGAAAACGATTACATTACTATGAAGTGGTTTGACAAAAATAAAAAACAATAACTATGAAAATAACACAAAAGAAATTTAGCGTCATGCAATTGACAGAGAACAGAGAGGAATACGTAGTCTTAGAGATGTTTTACATTTTAGGATTTAATTTTTCCTATATGTTTCATTATAATGATAATAAACCTTTTAAAAGTGTGTTTTTAGCCATAAAAGCAAAAGACGGTTTAAAACAAGAAGAAAAAAGAAAACAAGTAAAGAGAGATTTAACTATAGTATTAACTTTAATAGGAATATTATGTATATTAATTACAACGGCACTGAGATAGAAATTGAGTATGAAGTTAGTGGAGATTATTATCCTGCAACTTTAGAAACTCCTGCTGAATACCCTGAAGTAGAAATAACAGCAATTTATTATAAAGACGTTGATGTTTTAGAATTGTTGGAGTTTGATTTAGAACGTATTTATGAATTAGTTTACGAAAAATTTGGATATTGAAAAGTAATTTAGTATCTTTGTAAAAAATTAGAAATTATGACATTATTTAAATATGACAGCGAGAACTTAGTCTATAGGAAGACTAATAAAATATTGAAATACAGAGTTATTGTTGCTGTTCTCTTTATTTCTTTTGGCGCGACTTTAGTTTCAGCAGTTCAGTTTAAGTCTGAAATCGGCGAAAAAGAAAAAATAATAAGAGAAAAAGAAAACAGAATCAAACAAATAAACTCTCCTTTAAGAGAAGAATATTACGTAGAAGACCTTTATAAAGCTATAGGATTTAAACTAACAGAAGATGAGTTTGAAAGGTTCTCATTTTTAGCTTTAAAATATAGAAATCAAATAGAGGAAGCTAAAGTTCCTGCAACATTAGTATTTTGGGTTTTCTACAAAGAAAGTAGATTTAATGTAAAAGCTGAAAATAAATATTCCACAGCAAAAGGTCTTGGACAAATGTTAGATGGAACTTGGAATGAGATGTGTAAAATGAAAGGTTATAGTATTGACGGTAGGTTTAATGAACAAAAACAAGTAACCGTGGTTTTAGATTATCTTAATTACTTGTACGAAAGGCATGGAAATTGGAATAAAACTATGGAAGCTTATGCAGGATTTAAGTATCACTACCCTGTAAATTTTTTACTAAAATAAAATTATGAAAAAACTATTATTAATAATTGTACTACTTTTAAGTTTTACAATTCAAGCTCAAGAAACAAACTATGTAGCCTTCGTATCTACGAAGCAATGCTCCATTCAAAAATTAGAAGATACTTGCACTCCTACAGAAATGGCTAATGTAATTATCACTTGGGATAAACATAATTCTGTTGTAATTATTAATGTTAATGGATTTAATAAATATTATGAAATCACAGAGAAGTTTAAAGATGGAGACACTTATGCTTTTAAGATGAAAGATATGCAAGATTTTTTAGAAAATGTTAATTTAATTTTTGACGTTCCGAATAATGTAATTTATGTTATAGCAAAAGAAGGTATTTTAAAGTCAGTTGTGGATTTAACTAAGGAGTTTTAATATGAATAAAGCGGATATTTATTTACGCGAAACATTACTTGAAATTTTAGAAGGTGGTCAAGTAGATAAAAAACCAAGACCTAAGTGGGAAGATGGTAGTCCTGCACATTCTAAGTTTATAACACAAAAAGTTTTCCAATATGATATTTCTAAAGGAGAATTTCCTATCACAACTTTGAGACCTACAGCTTTAAAAGGTGCTTTTTATGATATTGAAGCTATTTATCTAAAACAAACAAATGTTTTAGAAGAGATGCATAAGAGTATTCATAGTTGGTGGAAAGATTTTTGTAGATATGATATGTTATTAAATGGGGGTATTTCTTTTATAGATAACTCAAGTAATCTTACGTATAAAACTATACGTATTTTAGGGAAAACTTATGGACATACTGTTAAGCGTTACAATTTAGTGAACAAACTTTTAAAAGGTTTAGAAGAAAACCCGTTTGGCAGAAGACATATTATTTCTATGTGGCAAGAACAGCAGATGATTGATGACCCTAAAGCTCTTACTCCTTGTGCTTATGAGACACTTTGGAGCGTTAGAGAATATGATAAATTTGAAGTTCATAAACGCTTTATTGATATTACATTAGTGCAACGTAGTCAGGACTTTGCAGTTACAAGCTCCATAAATTCAAGTCAATATACAATGTTAGCTATGATGGTTTGTAATCATTTAACATTTAAGACAGGAATTAAACATGAAGTTGGTAAACTTTTACATATTGTCCAAAACTGCCACGTTTATTTGCGTCACATGGATGCTGTGAATGAGTTATTAGATAAAAAACCGACAGGTAAACAACCTAAAATAGAGTTAATTTGTGAATCTAAAGATTTTTATAGTCATACAATAGAAGACTTTAATTTTAGTGGGTTGGAGGGAATTGAAAAAATTAATAGTAAATTAGAAATAGCAGTTTAATCATGAGCGATAGTGTACAAAAATTTTATTTAGATGACAGTTTCGGCGAAAAAGAGAGAAAAACAGAAGAAAAATATAGTCAAGATGTAATAAACATAAGAGAACTGTTTCGTTTATTATCTTACAATGATAAAGCTTTAGTTAAGCGTTTAATACAAGAAGAAAGTATATTTTAAGATGAAAAAGAAATTACAAAATTTAGTGGAAATTCAGGAAGCTTATATTGAGTTTTTACATAGAGAAATAGGCAAATACTCAACAACTTCTAAATATCAGATTTCAAATATTGATTATAGCTATGGTCAAGAGTTAAGAGACAAAATTGAAGGTATAAATGAAAGTTTAGAAGAATAAACTTGCACAATTCAAAAACATTCACTATATTTGCAAAACAAAATAAATAATTATGGAAATTAAAATAGAAGATTACTTAGACCAACAAGAAATAAAAGAAATTGTTCAAGATGAATTAAGAAATCAAATTAGAAAATTCTTTTCAGGTAGTGAAGAAAATACTCAAAGGTTATTAAGTAATTTAGCTTATGCGATTGTAAGAGATGAAGTAGACAAAATTGTACCTAATTATGAAGAGGAGTTAATTAATAAAGTTGCAGAACTTATTAAAAGTAAAGATTTGAGTTTTCATGTTTTCAATTATCATTATTCTACAAATGCTCCTACATCTTTTGGCGCAAAACTGATAGAACAAACGGTAAAAGAGAATCAACAGTTGATAAAAGATAAAGTAGTTAAGAGTATCCAAGAAACAGACTATTCTGAACAAGCTCTTGTAAAATTTGAAAGTTTAGCTGCTGATTTTACTTCCAATATTTATGATTTTGTTGACTTAATGCGAACTAAAAAACAGCAGGTATGATTAAATCAAGTATTGAATTAATAGCAGAAAACATAGGTTTTGACATTGCTCATTCAGATGACCACACTCAAGCAAATTTATTCAATGGTTTAGGTAAAGGATTTAAGACTTATACTAACCACGAGTTTGGAACACAATTAGCTTATGTTTCTGATAAATTGAGTAAAGATGCAGAAAAGCTTATTATAGAATTAGCTGAGATGATTAAGTGTAAGAATAATGGATAAAAAAGATGAAAAATAGTATTTTAGAAGAGTGTATTCACTTAGTCAGTTTAACAGAAAATATATATTTATTAAAAAAGTTAAAATACATTAAACAAGTTATTAAAGAAACACCAAATGACTTAGAGTTGGGTGAAAAACTTAGAAAGATATTATGATAAAATGGATAAATAAACAAAAACCTTTAACTTTAGGTTTTATCACAGGAATCAATTGCTTTGTTATTGGAATGTTATTTTCTTATTATTCAGACCTTCAATTTGATTTAGTAGCCTATTTAAAACTTGTAGGTTTCCTATCTACAATCATGTTTTTTGTTTCATGGATGATGTTTTATCAAGGCGAGAGGTCAAGCAGAATTTTCAAAGAAATTGACGAACTATATTATTCCGCTAAAAAAGTGAAAACAAAAACAGAACTAACAAAAGCTATAAAAGAATATAATAATTTAAGAGAGAAAGCAGGTAATCAAGGTCATTATTCTCAACTTAATATTGTAAAAGGTGTATTAGAAACTAAACAAGAATATTTGTAATGGAAATTAAAATTAAAAAATTATCAAAAGACGCTGTAATACCTAAATATGCAAAAGAAGGTGATGCGGGAATGGATTTAGTAGCTATAAGTAAAGAATACGATGGAGATGGTAATACAGTTTATGGTACAGGATTAGCTTTTGAAATTCCTAAAGGTTATGTAGGCTTATTATTTCCACGCTCAAGTAATGCAAAAAAAGATTTATTATTAAGTAATTCTGTTGGTGTTTTAGATAGTGGTTACAGAGGAGAGGTTATGTTTAAATATAAAAAGAGTGTAAGAGTTCCTTATTTTGGCACATTAAAATTAATATTAAGCGATTTAGGATTGATTAATACTTTAACAGTTAAAAATTGTATTGGTGAAGAATATAAAATAGGAGATAGAATTGGACAAATTTTAATTTTACCTTATCCTGAAATTAAGTTTTTAGAAGTAAATGAATTATCAGAAACAGAAAGAGGTGAAGGTGGTTATGGAAGTTCAGGTAAATAATATGAAACAAGTAAAAACACGTTGGTTATCATACAAAGAATATACAGCTTCACCAACAGGACAATTTAAAAAAGAGAATATTGAAAGTATTCTTAAAATTTTTGAAGAATCAGAAGCGACATATTGCGAAATTGAATACAATACAGTTTCATTTTATGCCGAAAAAGAAGAAACAGATGAAGAATATGAAAATCGCCTAAAAAGAGAAACAGAAACAAGAGAATTGGTAGAGAAAGTAAGGTTTGAAGAAGCTAAAAGTATTTACAATAAATTAAAAGATAAGTTTGAAACACATTAAGAATAATCTAATAGTATATTGGTATTTTCTCCTGTTTCTTTTAATTCTTTTTGTGGAAATTTGGTTAATGATAAAAATATTTGAATTATGTACGTAAATATAAACATACTAAAACATCACAACTTAAACTTACAACAAGTGGCACTTCTACAAATTTTACATCAAGCTAAAAACGAAGATGTTTCAGAATTACTAGAAAGTTATAATGGAGATTTAGATGTTTTACACCATAAAGGTTTTTTATCTGAAGTCAAAGCTAAGAATAAACAAGAAAGTGTCTACAAACGTCTAAGATTAAGTAAGAAAGGACGTGAAGTGCTTGATGCCATAGAAACTCCTGAAGTAACAGAAGATTCGTTACGTATTTTTGAGTGGATTAAGCAAATCTATATTTCCGCAGGAAAGGATTTAGGAAATCAAAAAAAGACAAAGATGTTTATTGCCCAATTTTCAGCAGAGAGTGGTATCCAACGTAACGCATTAGCATTTTTAATACAAAGCTTTATCAATGATGAATCTCAGTTTGAGTGGTCTAAAGTTTTACAATACCTTTTCTTTAAGGGTGAATCTGTATTCAATATAAAGTTTGACTTACATAGTAGTCGTTTGTACCAATATTATTTAAAGAATCAAAACTATTTCGACAACAAATTTCAAGAATTTCAATAAATGCAATTAGACAGTAGAATAAAAAGGGCAGGACAATTAGCTACAGAAGCTTTCACATACTTAAATAAGCTACAGCAGGGAGATAAGCAATTACTCCGCACAGGTGATGAGGCAATAGACTGTCATATCACAGGTTTACTACCTTCTGATTGTGTTTTGTATGCTGCTAATTCAGGTGTAGGTAAAACCAAGATGCTTTACGACACTCTTGACCAAATACTAGATGAAAAAGTAAATCCTGATGCAAAAAATATAAAAACATTAGAATTTCAGTTGGAGATGAAGTTCCTGAATAGGATTTTACGTGACACAAATAAACTTACTTCTAAGAAAAAGAGTGAAATTTTAACTAATGAGTTTACAGAAGAAGAAAAAGAAGTAGTAAAAAAATACTATGAAAGTTTACAAGATGATAGGCGATATATTTGTGAAGAGTCTGTAACAGTTAAAGAGTTTTATGAAATGACTAAAACTTTTTGTGAATTAAATAAAGACTCTTCTGCTTTAGTTATTTGTATTGACCATTGCTTATTACTTAAAAAAGATGATGCTTTTCAAGACCCTTTAGAAGCTTTAACAAGTTATATTAATCAATTAAGAAAAGAATTTAAGAATGTTTATTTTTTACTTCTTTCACAGATGAATCGTGGTAGCTTAGTAAACATTAAAGACAGAGATAATTCTATGATACCTACAACAGCTATGATTTATGGAAGTTCACATTTTGAATTTTTATGTTCTTATATTGTTGTTTTAGTTGACCCTTTTAGACTTGGAGTAAATAGCTATTTAAAGGTTAACCCCGACCGATATGAGTGGTTAAAAGATGAAATGCAAGATGAGGATAAGAACGGTAAAGTTTCGTTCAACACTTTAAGCAATATGTTTAAATTTGTACTTAAAACTCGTGAATCTGACCACCCGTATAAAAATCTTTTTATAAAGAAAATGGAACTTACAGCGGAGCAATTTGAAAAGATGAAGCAAAGTGTAGAAGTAAAAACAGATATTCCTACATTCTCAACACCTATATTCAACTCTACACCTGTGTTTGAGAAAGAAGCTCCAATAAATTTAAATGCTTTTGAACCAAGTTTTAAAGATTTACAAGGAGAAGATTCTCCATTTTAATTTAGAATGAATATAAATAAAGCCTCGGAGTAAAATTTGGGGCTTTTTTATTTTTTTATCCGCGAAAAAAGTTATATATTTGCAAAGTAAAACTAATAGATATGAGTATAACAGAAAAGTATATTGATTTTATCTTAGATAATTTCATAGGTAATAATATAAAAGTACAATTACCAAAACCTTATAAAGAAGGTGTAATGTGGGTTAAATTAGGGTTTGTTGTTTATCAGGAAGTACAGATAGAAGTTTTAGAAAAATATACAAGGTCTGTTAAACTAAAACTGTCATTTGATAAGTATGAAATTGAACAGTTAGTTTTTATTCCCGTTGAAACAGCTCCTATATCTATAAAAGAAAAGTTTCGTAAGAAGGTTGAAAATTTAGTTTATAAGGCGTTTTTTGATGACGGACGACAAGATGAAATAACTAAAATGTATGAACAAAAAGAAAGTAGAATTTTTAAAATTAAATAATATGGAATACAATAAAATTCAAGAAACATTAGAAAGTTATATACACTTTCACGAAAGAAGTGGAGAAGATTCAATTAAATGGAATGAGTATAGAAATCTTGAAGAAGTTTATAAGAATAATAGTTTAGCAAAAGATTTAAAAGCAAGAGCTGATTATTTACATAAATGGATGCATAACATTGGGAAAGATGTTTATTTCAGTAAAGAGGGTTGGAATTATGCTTTGGTAGAACCTTTTGAACAATTAGATTTTCATAATAAAAGTTTATTTGATACAACTAAAAGTATTGAGTTTACAAAAGAGGTTTTTGATAGACTTTGTTTTGACTATATTACATATCAAGTTGAAAGATTAACAGAACAACTTATTGAAAGAGAAATAACTTCTAACTCAACTTCTAAAATAACAAATCTTGTTTTTGAGTGGAATTTAGAATGTAAGCAAGAATTAATTAAAATGTTTAAAAATTTATTAGAATTATAAATTATGTTAGGAAAAGCAATAAAAATAGCAAGTACAGTGTTTGAACCTATAACAGATAGAGGAGGTCAACCTTATATTCTTCATTGTTTAAGAGTTATGAATAATCTTCATACAAATGATGAAGAGTTAAAATGTATAGCAATTTTACATGACGTACCTGAAGATGACCCAAGAGGAGCTGAAGTTGTTTTGAGAGAATTGCGTCTTTTAGGTTTTTCTGAGAGAGTTATAAAAGCACTTGATTTATTAACTCATAGAAAAGAAACTCCTTATGATGATTATATTAAAGCAATCTCTTTTAATGCAGATGCTACAAAAGTAAAATTGGCAGATTTAAAAGATAATTCTGATATAAGTCGTTTAAAAGGACTGAGTAAAAAAGACTTTGATAGAATGGAAAAATATCATAGAAGTTATGTTTATTTAAGTAAAATTTATTAGAATTATGAAAGGTAAGATTGTAAAAAAGAATAATGTTTTTTATGTAAGAGCGATTTCGGCGGGAAAAGAATTAGACGAAATAGAATTAGAATACTACCCACTATCTCTAACAGAATCTAATGTAGAATTAGTGGAAGGTAGAGAAGTTAGTTTTGAAGTTAAGACTGTAAGTTATACTGACCTTGATGGGTTGGGTCAAGAATTAATTAAATGGAGTATTGTAAATGAAGAAAAATAATTTTAACTTTATAACAACATTAATATTTTTAATAGGTATTAGTGTTTTAATATATTCTGTTTTTATTTTATTGCCGAGTTTAGGTAAGCAGTTAACAGAAGTAGAACAAGAAGAAGCTATTAAAAATTTTTATATTGCAATAGTGGGGGTAGTTTTAATGGGCGTAGGTTCAATTGAAAAAACAAGATAATATACACTATAATATAAAAAACAAATAAAATTTATATTTTAATATGGGAAAACATTTCAGTTATTCTTTTACCTGTCCTGAGATAGATAAGAATATTAGATATTTTCAATCAGAGTTGTCAAATATATTAGATGGTGCTGTAAAAGAATTAAATCCTTTATTTTATTCTTCAGTTGATTCTACACACTTCTTGAAAGATTTGGAAGACTCTATTTACTCTTCGGCGGAAACTTATTTTGAAAATGTCAGAGATTGTAACTCCACTATGAGAGATGAAGTTGAAAAAGTTGTCGAAGAAATTGTGGAAGAGCGTGACGAATATAAAAGACTTTCTGAATTTTGGGAAGACGAGGCGAGAGAGAAAGATAAACAGATAGAAGATTTAAAAGAAGAAATTGAAAACTTAAAGTATCAAATAGAAAATTTATAATGGAAAAAGTATATAAACATAAAAAGACAGGGCAAATAGCTTATTACAAAGATGGAGTCTTTAAACAAAATAATTTTGCAGTAGAAATTGGAGTAGAACCTTCAAGTGAGTTTTGGAATGAAGTTTTATTTATAACAGAAGATGGTGTAGAAATGTTTGAAGGAGGCGTTTATTATGTTCCTCAAAGAAAAGATAAAAAATATGATGGATTCATTTCTATTATAGCAGTATCTGCTATTGTATATAATAGTGAAACTAAAAGGTTTGCATCAAAACAAAAAGCATTAGATTTTATTGAGGATTTTAATAAAGAACCTGTTTTAGTTACTTATGATAAAGTAGAATTATTTGACCAAGATGTTTACTATTTTATTTGGTTGAATAAGCCTGCACATGGACAAGAAGTGAATAAGATTTATAAAGCGATTGTTAGACCTTTAGATGAAGACACTGCTTGGTCATCAGATGCTGTCTTCTTTTCTACTGAGGAATTGGCGGAAAAATATTTAAAAGAAAATAAAAAGAAATACAGTGTAAACGATATAAAAGAAATAGTAAAGAAGTTAGGCTGTTTTGGTACAACATTAATTGAATATTTAGAGAATGAGAACAGATAAAGAAATTTGGCAAGAAGATTACGTACAACCTATGTTTAAAAAGTACGAGTTAGTTCCTACTAAACTAAAATACATGTTTATTGAAAAAGATTATGTTTCTATGTATGGAAGGCAAATGGCTAACGACCAAATGAGATATATGTACAGCGATTCTGATGATTTTATTTTTGGTTTTGAAAACGCTTTATACGCATTTAGTAAAACAGTTAAAAAGAACTTAATTAAGAAATATTTTCAAGAATTAGCTTTGGATGAACATTACAAACTTATAGAATCAGGTATGTTTTGGGAATTTTTTCCAAATTTATCAGGTAAATGGTTGCAAGATAAAGAATTTTTCATTAATTTTGTCGCCGAAAGAGAAAGTAAAAAAGACTATATTGATTCAATTTATAATACAAAACCTGAATAGATTATGGAAATTAAAACACAGCAAGAAGCAGACCAAGTTAGGTGGGATATTTTAGACCTTAAAAGAAAAATGGAGGAATTAGAAAAACCGCTTAAAAAATATAATGAAGATACTTATTTAAAAAATCAAAGAGAAAGACTATTACATAAAACTTTTCATAATATGAAAGGAGCAGGATTTATTTATGTAGTTGAAGTTTCTAAGTATGAAGTAGTAGGTTTAGTTTTTCAGTTTTTTAGTGGTGATTATAATCTAACTTTAAAAGAATATGGTAAAGAACTGTCTATTAAAACATTAGTTAGTTTTAAACATGAAGACTTTATAAATCCTGGGGAATGGAAAGGTATTGGAGAATCAAGTTTTGAAAGCTTTTCTAAAGTTGCAGAGTTTTTAAAAGTTTGTTTAATTGATAATAATAAATCAGTTTAATTATGGAAACATGGATATGGATTAGTTTGTGGGTTGTACAAACGATAGTTGGGGCTGTTTTGTGGAGAAGACTTACGACAAGTCAGGATGCAAATGCTTTAAATTGTTTAATGCTTAGTGCTCTTATAATACCTAATATACTTCTGTTATTAGTACCTTTACTTGTATTCATAGATTTTTTGGCGGGCGTAAAAAACAAAACAGAAGAAAAATGAAAACATACATTATAACAGAAGGAGATGTAGAAAGACTAAGAGAACTATTCTGTGTATCAAAACTACAATCAGAAGAATTAGATGAGTGGGTGGAAACTTTAAACTACTTAGATAAAAGTAAAGCTCATACAATCATAGCTCCTCCAATTTCGCCGAAAAAAGAATAAAAATGATTTATACAGGATATGTAGATAGTGAATTAATTCCTATAAAAGTAGGGGATTATATGGCAAGTGGTAGTGAAATTTACGTAGGTTACGTAGAAGACAGTAAGTATGGATTCATACTAAGGTATGGAAATACTTTTGATGAATTACACACGGTAGCAAATGAGTATCATATAGTGAGTGAAGAATACGCTGAGTTTTTATATGATTTAAAATACGCAAGATAATGACAATATATAAACATTATAAGAAAAAAGAAGGTGATTACGTAATAGTAGATATGTGTTTGTTACAAGACCATTTTGGAGAGTGGCAGAACGCAGTGATTTACAAAGAGTTGAATAGTAATTTAAAATTTTGCCGTTTTGAGTCTGAATTTGAGGATAAATTTTCGGCGGAAAAGAAATAAAAACAGATGAAAATAAAACAAATACATTTTAATTGGAGACAAGTAGGTTCTGTACAAGATAGAGACGGAGCAGGAGAAAACTATGATAAATACGAAATAGGTGTTGGAGGAGTAATAGAAATAGAAGAGTTATTCTTTGAAGCTCTACCTAACTACACTGTGCATTTTGAAAATGGCAACTACGTTAAAATTTTTAACCCTAATTATGTTGAATATATTAATGAATAAAGGTATATTTTACAAAAGACCACAAGGAATATCTTTTAGAGATGTTATAGAGGCTAAATTATATGTTCTTTATGGAGAAGAAGATGAAGACATAATAATTGATTACCTCCACTTCAGTTTATTAAAAAAGTGGGGGTTAATTTAAAATTTTGCGGAAAAGAAATAAAAAACAGCATATATTTGGATTTATATGATAAAAGCCATATATTTGTAAAAAAAAAAAATAAAGAGAGTATGGAAGATAATAAAGGTTTAGTAAAAGTTATTGACATTGAAACTTCATCATTACTTGAAGAAATGTTAGACCACTCGTCTTTCCCATATAAGTTAAAACCTGAAGCTAAGTTACATGTCATAGTAATACGTGACGCTTACACAGACGAGTTATTTGTAGCTGAGGGAGATAAGATTACTAAAGAGTGGATGAAAGAGTCTCTAAATGGCTGTAAATACCTTGTACAGCATAACGGAGTGAAGTTCGATTTAATAACGCTTAAATTATTTGGTGTTTTAGATTACTCTGTAGGTTATTTAGATGAACCTGATACTTTATTTGGTGAAGAAGTTAAAATAATTGATACTCTTATTTTATCTCGTTTATTTAATCCTGACCGTTTCGGGGGGCATTCTTTATCTGAGTGGGGTCAAAGAACGGGATGCGCAAAAATGGATTTCAGAGGTGAACTTATTAAGAGAGGTATTATTCCAAAAGATTCCCCTAAAGGTTTTGAGTTTAAAAACTACACACCACTAATGACAGAATACTGTATTTTGGACACAGAAGTTGGTAAGAGAACGTTCTTTGCTTTAATGAGAGAAAAATCAGAATATAATGGTTGGGATAAGGCTATAAAAATGGAGCATAAATTAGCTGACCTTGCAATTAGAAGAGAATCATTAGGGTTTTGGTTTGATAAAGATTTAGCTATTAAATGTGTTGAGGATTTAACTCAGAAAATGGACGAACTTAGAAATAAAGTAAATCCTATTCTACCTCCTAAGCCGATGACTAAAACGGAGTTAAGTAATTTCACACCGCCAACCACACAATTTTTAAAAAGTGGGAAACCTTCTACGCATATTATTAAGTTTGCTGAAAGAATCGGCGGAAAAATAGTAGAAAATGAAGAAGAAAAATACTTTATAGAATTTGAAGGTAATCATTATGAACTTCCGTTCAACTTACCATTAAAAACTCACGTAGAAGCTGATATTGCAAATCTTGACCATGTTAAGATGACATTAACAGATGTATATGGTTGGATTCCACAAGAATGGGCGGAAAGAGATTTCACAAAAGATAGTAAAAAACAAAGTCTCTCATACAAAAAAAGAGTCATAGCTTTTGAAAGGTGGTTAAAAGAAACCGAAGAAGGCAAATATAAAAAACTGAGATTACAGATAGGGTTTGAAAATTTTAAAGTTAAATCTGTAGAAGCTTTTAAAGAAAAAGTACTAAAAAGATTACACGAAGATTTTCCTGTAAGACTTCCTACAAGTCCAAAAGTACGTGTTGGTGTTGAGAAAGAACTTTGTCCAAACCTAGTAAAGTTAGGGGAGCAGGTTTCTTTTGCTAATGACTTTGCATTGTATTTAACTTATAAACATAGAAAATCCTCTATTGCGGGTGGTGAAATCGAAGACATGGATTTTGATGAAGAAATTCCAAATTCAGGATTTCTTTCAATGTATAGAGAAGAAGATGGAAGAGTACCTACTCCTGCTATTGAAATTGGGGCAAACACGTCGAGATATAGACATATTGGAGTCTGCAACATAGCAAGACCAACATCTGTGTATGGTAAAGAACTTAGAAGCCTTTTTGGGTGTGGAGAAAATGCTGTTTTTTATGGATTCGATTATGCTAGTATTGAGGCAAGAATTATGGCACACTATGTATTTAACTATACGGACGGAGAAGAGTTAGGTAAAACTTTTGTAGCAGAAAAACCAAACGATTTACACACTAAAATGGCAGAGGTTATGGGTGTACCTCGCTCGGAAGCAAAAAGTATCAACTATGGGATTATTTACGGTGCGTCTTGGAAGAAAATTCAAAAAATGACAGGAAAAAGTGACGAAGAGTCTAAAAGAATTGTAGATGGGTTTTGGAACACTGCTGTAGCTTTAAGAGAATTTAAAGATAAAGCCTTGAAATATTGGGAATCCACAGATAAGAAGTTTGTACCTGCAATAGATGGAAGAAAAGTGAATGTTCGTTCTCCTCACAGTATTTTGAATGCCTTGTTCCAATCTGCTGCCGTAATCTATGCAAAATATATAGCTGTGATGTTGATGGAAAGATTAGAAAAAGAACATAAACTAAACATAGACCCTTTCATAGCTAAACCTGATGTATGTAGCATGATAGAATACCACGACGAGGAGGACTTATATGCAGACCCAAAACTTTTTAAATTTGAGGTATTCGAGACTAAAGAAAAAGCGGAAGATTTTGTAAATAATTGGCAAGGAGAACAACTAAGTGCGATAGGGCATAGCAGTAAAGGTTACTATATATGTCTGCCAAATGTAATATCAAAAGCGACAACTGAAAGCATGAGATTATTAGAGAGCAACTTAAAAATTAATGTACCGATGGGTTTTGAATATATGTTAGGTAGAACATGGTATGATTGCCACTAAAATAACAAATAATTTAACTAATTTGGATATTTAAAATTAATGTTGTATTTATAACTATATTATTTATAATCATTATAAATTAGACAAGAAGATTAAGTTTTTCTTGTCTTTTTGTTTTTTATTCCGTATCTTTGCTTTCTAATTTTTTAAACGGCGAAATTTATGATAGACAATTTAGAAAAAGTATTACCATTTTTACAATTTGATTCAGAAGATGATTTCTATTATCTTCAAATCCTTCAAAGAAAGAAGGAGAATCCTGAACTTGGTAGTAATTCAAGAGTAATTAAGAACTACTATATTCGTTCACAACAACATTTATTAGATAGATATGAGGAAATAAAAACTCTTTGTAACGTATTTAATGCTCGTGCTTCTATTAGATTAAATAAACGTTCTTTTGAGAAAGTTGGTTTTAAATCTCTTGAAAATGTGGCAAACACAATGCAGAATAGGGAATATAAACACCTAATGAAATCTTATGACAGAGCTTGCGGACTTTTAAATAATGAAAAAGTAAAAAGATGGATTGTAGATATAGACAAGGATGAAGTTATTTGGTTAGAGCAGATTATAAATTCTATTCAACCTTGTGAACCTTCAGGTGATAAAATATTAACTCAAATTCCAAGTAAATCAGGAATCCATTTGATTACATCTCCTTTTAATATTCAACAATTTAAAGATAATTTTGCTGATGAGTTGAGAGTCTATGGTATGAGTTATATTGATTTAGAAATTCATAAAGATAATCCAACTAATCTTTATCTTATTTAGATTGATTTTAAATTAGAGGGGATATTTGTTTATTCTCTTTTCTCTTTTTATCTTTGTTGCGTAAAATTAAATAATATGAAAAATCTTTGGATAAAATACGAATTTGGTAAAACACATCCTCCAAGAGCAGGAAGGTATTTGGTTTACAGACAAAAGTGTAATAAATGGCATCAAGAAGTGTGGAATGGCACGAGTTGGGCTAGTAATAATAATGATATAACACATTATATAGATGTTGTCACTCCTTAACTACTTTAAACTAACTCCTAATCAAAAGATTAAATTAGGATATATTAGTTGGGATGATAATTTTAGGATTAGACATGGAGAGTGTTCTTTTTTAGAGAAATATTTTCTTCTGTTTTTATCTTTTTTGCGGTTTTTATTCTCTTGTCCTATTTCTTTTAACGGCGGAGTAAAAAAGATAAAAGAACTGAAATTAAATATGTCACAATTAAATTCAGATAAATATTATAAAATAAAAGACAAATTATGAGAAGATTAGTAAGAATAAATGATAGTGTTATAGAAGGTTCTGATATGCTATTACTAACAGAAATTCTACCACAACTTAAAAACTCTTTCACGCAAAGAAAAGAATTTTTTGAATACTATTTTCAAGAAACTTGGGTGGATTTGACTTTAGAAAGTTTAGAAGAGTTATCAAAAGGTTTTTATGTTTTACTTAGTGAATTTGAAATACTTATACAATTATGAAAGAATTAGAAAATAAAATTAGAGAAGCTTTACCAAGGTTAAAAGAGTTAACTGACGGTGCTATTATTTACAAACCTCATTTTAATGTATTTTCACAGAAATATGAAAAAGATGAATTTGATGAAACTGAGTATAGATTTGGAAAATTTTTCCAAGATAATGTGGAACAAAGATATTTTAAGTTAGATAGTGATTGGAGTATTGGTCATCCAATTAAACTTAATGATGTTTTAGAGTATATCAATTTAAATAATAAGTATCAAGATATTAGTTTTAATTGTGGTGGTGTTTTTATTCAAATTGATAGATATTCGGACAACGGTATAAAAACTTACAATTGGAATTTATCTTCTGTTTTTCTTGCCGACCAAAGTGAAGAGTTGAAAGAATTTTTAAATAGTTTGTAATTTAGAATCAATATAAATAACGATAAATATTTGGTAGAACAAATTTTTTGTTATATCTTTGTCGAATAAAATTAAAATAATTATGAAAAAAGATATTGATTGGATTAAATACATTTTATGGACTATAATTTGTATTTGTTTTGGAGCTTTGATAGGAATGTTTATTACAAAACTAATTTATGGCTTATAACACACCAAATAAAATCTTCCTAAATATAGGAACAGATGAAGAAGATTTAGACTTTAATACTTTGTCTGAGGTTACTTGGAGTAAGGATAGAGTTTTTGATAGTGATTTAGAATTTATTTCTTCAGTTTTTATTTTACGGCGAATTGAAGAATTAGAAAAAGAATTTGATAATACAGATTCAATTTATAGTGCAACGGGATTAATAGCAAGAATTAACGAACTTAAAAACTTATTAAAAAATGGAAATTAGTGTTGTATTTAAAGGTATTCCTATTAGAGTAGTAGGAGAATATGAAGCAGGTGAAGAAGCTGTTATGTATTATAATGATATGTCAGGGTATCCAGGAAGCCCTTCATCGTTTAATGTAGATGAGGTTTATGTAGAAGATTCAGAGATTGATATTTTTGAATTTTTTTCTCCCGACGATTTAGAGGTTATATTAGAAAAAGTTATTGAACAAATAGAAGATTAAATTATGAAACATTTTATAAATATCTTAGTCATACTAATATTAGTAGGCTTTACTATCGGAGTTACATTTTTACAAGTGAATTATGGAGAAGCTTGGTTTACTGGCTTTATACCACTTATAATAATGATGTTTGCATGGGCAATTAAATTAGACAATGATTATAAGAACTAAAAATATGATAACAAAAGAACAAATATTAGATTTATTATAATATGGAAGAAAATTATTGGGAATTAGAAAAAGGTTTTTGGTATTATTATGATGCTAATTGGACAGTTAGGTATAAATTAGATTTTGAAGGTAAGTCTGTTATTGAACAATATAGGATGATGGGTGATTGGGAAGATGGTAATTCTGTTTCTTTTATTCTTTTTCCGCCAACTTTAGAAGAAGCTAAATTAGCTGTTGAAGACGAGTTAATAAATAAAGAAAGAGAAGAGCAAGAGTTCTATAAAAAAATGTGGGCAGAAGTTGCCGAAGAAGAGAATAGACGGCTCAAAGAAAGAGACTCTTGGAAAGAAAAACTAAAAGGCTTGATTAAAGTCAAAAAGTTTTGGAGAGAAATGGAAGAAGATTATGATTCTTGGGGGATTGAAGATATTGTTGAAATAGAACTGACAGGTAAGAGTAAAGAGGGTTATCCTAAATCTATTTGCGCAAAAATAAAAGGAGAAGGTAACACTTACACAGATTATAGAGGTAAGGGAGTTTTTAATTGGCAAACAGTTGGTATGATGGGAGATGATTATTCAGGATACTCATTATATCCTTTAAAAGATGGAAAATACTTAAAAATCAGCTATTCCTGTTAAAAAATAAATTATGAAAACATTAGAAGAATTAAGTTACTCCACATTTTATGAGATGGAGAATTATAGTCAGTTAGTTATTGACTTAGTAGAAGAAGTAGAAGATTTAATTAGTTTTAATTCTGATTTATCTTTTTTTGGCGCGAAAAAATATGAAATAGAAACTATTTTAGAAGTAATCGACAAAACAAGAACAGCAGATATTGAAGCTTTAAAATTATTAATTAAAATTTTAGATGATGAACTTACAAAATAAAAAACTAACAGCAGAACAATTACAAAACTTATCTTATGGAGATACAGTTTATAAGTTTCAAGGTGTGCATTATAGAAAACTAAGATTTGTTGGTAAAATGCCAGGAAATGAAGCTTATTTAATTTTTTGTGAAGGCGAGCATTTAGAACATTTGTATATCCACACAGATAAAACTTTCAATGTACAAGGTGTTTTTAGAGGAGATTTTTACTCAGGTGATTTAACATCAGAAGATATTGGAAAACTAACTATTGATTATATAGATGCTAAAATTGAAGATTTAAAAAGAGATAAAAAACACACAGAAGAAATTTACTTTAGAGATGCAAAATAAAATATTAGAATTTTTAAAAAATAGATGGTTGTTTATTTTAGTAGCTGTACTAATTACAATCATTTTTATTCAGAGTTGTGAGAAAAGTCAAATAAAAAATGAGCTTGAAACTTTTCGCGAAAAAGATAAAAAAACAGAAGAAGAAATTAAAAACCTGGAAAAATTTAAAACAGTTCTCTTAAAACAAAGAGATAGTTTACAAACAAAAATAGATGGTTTAAAAGTAGAATCAAATAATAATAAAGTAAAAAGAGATGAAAAAATTGATAGCCTTAATAACTTTACTGCTGATGAGCACGCAAAGTTTTTCTCAGAATGGTCTAACGCCTTATCCAAAACAAATAAGTGACAATGAATTTGTAATTGACTTATCTTTAATTAAGAAATTAAATTATTTTAAAGTTGATTGTGATTATTTTAAAAATGAATTGGAAATACAGAGAAAAATTGTATTTCATTTAGAACAAAAATCTGTAGTTCAAGATACTATTATTTCTACTCAAGAAAATCAACTCTTACTGTACAAAGATTTAGTTCAATCAAAAGAACAACAGATAGAGATTTACGCCGAAGAAGTTAAGAAACAGAAACGTAAAAACTTTGGAAATAAGTTGTTATTATATGGTAGTTTATTATTAAGTGGATATTTAATTATTAAGTAATGGACGGAGCAAAATGTGAAGGAAGAGGTTGTCCACTAAAAGAAACTTGTTATAGATTTACAGCAAAAGCTAATGAATTTAGACAATCTTATTTTACTGAAACCCCTTATAATAAAGAAAAAGAAACTTGTGAATATTTATGGATACGACAATAAGAAACAATTTTGAACAAGAAATGATTGACAAGGGGTATAAAATATTCAAGTCTTCATTTAACAACTCTTTGAGAGGATTTCAAAAAAAGTTTACAGATAAAAAGGGTGTAAAGTATTTTATTACTATTTGGCACTATAATCATTCTGAGCAGTTAGGTTTAGAAAATCTACCGAAAGGTGATTCTTACACTGCTGACACTCAGTTTAGGTTTGATAATGAAGGTAAAGATAATACGTGCAATATTGAATATTGGGGAGATGTACTTCCTAATGAGTGGAGACCTGTAACAACATTAAAAGATATTGAAGATTTCTTTGAAACTTTTTGGAAGAAAATGAAACCTGATTATTATGAGAGCTACTAAAAAAGAAGAGCAACTTATGATGGACATCTACAGAAGAATTTATTCCGAAATAGGTGTCGATTTAGATGAGCTTATTGAAAAAGGTGTCACAAAACGTGATGGGTGGTTTTATAATTATTATATGCCACAAGAAAGACAAGATGAAATAATTGAAGAAATGTTAAAAGGTAAAAGGCTAACTAAGTTAAAGAAAAATGCTATCCGTGTTAGTCTTTATTTGGGTAGTTTACCTTCAAGTGTTAGTAAAAATGTGTAAAATAACAATCAAAAATGAAAATTAATAACAACGAGGAATTTGAAAAGTTCTATCCTTACGATAAGAAATATATTAAAGAGTATCCTAAAAAGTACCCTTGTTATGCTTATTGGGAGTATGAAGACGCAGGTTTAATGGGTGATTATAGACAAGTTTATATAACATACCCTCCTGATAATGTCGATTTAAAAAGTTTTGAATTAGGTTTATACGCAAAGTATGAGGAATTTTTATAAAATATTGCCGTTTTTTATTGTTGAATTTTTGGCTAAAAAATTTTGTGAGAAAGTAGATAATAAATATATAGCTTTTGATAATATTTATATTTTAGATAAAGATGAGTAATTATGTAGAATTAGCAAAACAATATAGCAAAGCAGGTTACTCCGTTATTCCTGTTACAAGCGAAAAGATTCCTGCAATTAGAGATTGGAGTCAATTTCAAACTCGTCCTATGACAGAAAAAGAATGTGAGCAGTATTTTATTAATTGTTGGGGTATTGCTTTACTAATGGGTGGAAATAAAAAGACAACAGCAATTGACTTCGATTTGAAATATGATTTAAGTGGAGATTTATTTGATAGGTATAAAAAAGCATTACCTGAAGAACTTCTCAGAAAAATGTTTGTACAAACTACTAAGAATAAAGGCTACCATTTCATATTTTCTTCTGATGTTGTAGAACCTAATCAAAAGTTAGCTTCAAGATATACTACAGAGTACGAAAAACATTCAACCTATATGGAAGCATTCAACGATGCTAAAACTCGCTCAAAAGCTTTAAAAATAGCATCTAATGATAAGGTTAGAGTATTACTTGAGACTCGTGGTGGCTCTACTACTGTTTCAGGAGGGTATGTTGTTATGTCACCTAGCCCAGGATATGAATTTGTTTATGGAAAAATAAACCATATTTCTATTGAGGAGTATAACTTAATCTTAGAAACAGCTCGTTCATTTAATGATGTAATAGAGGAAAGAAAGGATGTAAGACTAGAGAAGTATAAAGAGTGGAAATTAAGCCCTTTTGAAGATTATAACGAGAGAGGGGATGTCATCTCTTTACTTTTAGATAGTGGTTGGGAAGAATGTAAAGGTAGTAGAGGAAAATCTATTCGTTTAAAAAGAGCAGGTAATCCTAAATCAGGTAGTAGTGCTTTATTTGATACAGACACAAGGGTTTTTAATTGTTTTTCAACAAGCACAAGTTTTGATGTAGGTAGGGGATATTCTCCGACTGATGTTTTTGTGGAGCTAGAATGCGAGGGTGACTTATCTTTAGCTTTTAGAAAATTAATAACTGAAGGGTATGGAGAAGAATAACAACCAATTTAACTAATTTGCATATATCAAAATAATACTTTATATTTGTGGCTTAAACTTGAATTCGGACGCAAGTTGTACAAAATATTAGCCTCAAAAAGAGTAACTGTATTCGTCCGAACCTGATACAGTGAAATTTGCGAGGCATTATTATTTTATAGATATATGGAAAATGAAGAAATTACAAGGATATGTAGTGCCTGCGGTATTGAAAAAGAATTAAATGAATTCACAAAAAAGAGTACAGCAAAAAACGGCAGGGAGACCAAATGTAAAGTTTGTTGTAAAGAAAGGATTAGCTCAAGGCATATAGAAAGTATCAGATACAACACTCCTAAGTTTTGTAAATGTTGCGGACTAATGAAAACAGAAGCAGATTTTTCAATATCTACAAGAAGTAAATCAGGATATAAATCAAGGTGTAAAGAGTGTATAAAAAATAAAACAGAACCTGTAGGTAAAGAAATACTGACAGGCAGTAAAGTTTGCAAAGTTTGTAAAATAGAAAAAGACTTTTCAGACTTTACAAATATGAGTTGTAAAAAAGACGGGAAGAATCCTAAGTGTAAAAAATGTGTAAAAGATAGAGTTTTTGAAGAAATTATTGTGGTTTTAGATGGGCATAAGATATGCTCTAAGTGTAAGATAGAAAAACCTTTCAATGACTATGGAAAGAACAAGGATAAACCTTTAAGTAGATGTAAAAAATGTTTACGAGAAGATTATTATACATCTCAAAATAAAGATGTCCCTGATTTAGAAGAAAGACCTATTGTTGAAGATGGTTTTAAATATTGTACTCGTTGCAAAAAAGTTAAAGAAACTAGTTTTTTTGGTAAAGTTAAGAGAAGTAAGGATAAATTATCATATTGGTGTAAATCATGTGCTTGTGAAGAAGCTAAAAGACGCAACCCTCCTAAAAACATACCTCCTCTAACAAGAGAGGAAAGGTTACATAGGAGAAAAATGTTAAGAAAAGAGAAGTATTTAAATGACCCCTTATTTAGACTTGAAACAAATTTAAGAAGTAGAATAAATGATGCTTATAGATATAGTAGTTGGAGAAAAGGAGGTAAAACGGAGAAATTATTAGGTACTACGTTTGAAAACGCAATGTATTATATAGAGAAACAATTTATAAAAGGTATGTCTTGGGAAAACCAAGGTTCGTGTAAAAAACAAGATTGTAATAAAGCTTGGCATTTAGACCATATAATACCTTATTCATGGGCTAAAAATGAAGAAGACATGTACTTAATTTCTCATAACAGCAACTTACAACCGATGTTGGATACAGAAAACATAAGTAAAAATGCTAAAGTTTATCCGTGTACAAATTTAGAATTAATGGTAACATTTTGGGAAGATAGGTGGGAGTATGTTGAGAAAAAGAATTCAGAGTAGAAAAACTTGTTCAAAAGTTTGCACAATTAAAAGATAATCAGTATATTTGCAAACGAATAATAAAAATCGAAGAACTATGAGCAAGCAAGAGTGGAAAGAATACATAACAAACTATATAAGTAATGATAAGTATAATAGAGCTATATCTTGGCATGTAAGATTGGATTTAGAAGATAAATTTAGCTATAATACTGCAAAGATAAACTATGAATTAGATAAGCTTGTGAAAGATGGGTATTTAAATAAAGAGACTACTAAATATTGCACAATTTATACTTTAAAAAATGAATAAACTTAAAGAACAACTTAGACTTAGAATGTTAGGTCAGTTGAGTGACGAGAGAACAAAAGAAGATATTGATAATGCTTATAGTGTAGCTGTTGATTTTGCTGTTTCTTTTTCAGTTTTTTGTGCCGAAAATACTTTAAATTATAGAGAAGGAATTTGGCGGGAAAAAACATTAAAACCTAGATTTAAAACAACAGAAGAATTACTAGATAAATTTTTAGAAGGGTATGGAACATAAATTTAGTTTATTTAAATTAGAAAAGTTTATTGATGATAATTTATCAACAACTTGTTTTGAACATGTAGGTACATTTGAGACTATTGAAGAAGCTTATGATAATAGCGTACACATTTTAGAAGAAACTATAATTTTACCAAGTTATTAATTATGGAAAGTAGAAAACTTAATAAATATGAAGATGCTGTAGCTTATTGGCACAGATTAGACTATGATGATGTAGATTTATATTCTGTAACAACAGTTGATGCTTACAGAACACCTACAGCTAAGATTGTAACAAAAGAAGAGTTAGATAAATTTTTAAATGATTGGTAATGGAAAATAGAAAACCAAAAGATACAGAGGATATTTTAGAATTTATAAAGTCTAAGTGGAAATTATCTCTACAAGAGTATGATGTATTAGAATCTGTTCTTGACTTTTTTCAGGCGGGGGATAAAAAAGAAATAGATAAAATAGAACATTTAGTCAATGATGAAACAGAAAAACTATTAAGTTTACTATCTTCTTATGAAATTGAAAATTATGCTACTGAAGAATTTAATTTAGTTTCAGCTACAGATGAAGGAGATTTAGTAGATGCTCTATATGATTTAAACTACGACTTTTCAGAAAAATTATCTTTGGAAGAACATATTGAAATTGTTGAAGACCACGGATACCAAGTTTTAGAAGTTAAAGACAGTTATAAAGATATTGTCTCTCAAGCTATGGTTCATCAGTGGATGGAATTGTTTGAGAATATGACAATGCAACAAAGAGATTTATATATTAACCAAATTAGAGGAACAAGATGATACCAACAGCAGAAGAATTTTGTAATGACATAAGATATGTTACATACTCATTAGATGAAAAGTTAATCACGTTTGCTAAAATGCACGTAGAAGAAGCTTTAAAACAAGCGAGTGAAAAAGCAACAACAGACGGATATGGAGACGGTTATGCAGGAATAGATGAAGAATCTATTTTAACCGCTTATCCATTAGAAAATATAAAGTAATATGAAACTAAAATTAGGATATAAATTTGAATGGATGAAAGTGTATTTTTCTCCGTTTAAATCCTTTTTACCGAAATTTTATATTGGTAGAACAGCTATTGGTGTTCCTTTTTTCCTACCACGTAACATGAAGCTTAATAAAGAAACGAGATATTATGAATTTAGTGAAAAGAAACTAGGTTTTAGTTTTTGTGGAATGGGTTGGAAGACTAAATATGATGACTTTAGACACGAGTATAATCCTGTATGGAGTTTTGTAGTTTTTGGCTATCAAATTGCTTTAATTTTTGTACCTAAACATGATATACACTATTGGGAATGTTGGCTCGCGTATGAATATGATACAGATAAGTTAAAATCGCGGAAAGAAAGATTAAAAGAAGCTATTGAAAAACATCCTTGCACTTGGACATCTCATTACAACGGAGAAAAAACAACAACAGATTATTGGGATGTAGTAATAAAAGAAAAGTATATTAACTAAATAAGTAATAAATGCAGAAAACAACATTTAAAGATTTAACACCTGAAAATATAGAATACATAAAACATGTATACTATCAGGAAATGTTACATGTGGAAAAAATGGAAATCTTATCTAAAAAATTTAATGTTGCTGAGAGAACTATTAGAGGTTGGTGGCAAAAATTAGATTTAAACAGATTAGCAACAAACCTTTCACCTCAATTACAAAAGGCTCAAGATAGAACTTTGAATAAAAATACAAAAGTTCTTTTAGTTACAACAGCTCAAAATAAGACAGCAGTAAATAAAGATTTCTTAAACAACTTAGTAGCTTACAAAGATTATATTACTAATCAATTAGGTAAAGAAACAGAGATTGTAGTGATACCTTCTAAATACAGAAATCCAACAAATAACATAGAAGATGAAAAAAACAAAGCTTCTGATTGGTGGGAAACAGAATTAGATGAGTATTTATTTTATGGAAAAGTTAATTTAGGAAATACCTTAATTAGTTGTGACTCTCACATCTCCCCTACTGCAAAAAATCCTACAGAAGGATATGAAATATTAGCTGAGAATGGGCACGTTGTTTTAGGACATAGTAAAAATCATTTTAGAACTTTACCTCGTTTCAGAGGAGATAGTTTAAAAACTATTTGTACAACAGGTTACATAACAACTAAAAATTATTCTAGGTCTAAAGCGGGAGAAACAGGAGCATTATTACACTCTTATGGCTTTGTTGTAGTTGAATTAAAAGATAAAGATACTTGTTATATTCCTAGAAATGTAAAGGTTAAATCAGATGGAAGTTTTTGTGATTTGATTTACTCTGTGGATAAAAAAGAAGTTTCTATTATTAATTCCTCTTTAGGTTTTGTTTGGGGCGATATTCATGCACGAGAAATCAATAGAGATTTTCTAAACGTATCTAAAGAATTGGTTGCAAAATTAAATCCTCAGAAAAGTGTTTTACACGATATTTTTGATGGAAGTACTATCAATGTTCACGAAGCTAAAGATATGTTCTTAAAACGTCTTAAAATAACACAAGGTAAACATTTATTAGAAGATGAAATAAATGAATGCTTAGATTTAATAGACGAAATTAAAGGTTGTTGTGGTGAAGTTTATATTTCAGAGTCAAATCACGATTTATTTTTACAAAGACATATTGACAATGAAAATTGGAAAAAAGATTTACATAATTCTCCTGCGTATTTAAAGTATGCTTATATACAACAGACAGTCGATTTACGTGAACATGGGAATATTTTAGGGTATTTAATTTGGGAACGTTTTGGAGATTCTGTTAAGTATATGAAAATGGGTGAATCTATGTATATAGCTGATTATCAGTGTTCTGCACACGGAGATTTTTCGAGCAATGGGGCGAAGGGTGGTACAAAAAGTTTTAGTAGGTTGAATTTAAAGCTAATTCACGCACATACTCATTCTCCAATGTTACATAATAATGTCACCTGTGTGGGGACTACATGTAACATAAATCAGTGGTACAATAGAAAGGGTTTAAGTAGTTGGGCTTATGCACATTCAGTAATTCATAATAATGGTAAGAATCAACTTTTAGTCTTTGATGATGATTACACTTTATCAGGACTAATTTAGACTAAATATAAATAAAGCTCAGGAGATTAATTTTTCTTGAGCTTTGTTTGTTTTATTGGATTTGTTTTTGTATCTTTGCTTGAGAAATAGAAAATCTGTTTCTTTTAACTTTTTACGCGAAAATTAAAATTATGGAAAAAATTGAAAATTTATTAAAACAAGGAGTTAAGATTTATTATATTGAAAATCTTAATATTCAATGGATGAGCTACTTGTGTGTACATCCAAAAAACGAAAATTACTTTATCTTTATAAATAAAAATGAAGACCCTATCAGAATTTATAGAAAAACTTTAGAAGACATTTTCAAATCAGGAGTAACTGAAGATTATAATACAGCTAAAGTGATGCTTATAAACAAATTAAATGATAAGATTGAATTTTGGACAGATAGAACTGATTAATTATCATTTATATCACTCTTGTGAGGTTTAACCTGACAATTTAACTATGAAATATAAATATTATGATTGATTTTGAAAAATTTAAAAACTATTTAGACTCAGAAGAGGGTCAAAAAGCTATGGATGAAATGGCTGAAAAGTGGGCAAAAGAAGATGACTTCAATAAGAGATGGAAGAACAGAGTTAAGAACTTTCTAAAAGATAAAACAGATGAAAGTTTAGAGGAGTTATTTCATAAATTTGAAAAACACGCCGAAAAAAGAAGAGATATTCTTTGGAAGCAACATTATGATGGAGAAACTTCTTTGTATAACCCTCTATTTAGAGCTATGAAAAAGTTGGGTAAAAAATCTAAAAATAAAAGATATAATATGTTCACAACAGGAATGTATACTTGGAAAGGTTATCAAATAGAGTCTTATTGCGGACAAGGTTGTTTTCACTCACTAAGTAAAGTGTAAATTAACCTTCGGCAGTAAATAAAGAAAATTACCAAAACTTAAAAATAGGAATACATGGAAAGAGAAAAATTAAAAGATTTTGCAATTTGGATGATGAATCAAAGAGCCATTGATATAGAATTTTATGGCGTTAATTGTGTTGATAAATTAGTTGAATATTATTTAGAAGAGAAATATGAAAAACACTAAATTCACAGAAAAACAATATAAAGAGTTTATACTTAAAGAACAACCTTTTATGTTAAGGATATTACATAGAATAAAGGTTTTAAAATTTGAAATTATTGATAAGAAAGCTTGGAACAATAATAATGATTATAACTATAATATTAAGTTAGTTAAGTTTAATCCTTTTAGTTATTTTGTTTTGCTGTTTCTTATTCCTTTAGCCTTTTTTATCGGCGGATTTAATAAAAATACATATAGAGACATTAAAAAAGAACTTAAAAGAATGTGGTAATTATAAAAATAAATAAATTATGAACGAATACGATGTTAAAAGATTAGCTTTAGTACTTGCTGTACAGGCTGAAATAGAAGGTGGAAAAGCTGAAAACAAACACTTTGAATTAATAGGTGGAGATATTCCATATAGAGAAGACGATTTTAATAAAAAAGCAGAAGAATTAAGAGAGTTAGCTTATAAACATAATGAACAATTATAGACTATGAAAGTATTAGGAGTAGAATTAGGCGGAGGTGTTGATACATCAGCCTATGATTTTAGAGATGAGTTAATAACGGAATTAGAAAAGTGTATTAAAGAACCTTTTGCTATGAACTCTTTTTCTGAGAGTAGGCAATATGGTGAGCAGAAATGTTTGAAAGATATAATTGAGTATTTAAAGGAAGTGATTTAGTATATGGAAAATGAACTAATAATTGGTTGTAACTACCACACTACTTGGCAATCACATCCAGCAATGAGGTTTGTATTGATAGAAGTAAAAGGAGATAAAGCAAGATTGAAAACGAGAGCTTCTAAAAAAGATTTTTGGACTGATGTTAAAGATTTAATATTTATTAATACAGATTATAATAAAAATAAAGGTAAAAGGTTAAGAGATGATAGAACTGAAGGATAACATAAGTTGGAATGATTTCTTAGCTGAATTAAAGCCTCCTGGATGGTATAAAAGAAGGTCAGATGAGTCTAATGTTGATTGGATTAAAAGAGTGGCTATAAAGGACTCAGGATGGTTGGAAAAAGCTAATGAAAGAAAGCGTAATAGATATTGGAGTAAAGAGTCTTCTAAATTTTGTCTTTCTGTTTTATCTTTTTTGCGCGAAAATAATTTAAGCAAAGAAAAAATGGAAGAGGACTTAAATATGGAGATTGATTTGAGCTCTCAATATGATTATAGGATGAGTGAATTAGTGAAAATTAAAAAATATATGAAAGATTATGAAAATTTATGAATTTGAACATAATGTAAAAGGAGGAGACACTGATTGGGTTTGTGCTCCTAACATTAAAAAAGCAAGAGACTTTTACTCTTCTGAAACAGGTATTAATTCTTTTGAAGATACTCTTGTAAAAGCCTTAACTAAGAAGGAGTTAGAAAATAGTTATATTTTAGATTTAGATGTATCAGAACCTGATTGGGATGAGTACTATGGCAATTTAACAGAAGATGATTTTTGTAGTGGTTATTTAATTATTGAATCTTTTGCGGATTATTTAAAAACAGCTAAATATACAGATATGGTGGCTACAACAGCTTATTAAATTATGCTTGAAATTCAATACCTACAAATAAAAGATAAAGTTCTTGAAGAGATGTCTTTGGATGAGTTTAACTATTGGAAATATATTGACTGTTTTGGTAATTTTTCCTCGAAAATACAATATAAAGAAGATTTAGAAAGAGAAATGATTAAATTAGAACGATATGATTTACTAATAAATTTAAGAGATGACTTACACAGTTGAACAATACAGAACTCTATCGGAAAGGTTTAACAAAATGAGTTTCTTGCAGAAATTAATAACTATTAAGAATAACGATACGTTAATGTATATTGAAACAGATGGATATAACGTTAGGTTAAGATTTTTTGATAATGAAGTTATGAAACGTGGAGATGATTTATTATTTTCTTTCCCGCAATTCTTAGAGTATTCTCACTTAAAGGATATATTTAGTTTAGGTAATATTAATGTAAAAGAGTTGAAATAGAAAAAGCCCTTGGAGAATTATCCTTGGGCTTTCTTGTTTTTATAATCCTAATTTATTTTCTAACTCGATTAAAGTACTTATTTTAACTTTTAGTTCTGTTTCTTTTACAAAGTTTGTATTCTTTCCTATCTTACAGTTTGTTTCTTCTTGTAGGTGAGATTTGTATTTGTTTTTTAAGTCTAAAATTTGCTGTTTTATTTCTTTTTGCGCGAAAGTATAAGCCGAATGGCGTTTTAAATCATCATAGTACTGCTTTTTAACCATTTGTAGGTCATAACAGATATCTTCCATAAGAATACTCCATTTATGGTCATCATAGTCTGAAAGCTTCCAAATTTCTACTCTGTATAAAACATCATACTTTGAAAGTGTATATTCCAACTGATGTTCATTATATCTGAACCCTATCTGTAAAAGTTCAAGTTCTCTATTCGTTAAAGTTCTTACCCTATCTTTGGTTTCTTCAGGCGTTTCTTCTAATATTCTTTGTGCTGTTTTACTTTTCATATCTTCTTAAATTCATATCCTGTTAATTGAGGTTCATATTTTGTTTCCCACGCTCTATAAGGAGGAACATCTTCTAAAACTAATTCCGTATCTTTTGTTATGTAGTGTGGTTCTGTTATCACTGCTATTCCAAAATCTCTGAAGAATCTTTCTGTATAGTCTTTTGGGTCTTTCATTCCCGCTACAAAAACTAATTTATCTTCATTTAAAGATTTAGCTAACATTGATATTTGTACGTGTGTTTTACCTGTTCTCATACTGAATAATTTTAATTGGTATTCCTTTCTTTTTAGCTTTATCTATAGAATCTTGAGTTCCTCGTGAATTATTTTCTTGTATCGCGATTAGGTAATCACTTTCATTTACTATTTCTGTATTTCTTTCAAGAGGTGCTCTTTTTACGTGATATAAATCGTATCTTGGGGGAAACCCTATATATTTTAAACCACGTTTTTCTGCGTAAGTTTTAGCATATCCATCAACACCTTTCTTTTGGTCTCCTGACACTATAACAACTTCATTTTCTTCTAAAAGTCGCGACAAATAAAAATCAAGAACAGAAAAAACATATTCTGAAGATGTAATTGAGCGTGAACCAACTATTCCTACTCTAACTGTTGGTTTTTCCATCTTTGCCTTCTGTTATATAACCTGCTATTGTGAATCCTCTTTTCTTATCCCATTTGTAGTAAGGAGTTCTGTTTTTATCTTGCGGTTTATTTTTCATAAGGTTTAAATATTTGTCGTTCTACTTCTTCTCTAAAAGCTTTCGTAACTAAACTACAACTTGGACACTCTTCATTTCCACAATGACTAAAATCCATAATGTCTTTATATCTATAAGTTATACAACCTCTTACACCTTTAAACTCTCTTTCTGTTTGTGTTTTAGAGTTGTTAAACACTTCTTCAAAAGCTTTTCTGATGTCTTCTTTTTTCATTATACCATACTATTTAAAAGTTGATGCGCTTTTTCCATTATTTTATTATTATACTCTTCTTTATTAAGTAAAACTACTTTTTCTTGGCGAGAGTAATCTGAACCTCTAACAATATCATAAGCTTCTTTTGTTGAGTATTTTCCAGCATTAATTATATTTGAATAATATCCTGCATGATTTGCACCCCAATAACTGTTATAACATCCTGCCCATACAACAGCAATTCCATCAGGATTATCTAACCAAATTTGTTTTGCTTCTTCATCTCTTTTATCTTCCCATTCAAGTTGAGAGATTCTTTCTCTTGTTTCCCATTGGTCTTTATATAAGAATTTATCACTGTTCTTATCCCTCTTAGCCTTTATATCTGTGAAAGTTATCTCTCTTTCATTATATCTTCCGTAGTCATACATATCTTCTACTCTGTAATCGTAAAAATATTTGATACCTTTAGATTTAGCTTCCCCTGCTGTTTTTGCATAAACAATTGGGGCTTCATAGTGATAAGGCTCATCTAATAATAAGTTGTCTACTACTAACTTATATGCTTTTTGTATTTCCATAATTTTATTTTTTATATTCTTCCCAAGTCATCACTTTTAAAGTTTTAAAATACTCTTGTAAAACTTCTGTTTTTATTTCTTCTGTAAGAGGTACTTCTTGTAAAGGTGTGAAAGAGTTTCTATCTGATAGTCTTTCATATCTTTTTACAAAATTATAATTTCTTTTTCTTTTATTTTCGCGCGAAAAAAGGTAATAAGCATCCAATACAATTATATTACCATTTATCCAAAATCTAAAGGTTTCTTTAGTTAATTCGTCTATTTGTTTTTCTACTGTCATACTTTAATTATTTAAAACGCAAAGATACAAAAAAGTTTTCATATATGCAAATAAAACAGCAAAAATTTTCCATTTAGTTCATAAAAAAAGAGAGGTTGTTAGCCTCTCCTTAATCTTACTCTTCATTCTCGTCTTCTTCTTCAATTTCGTTTAACATAACACTGAATATGTTAAATACCTCGTTTTCTTTATTAAAATGGTCATAAGTGTTCGCTTGTGTTTTAATATTCTTAGGTGAAGCTACATCATAAGCAGCTTTTAAACCAGGAATAGCTTGAATTATATATTGTTCAGTACCTGTTAATCCTGCATATCTGCCTGTCTTTACTTCGTCTGAATCAAATACGTGCCAAAAAGTAGCAATATTTTTAACTCTTGAAAGTCCTACTAAAGGGGATGCTAAAGATTTGTATATCTCCCCAATAATACCTGCTTGAGAAGAAATTGTTTCATTTTTAGTTCTTAAAGCTAAATAATTTGCAAGCTGTTTTGTTGTACTTTCTTCATCGTCGTCAGCACCTGCCGCTATAAAAAATCCTAAAATAGTTAATATCATTAAAACCCCTGACTCTACTAAAACTCTTCTTGCTGAAACTTTATCAGCCTCATCTACTTCTCCGTACTTATCTTTAATATTCTTAATATTAAATTTTTGACCTGCTGATTTCATCGCCCAACTTAATGCTCCTGTATATTTTCCTTGCTCAACTTGACCTGTTAACATATTAATCTGCTTTCCTTTAAAAGCATTAGCTGTACCGATTGCTAACCACCCCTTATGAAGCATACTCCAAGACAGTAAGAAATTTCTTTGCGCTACTGTTCTATCTTGAGTTTTAATCTGCCCATCAATTCGTTCAACAATCTTACCAACTCTTGACATAAGCCCTAACTCAATGTTTTTCCACTGTTCAGGTGTTATGCCGTTTTCTCTTAACATTTCTGAGTTGTAAGTCATCTCCCCATTACTATTTTCTATGTAATCAGCTACACTTTTTAATCTGCCCCATTCAACATCTGTTCCTGCAAACTCTTTTCTTGTAATTAATTTATTATTACTAAATCTATGCGCTGTAAGCGTTACTGCGACAGCTTGAGTTAGCGGTATAAAATTACCTACTGTGTGTAATCCATAAGAAGCGTTACCAACTGCTGTTCTCACAAACTTTTCATAATTTGCATTCTTATACCTTTGAGCTAAATCAAAAATACCAAAATGATTTCCTACAGCTACAGCATCCGATTTTACATCAATACTTCCTGTATCCTTCATACTTGCTCCCATCCATTTTTTAGCTGTCATAGACCCTTTCTTGTAACTTTCAGGGTCTATATACTGTTTTATAAATGGTTCAGCTACATAAGCTGACATAGCTGTTAGCATGGAAGTTGCTGGTACAATAGGATTAAATGCTAAACTCAGATTAGATACGTATCTTTGCAAGGTTCTTAAAACCTTAGATAAGTCTACCTCCTTATTTAAAATTGGAACGCTAACTCTCATCTGTTGAGTCTCTTGTATTCCAAACATCATATTGTCTACAGCCGACTTAAACATAGCATAAGTATTTGAAGATTGTACAGGTTTTCCTCCAATAAACTGTCTTGACTGTAACTTCTTCTCTAAAGCTGAAATTTCTCCAAAATATTTAACTCTTGCTTTATATAATTCTACTTGTTGTGCAAGTAAAGCTGAAGAATATAATAAATCTGTCGATACTTCTTCTTTGTTTAATTTACTTAAATATTTTTTAGGTATTGTTTTTATACCCGCATTAAACATTTCTCTATCTGCTCCAAAATCCTGCTCATCTACTCTATGAGTTGTTATCCTTTCCACATACTCCTTAAAAGTAGCTTTTGTGTCTTTACCAAACCCTTTAAGCTTATCTAAATTTGCTCTTTCTACTTGAGGTAGTTTATATATATTATAATTTGCTTCTACACCATAACCTTTTAAATTTTCTTCTTGAAAGTCTAAGTAAGCTTTTTGCAATTCTAATAATTGAGGAGTTAATTTACTATACTCCTTATTATTAAAATCGAATGTTTTTCCAAATACTGTAGGAGCAGGTTTTCTTAAAGACGGCTCTCTTGTGTTGGCTCTAAAATCAGGGTCTTTAAATTTATTTAAAGCTTCATCAGAAGTACTATCAGAATAATCATAAGAAACTGAAAGTCTTACATCAGGGTCTGCATCTAACCCTTTTACAAGGTCAGAAACTGCTGTTTGAGAATTTCTTAAATTGTCATAAAACTCTACTAATCCTATAGGAGAATTTGAACTGTAATATGGTAGCATTTTAGATTGAGCATATTTTAAAATACCTTCTTCATTAGCCCCATATTCTACAACTAAAGACTCCATTCTTTCAGGAATATTCCCTGATTCAATTGCTAATTTATACGCCCCTACAGCCATTTTAGCTTTTGGAGTCATGTGTTTTATAGTAAAACTGTATATATCTTCAAAATCTTCTAAATTTTGAGTTTTCAATTCCTCATAATAAGACTCATTTGGAGCTTTTACTGTTCTTTTTTCTGCTTGCTCTGAAGTTAATCCTTGTTTTTTAGCATAGTCCAGTAATGTTTTAGTTTGTCCCTCTAACTCTATTGTAAGTTGTTCAAGGTTATACAAATCTAAATCATTCATGTTATGGGTCAAAACATTTGTTGCATTGTTTGGGTCTCTATACCTAGCTAAAATAGCTTTTCTTTCTTTTAAAGCTTCCTTATATAAAATTAAAGTGTCTTGTAACTCATCAGGTGTATTTACATCATTCTCTATTGTATCAAAAACAGAAGTAAATTCCCCTTCAAAAAATGAATCAGAAAACCCTACAGAAGTGTTAAGTTTAATAAAATCTATTAAATCTTCTCTTGTCACTTCAGGGTCTTTTTCCATATCTTCTAAATCCTGCATGAATTTTTCTGTAACTCCTGAAAGTCTTGAAGTGTTTTTAGACATGAACTCTTTCTGCTGTCTTAGCATTTCAAAAGCTATAATTGCTTCATCCGACGCGTTAGCTCTATCTAAATTTAAATACTGATTTTCAATTTCTAAAAATAAATTTTCTTGCCCAATTTTGGCAGTTGAAGTGGATAGTCCTTGCTTAACTTCCTTAGCGTTTTCTGTCTTATAAATTGACATAGCTTTTCTACGCTCCATATTCAAATACTCCATATCGTGTCTGTTCTGTAACGTATAAATTTTAGTGCCTGAAGAAGAAGTTTTCATGTTTTTACGAATCATAGCTCTTGTCTCCATAAAGCCTCTTATTGTAGCTTTAGTTACATCACTTAAATTTGCATTGTTTGTAATTCTCTTTTGTACTTCTTCGTCTGATAAAGTAGTTTCTTCTCCTTGATTTATAATCTCTGTTGCTTGAGCTGAAGTTCTTGCTGCCAAAACTTTATTTGTAATTGCAGGGAAATATTCAAATTTTTCTAAAAACTCTTCTTGAGACATTGCTTTATAAGCTTTATGCTCTTCTAAATTATCTTGGTTTTCTACAGGTCTTGATTCTAAATCTGCTATAATAGCATCAACATTATCTAAATAAGCTTTACCTCTTGCATATCTTTCAAATTCTGCAAATTCTTCAAAATCCCACTTAGAGATAATATGACCATCACTGCCAACTAACTTGTTCACATCTCTTTCTACAAATCCTAGTTCTTTTATTTTTCTATTAAACGCCATTTGACGCTCGTTATAGTTTATCCTCGCTTCATTGTAAATATCACTACCTACAACAGCTAACATTTGTAGAATTGGGTCAGAAGCGTGAGAAACCTGTCCAAAGTAAGAATACATGTAATTAGTATCCCTTTGTACTGTTTCTATTTCTGCTTTTAATTGGTCTCTTTTACTTTCTAATCCAGGATTTCTTTCAATAATTCTGTCTAATAATTGGTCTACTAAATTGTTTTCCGCGTTATTATAAGAGCCTGAAATCATAGAAATCTCAGATAAAGTTTTTTCAACTACGTCTGCTTGTTTTTTATATTCCGACTTATTCTTTATAAAAGCTTGTAATCCTTCTAAAGCAGGTCTAACCGCATGAGTTAAGTTGTTTAAAACTAATGACTCTTCTGTTGAAAGAGGTCTTCCTCTTCTAACGGCTGCATCTACGGCTTCTTTAACATATTTTACCTGTCTTTTAGCTAAAGTAACTACACTATCCGTTGTAGCTTTTTCCGCGGCTTTTGAAACGCTATCCAAAACCTCTTTTGCTGTTTTATTAGAGCCTTGCCCTGTTCTTGCTAAAAGTTTTTCTTGTTCCGCTACCGCCTTAACTACATTAGTTTGAGGCAATGAGTACATTCTAAACTTTTTATTTTTCAATTGAAAAACAGCTCCTGCATCTTTTCTTAATAATAAATCATCAACCTTCTCAGTTAAATCTTCTAACTGAGCTTTATAATTACCTTGAGTTGTTAAACTACTGATAAATTTAGCAAAAAGTTCATAAATTCTTTTAAGAATGTTAGGCTCTTTATTTGTAGCATCAAATCTATCTTGTAAACTTTTTGCTAACTCTTTTCCTAAAATTTCTTTTCTTGTGAAAAAATCTAATTCTTCGGCAGACATTTCAGGATTCTCTCTTTGATAAATCTCATAATATTGTTGATAGAACTCAGCAAAAGTTTGAGTTTTGTGAATATTACGTGTAAGATTTCTAATCTCAGCTTCATCCCAATTCTCAATAATAAAGTGAGCTGTTTCTTCTGAAAGTTTGTCAATTTCTATTTCTCCATCTTTAAACGCAATTACTTGATTAGCAAAGTCTGCAATAGCTTCAGCTCCTGGTGCAACACCATTTCTAATCTTATAAGCTTTTACATAATTATCAATAGAAGTTACAGTGATGCCAACCTCTTTTAAGAAATTTAACATTCTGTCTTTTAATGTTTCTTCCGAAAGTTGTCCTTCACTTGGCGAGAAAGTCCTAAATACATCTCTAATAACAGAAGGTTCTACTCTTTCTAATACTTCCACTTTACCGTCTCTTGTAATTTTTGATAGTGGGAAATATTCTTTTAAGTAGTCTTCATTAATAAGTTGTTTTAGAGGGTCAAAACCTTCTGCTTTTAAATAAACTTTACCGTTTTCTACAATAGTGTTTTCTGATAAAATATTACTTGCAATTAAATGGTTTACTGTTCCTCCAAAAGTATCTAAATTTTGCTCACTGTTAATTACTCCAACTACTTGGTCATCAAATAACACGTTCATATCACCTCCTGTAGAATCTTTTAAAGCTTCTTTGAAAGTTTTGAATGTATTTCCTTTATCTGATTGGAAGTTTAGTTGTGGTTCTACTTTTGAACTCACTCCTAAATTATTTTCTAAAAATATTTGGTCTTCTGTAGATACGTCTTGTGTCTCTGAAAAAAGGGAATTTCTTCTTTCTTCTAAACTCATTCCAAATCTTTTTGATACGTTATTTGCTTCAACTTCTCCTGAAACTCTTTCGTATAAGTCTTCAGAATAATTCTGTGCTATATAGTCTATAGAAAAATCATCTAATCCAAAAGAAAAGTCAACACCTATATTTTTTAAAGTGTTTAAAATAGTATTTGGCTTTATTTCATCAACTGTCTTATTCTCGCTTTTAAATTCATTAAGGGCATCTTTAATTCTTGTTGCCATTGTTGCAGGATTATCTCCTCTTCCAAATCCTTCAATATTTTGAACAGAGTGGGATAATTCGTGTAATAATACTCTTCTCCCCTGGTTGGTGAGGGTATGAAGTCCTTCGGTATTTGTGGTAATTGATTTTCTTTCATTTATAAATATAGTATTTTGAAAATTAAACATAGTAGCTTGGTCAAATACAGGGTTATCTGTTGAGTATATGACTACAGAACTATTTTCTATATTTGGATAAGCGTCAAATAGTTCCTTATTTTGATATATTTCAGATAAAGGTAAGACACCTACTCCGTTTGTAAAAGTACCATGAGGTTGATTTCTTTCATAATTTAAATTAGAAAAACTTCCGTCTAAAATCTCATACCTGAATTTATTATCTACTTCACTTCTTTCCCACCCCGTTGCTAATTTTATTTCTTTTGGAGATTTATTTTCTTTCTCCATTTCTTTAGCAATACGAAGATTATCCATACGGAATGTAACTTCTTGAGCTTTATCTAAGTTTTGAGCTCCTTTTTCTCCCATAATAGAATACATTTTCTTAGAGAAAATATTTGCATATAGTTCAGAAGCTTCCTTTACACTTCTAATGTGCGGAATACTTAAAATTTGTTTAAATAAGGAAGACTCTCTCCCATCAGGAGTTAGAGCCTTCACAAATTGTCCTTCATTGTTGTATACTAATTTACAAGCCATTTATATTATTTTTGTTATTTTATTTTGCAAAGATATGAAAATTAATTTAAACATCCAAAATTATTTTCATATTCTTCTTTTGAGTATAATTTTTTAGCCTCGATTTTTGGTGTGTTGTCCGCTTTAGATAAATATCCTTCTAAATCTACTGTACTTTGTTTTGAACCGTCTAATAAAAACACTGATTTATTATTGTCGTCCATAAATTTAGTAAAGTTACCTTTTGGTGTTCTTACTTTATTTTCGGAAGTTAGTTGTGTTACTAATACATCTTGGATTAAAGAATAATCTGTTTCTATCTTTTTAGGTTGTTTTTCCGCCACTTTTGGCTCGTACCCATATAACTCTGCTTTTTGAGCTGTTAGAGGGTCTTCGCTTACTAATTTTACACCTTCAGAAGTTGCTTTTAAGTAAGGATTTTTCTTAACTTCTCTAAGATTAATCTCTTCAACTAAAGGCTTCTGTAAAGTTTTCATTTCAACTCCTAACTGCTCTTTATGATAAACTAATTTCTCTAATTTATCAAAATCAACAGCAAAATCTTCTACTTCTAATTGTGGAATTTTAGCTTGTCTTTCAGCAGACGGTTCGATTTCTACATCTTCAACTTTAACATATTCGTCTCCGTTTCTTACTAAATTGAATTTATCAAATAACTCATATTCTGTATATGGAGTTGATATTGTTGGTTTAGTAGCTTTTTCCACGCCATAATTCTCAAAAAACTCATCATAAACTTCAGCAAAAGCATCACTTGGATTTGTATAATAATTCATTAAAGAGTTTACAAAAGATTTAAAGTTTTCTAAAGGAAACACTCTATTCTCAATATCTTTTAAATCTACACCTAAATCTAAAGCAACATCTTTTAAATCATCTAAAGTATTATAAAATAAATCATTATACTTATTAACTACACTTTCAGAAGCTTTTAAAAGACTACTTATTATTTGTGGAATTTCTGTTGGTAAAGTATCAGGATAAGTTTTTCTTAATAACTCTTTTGTATCTGAAACTTTATCTATTACTTCTCCTTGTTCGTTTACTGTTTTTACATTTACAGTTTTAACTTTCGGTTTTACTTTTTGTTTTCCAAAAATTCCAATTTCAGGTGTTGTTTGAACGTCCATTAGAGGTACAGAAAAATCCATGTTCTCTAATTTTGCCAAGTTGTTCTTAATTTGATTCTGTAAATTTACATCAACTAATATCTTTGTAATTTCATAATCATTAAACCCTGATTTTTTCATTTTCTTTTTATCAAACACAAAAGAGTTGTTTTCTAAGAACGTATCCTTTAAAATAGCTACAGCTTCTTGGCTTGATTCAACTCCTAAAGAAACTGTTAAGTCGATAGCTTCTGCTGTTTCTTCTTTTGACAGTTTTTCATCTGTTGTGTTTGCATATTGCATTACATCAGAAGGATTTGCCTCATTGTTCTTATCCAATCCTCCTTTATTTGGTGCAATATAATCTTCACCTACTTTTTGAGCCACACCTATTTCTACAAACTTGTCCCAAATCTTTTTAGCATTTTCACTACGTACTTTAAGAGAGTATAAAGGAGTTTGACTCTTCAATAGAAACTTTATAGCTTCTTGATACAATCGTGTCCCCAAACGTCTATTTTGATACTTATCGTACACTATAACTGACTCTACTTTATAACCATCTTCATAAGGCAACATTCTCAACGCACCTGCTTTAGTCTCATTTACTAAAGTTTCAACAACTAATCTTCCGTTAACTTCTCTTATGTCTATCTTTAAAGAAGGTTTTTTAGTCAATTTTGAATATCCTAGCTTGTCTTTGGAGTTAACTGCTTGATTGTACTCATCTTTCACTTCTTGAGGAAGGTCTGATTTTTCTACTACATCCGTTATCTCATCTTGAGATTTAAATGGTGCAAATCTGTCTTCAAAAGTATACCCTGCCATTTCTCTAACTCTATACAAAGGATTTGAAAAGTCGTTTCCTACTAAAGTATCTATTTTATCATATACGTCTTTTAATAGCTTGCTTTGCATAACTGTTGGGACAACTTGCCAACCTTTATCTTTATTTGATTTAAATTTATTTTCGGCGGAAAAATCTTTAACAATTTTATTACCTTCTGTAATTTGCTCATCTAAAGGTTTCAACTCTTTAGTTGTTTGAACTCTTGTTGTATTATCCCAATTAGCTACAACTGCATCAAATCCTTTTTCATTAGCGATTTTAGTTACAAAAGCTAACTTAGAGTTTTTATCAAAAGCTTGATTAGGAAACTGCTTTCTAAACATTTGCTCAGCTTCGTCTAATAAATTTAAAGTGTCTCTATTAAAGTCGTAAACTTTCTCTTGAGGAACTTTTACTAAATACTTAGCTTCTCCTGAAAACATAGACTCTTGAACATTTTCAGCAGGATAATACATTGCTACTCCACCTACTCTGTTTATAGCTGTTGCTTCTTCTCTGCTTGTTGCTGTGTTTTGTCCTGTACCTCTTTTTATTACATCATATCCTTTACCTCCTACATGGTAAAATACAAAGTTTCCTTCTCCATCTTCTGTTAAATTTGCATAATTTGTAGAAGTTTGCGGAGATAAATTTAAAAAGCTAGGTAACTTACCTTCTGATAAGCTATTAGCAATATCCCTAAACTCCTCATCTGTGAAATTTTTAGGGTTCTTACCATCTGCACCTGTTTTTGCAGGTAAAAAAGTACTTAAATCAAATAAAGATTCTTGTCCTGCATACTTTCCAAAAGTTAAACCTATGTCTCTATACTTAGCATCTACTACTACATTTAAATCTATAGATACTTCATTAGAATCTTCAAACTTAAAAATACCTACTTTAATATTATCAGCTCCAATCTTACTTGAATTTTCCTGAATAAACTTTTCTATAAGCTCTTTCGATAACTCCTTTTGAGTAGTATTTAAACTAATTACAGGTATAATTAAACCTCCCTTATCATAAGTACTTCCATCTAAATTAAATGTTGCTCCATCTTCGTTTCCTTTTTTATTAAGTTTTTTTATTCTCTCTATATCAGCATTTCCTTTAAATGTTGGTATAGTTTGACTAAACCTAATGTCATTACTATCTGTTGAGAATCTTCCTATGTTTTCTCCACTCAATAAATCTACAGCAGAAGCGTTGGCAAAATCTTGTAAATTCATGTTTAGGATTTGTTCATCTGTGTAAGATGATAATCCTAACATATTTTTAATTTCTTGCCAAACTTGTTTTAAATAGTCAATTATTCCTGAGCTTTTTACTTTATCTTTTTGCTCATTTAATAATTCAAGCCCTTTCCTTCCGACCATTTCGGTAATAATCTCTTCTAAAAGTGCATCTCCTTCTAATTTTGGTTGATTAGTTTTTACAAAATTGATTATGTCTTGGATTTCACTGTTCTTCTTTTTTAACTCCTCCTTAATTAAATCTAAACCTTTCTTATAAACTTCAGGACGGTTTTGTTTTAACCAATTGTTGTATAAATGGTTAAACTCATGTACCATTGTAGATTCATCTGCATTCTTATTTAAATATACATCATTCTTATAAATAAACCCGTTTGTAATTGGAGTTATTCCTGATTTTTGGAATTGAGGTATACCTTGATTAACTGAATCTTTTATAGCTTGTGTTAGTGGTAAGTATGGTTGTACTCCTAAAGATAGTTTATCACCTTGAGATGTCTTACTATCATTATCTTTTCTAAAATTCTCTAATAAGTTTTTATATTTAGCTACTTCTTCTGTTGTTGCATTTTTCCCTATTAATATTCTATACCTCCCTGTCTTATCTAAATTATATTTGTTTAGTAAATAATTCGTGTAATCATCTAACTCTTTCTTACTAAAAGTAAAATTATCACTAAAATCGACAGTCTCTAACTTAGCGTTTTTATCAAATCTTTGAGCTTCTTTTTGAACTACTTTAGGTACAATCTTATCATAGAAAGTTTTCATACCTTCTCCTCCGACTTCAAGTTCTAAACCTTTTAAAAACTTATAACCTTCATCCATTCGAGATGGGGAGTTTGTACCTTCTCCTGCAATAATTTTGTTTGCAACCTCTTTACCTACATAGTCTGCAAGTTTATCTTCTGTTACAGATTCGCCAATGTTTCTATTATCTCCATTTTTTAAATCAGCATCTACTTCATAAGTTCCATCTTCATTCTTTTTGTAATACAGAACTTCAACTTGATTAGATAAACTATACATATCAGCAGACTGTTGACCTGTAGCAAAAGCAATTCCATCATAACCTTCTTGTGAAGCCATTTGCATCACTCTTCTTACAACAATTCCAGTCCATTGGTCTGTGTTTTTATAAGGCATTTGAGGAGCACGAGGTTTAAAAATATCACTTCTTAATTCATCTGATTTTTTAATTAATTCCGCTTTCTTTTCTCCTAGTTCTAAAATATTAGGTTTTTTATTATCTACTGCATCGATTATTTGTACGTCTAATTCTTCTAAATCTTGTAATACTTTTCTATGCTCTGCTATAAGTTCATTTTGAGCTTGTTTTGTTCTTTTAAATCCTTCCTTTCTCCCCTGTTGTGCCCAATCTGATTGAATTTCATTAACAATCAACACTTTACGTCCATCAGGTAAAGTTTTTTCATTTAACCTTACGTGAGCTAAAATATTAGCTTCCTCCCAATGACTACTAAAATATTTATTATCCTTTTCAGGAGATATATTTGCTTTGGTCGTTAATTCTTCCCATTTAGTTCTTTCCTCATCATTTACAACTTTATCTAAATCTATAACAGTATTAACATTATATTTTTTCTTTAATGAATCTACAAAATCTATTTGGTTTTGTCTGTTTTTTTCTTGCCCTATTTTTGGAACTGTTAACAATACCTCTCTGTAGTTTTCTGCTCCTTTTAGTTGGTATCCTGAGTATTTTGTGTCTTTCTGATTTAATTTTAAAAGTTCTCTGTTTCTTTTTTTAAGTTCTTCTCTCTCAATTATTAAAGCTACAGCTTCTTTTGGTAGATTCTCATCTTTAATATAGTGAACTCTATTACCGCTTTCATCAAAAAGATATTTATTATCTAACTCGTTAATGATGAAATCTAATCTTTTACTGTTATCTTCAATCTCTTGTTGTACAATATTGTTTCCCTTAGTAACATCAACAATCTCAATCTGATTTGACTTAATATAATCTTCAACCACAGAAGAAGGGATGTTACCTGCTTTTGGGTTGTTTTCTTTTACGTAGTTATTTAAATAATCTTCAAGACCTATCCATTCAAGTTCTTGATTTACATTTTTTATTCCGCCATTTTTTTGTACGTCAGTTAGGGCTTTCATCCAACCTTGTACATTTTTAACATTTTTGTCTTTTAAATTTGCAAATGCAGTATTAGCGTTAGAATAATATCCTCCTGACTGAGCTACCTGTTTAGCCACATCAGCTTCCACTCCAAGTTCAACTAACTTAGCTTCTATCTCTTCAGAAGTCATTTGATATACGTTATCAGCTAAACCTGTTTCTACAAGTTTATTTAATGTTTCTTGTGCATCAATTGCTTCAGATAGTTTATCTATTTGTTTTTCTGTAACTCCTACAAAACTTCTTACTTTTTCTTGTATTTTTTGTTTGTAGCCGTCTTCTTCAGTTAAAGCATACAATTCTAAAGCTTTTTCCGCGCCAAAAATATCTTTAAGAGAATCAAAAAGAATACTTCTTTCTCCATTTTCAGCTTGTACGTGGTCTATTTTACTATCTTTGTAAATTATTCTACAGTTCATTTATCTTAATTTTATGCAAATATACAATTTTATTTTTTGATACGCAAATATACAACAAAAAAATTAAATATTAAAATAAGTTAAAAAGGAGCTCATTTCTGAACTCCTCTCTCTTTAACACTCTTTATCTTTATTTTTCTTACCTTGTTTTGTTCGCGAACTTGTTCCTACGTTTGGTACAACTTTCTCAAAATTTTCACTTTCAAAGTAATCTGCTGGTTGCTTTGTCCATGCTTGTTTTACTCTTTCTTGTTCTGCTTTTGGTAGAGTTTTTACCATGTTAGACATTGTTTTAGCTCTAGCTATTTCTCCAACTTCTTTTGTATAAACATCACCATTTGTATCTCTAAAATAAGCATACGTTTTAAAATCTAAAGTAAAATAATCATCTTGTAAGTCTAATCTGCTTTTAGGTTTTTGAGCAGGTTGAGTATTATTAACTTTTCCTCTTATCTCATTAACTAAATCTTTAAAAGCTTGTGTAACTTCTTTAGCTTGATTATTTGAAAAAGTTTCTCTACCGCTATTTAAATATTCACTGTTATACTCTCTTCTAATCTCCAAAGCTTTTTCTTTAGTTAAGGCTTCTTTGTTAGGATTTTGTAAGTCAGTTGTGTTTTGATTTATACTTCCTGCAAAACCATTAGTGTTTCCAAATTGAGAATCTATAAAAGCTCCTACTGCTGCTAATGAAGCAGAGTCATAATAAGAAGCCATTTCAACACCGTCTATCTTATTAATCCAAGTTCCATTAAATCTCTCGTCTGCCTCTATACCTAATGTTGGATAAAAAACTCCTTCTTGTAAAGCTTTCTTGCCTGAACCTGTCGAACTATAAAACGTTACAGGAACTCCATTTATTAAAACTTTTACAAAAACTCTTTGACCAGCTCCTGTTAAAACCTCGCCTTTATAGTCAACGAATTGAACATTTAATCCTTTTACGTTAAAAGTTTTACCTAACAGTGATTTTGAGTGTTTCAGTAAATCTTGTACAGAATTAAAAATAGTCTTAGCAGGAGAAGCTTTCTCTCCTTTTTTAGCTTTTTCTAAATTATCCTTTTGCTCCTGTGTTAAAACCTCTTCTACTTTTGTTTCACTAGTTATATTACTTTGGGAGGTTGCCTGCCCTACAGGTGCTACATTAACTGTTTGGAAACTGTCCAAGTTAATTGCCATCTTTGGAGCTAAGAACGGTATACCATTTAAATCAATGTTTATTTCAGCTTCTGCTATATTTGTTGATTCTGTTGTTATACTGTTAACTCTGTCTAAAGCATCTTGCAATTCTTGAGTTGGCGTTCCATCCTCTGAATACATGTTTTGGTCTGTCTCTGAATTATAATATATTTGAGCAGGTTTTTTACCATTTTTAATAAGAGTTTCATTAATTTTTAATGCTAATTTAGCTCCTTTTTCAGTGAAAGTTTCTGCTATATTAGAAGCTACTTTTCCTCCTCTAACAGGATATGCAATTAAAGTGTTTCCAACTTTTACAATTACAACAGGAACTTTCTTATCAATACCTTTTAGTAAATCTGTTCTTATCCCTTTTGTGCCATTCTTAGTTACTAATTTACTTCCATTCCACATTCCTGAGTCTTCTATTAAATTTTCATCAACAGGTTGCCATTTCTCTACTCCATTTTCTAAAACTACGTTTGGAGCTCCTAAAAATACTGTTTCAACTGTTACATTTCCTAACTCAATACTTCCTGTTTTACCCCAAGCTAATTCTTTTGCTTTTGCACGAGCTTCTAAAAACTTAACAGGTATTTCTGAAGTATCTTGTGCCTCTGCTAAATGTAAAGCTTTTAAATCTGCAATTTTATTACCTTGAGCGTCTCTGAAAGATATTTTAACATTATGCTCAAACTCTTCTTCTGTTAGAGATTGATTATAACTATCTTCCATATCTATAAAAGCAAATATTTCATCTCCATTAGCTAACCTCATTATTTCTTGAGGTGAGTAAGTGTCTATATCTGCATAATCAGATTTCATAACTTTATCTCCATCGTAAACTACACTATATCCACTTGCTGTCATTCTTGTTTTAAAACCGAAAGAATTAAAGTTCTCTTTTGATGTTACAATTTTTATTCTCGCTCCGTCCTCTAAAGCAAACGACATGTTGTTTCCAAAGAATACTCTATCCCCTGTTTTTAATTCATCGTCTAAAGAAAAAGGTTCAACTTTTTTACTATCTTTTCTTTGTACTTTTAAATCTGTTGTCGCCCCAATAAATTTTAAAAATCCTCTTGGTGACAGGTGAGAAAAATAGTATGTATTACTATCTTTGTAAAACTGTAAATAAACATCTTGCACGGTCTGTAAAAAATTGAAAGGTCTGCTTGTTTTTCTATCTTTTTCAAGCATCCCATCAACATCTTCATCTGTTAAAACATCTTCTACTGTTTCTTCAACTTTTGTCTCTCTTAAAGCTTGCTGTTTTAAGATATCTGCTAAAGGTGTAGATTCAGTTAAATACCAATTTGCTAACTTTGTATTAAGCTCTTCAAATCTTACCTTTTCTTCGTCTGTTAAGGGTTCTTCTCCTGCTATATTTCTCTGAGCAAAATCATAGTATTCTTCAATCTCAGCTTCAGTTGGTATGATATTCTCTGTTGATTCATTATACTGCTCAAATAAATAAGGTTGGTCTTTTAAATAGTCTAAAATTTCTTTCTTATCCACTCCTGCCTCAACTAATTGCTCTTCCGCTGCTTTGGTAACAGCCTTCTCTACTCCTTCTTGAGTGTTTCTGTCTAATTGATAGTGAGTGTTTATAAGCCCCCTAATCATTTCGGCAGTCTGTTCATTTGGAGTTTTTCTTCCAAACAAAGAAGGTAATAATCCTTTTTTAGTTCTTAGTCCTACATTAGGGTCTGTTAATTGTTTCACTCTTTTGTCTAATGTCTTGTAGGCATTAACCGACTTTTGATATTCATATAACATACCCCCAAGTCTTTCAGCTTTTTCAGGAGAAACCTTTCTTAGGTCTTCAAGTGTTTTTGTAATATCTTCTTCAAAAGATAAAATTTCATCTGCTGTAATCTCTGTAGCGTCTACTGTAGCTCCAAAAGGGGTTTCCAATTTAGCAGAAGATAGCAAAGCATTTGCATTAGCCTCTAACTCCTGTTTTCTTTTATTTAACTCTTCTCTTTTATTTACTAAATCATTTAGTTGCCCTACTAACTGTTGTCTATTACCTGTTTCGGCTGTTGTTTGAGAAATAATGTTTTCAACTCTTCTATAATCTTTTTCTAACTGCTCTAATTCAGATACAGTTTGTTGTAACTCTTTCTTAGTTTTATTAAAATTCCTTCTCGCAGCTTTTCCTGAACGATTTAAAGTGTCATTGATACCAAAACTTTTCTTTACTCTTGTTGAACCAATTGAAGATTGAACCTCGTTTAAGAAAGTGTTTAAGAAATTATCAGCTTGTTCATAAGCTACTTTACCAATGTACATTTCATAAGCTAAAGATTTCTGTAGCATATCAGCCACTGTAGCATTAGCCATCTCTTTACTATACCCTCTTTTTTGAAACTCCTCAATCGCAAAATTATATTCACCTTTATTAAGTGAGCCTGCTATTAATTCTTTAGAAGCATTAATAGTGTCTTCAATTACTTTTGTTTCTGCTTTGTATTCGTTCTTTAATTCCTCTCTAATTCTTGAAGCTTCTGATACTTCTACTCCCGCCATTTCTGCAATCTCCGCGTCAGATAATACATCTAACTGCTGTAAAGTTTGCTCTTTAATTTGGTCTAAATAATTTAATTCAATACCTCTTAAAGTTTGATTGAACATTTCAGAATGCCTTGCTGTTTGTACTCCTGAAATATCTCCTTCTTGAATAGCTTTTTGTTCGTCTCTTTTATTCGCTACTGTTCTATTTGCTGATAAAAGTCTTGTAGCCATATTATCCGCAGAATAACTCCCACCTTTTAATAGTTGTTTTTCAATTCCTTTAGCTCTTTGGTCTAATACTTTAAAATTACCATCCGCTAAACTTCTTGCTGTAACTAAATTAGTTGCACTACCTGTCATAGCTCCAATAAGCATTCCTAAGTAAACTTCTTTTAGCCCCTCTTCTGTTCCATATTGTTCAGACATAGATTGATAGAAAGCATTAGCATATCCCATAGTTTGATTTGCATTATTCAAGCTATAAGAATCTTTCAGCATTTTTTCTGCTGTTTTAGAACCTACTCCTTGCAAACCTTCTTCCACAAAACCTTCTAAAAAAGCATTCTTACCAAAAGTGTATCCTACTCTTGCTAATTTGTTACCCATTGTTGCTGTAGCAATAGCTCCGTCTTGTACACCGACTCCAAATACTTTTCTATTTATCCAACTATCAGGATTAGAAGAAAAACCTTTAACTTTAGGAAGTTTTAACCCTAAAGCCGAGCCAAATTGTGCTATATTACTTGCACCTACAACTGCTACGTTGAAAGCAAACAAACCATTGGCTTTTGATTTTAAAGCTGATTCAAACTCTGCTCTGTCTTCTTCTGTTGGTGCTACTCCATTAGCTTCAATAAAATCTTCTTCAAAATTTGCTCTCATTTCACGCATAAAGTGACGAGCTTCAAATCCTGCTTCATATCCTGCTGAAGTAACTCCTGTTCTAACAATATTAGCTACTTTACCTAAGTTAGCCCCAAATGTAGCTCCTCCTAATTTAGGAAGGACATTTGACATAGCTGTTGTTATAGGTTTTACCGCTGCGGTTCTTGCAAGTCCCATTGCATTTTTAAATGTGTTCATTTTAGAAGCTCCTTGAGTAGTTGCTGAAAGACCTGCTCTTGATAAACCAACTCCTCCAACGACACCTCCTGTTAATCCTCTTAAAACAAGCTCAGAAGCAATCATTCCTGCTGTAAAAGAAGCTCCTTGTAAAAAGTCATCTGCCCAAAAAGAAGCTGTACCTAAGCTTTCTCCAAAGCCCATCTCTTGCTCTTCATAAGTTTTGTAAATCGGATTGTTAAGTCTTCTTTTCTCAGAAACATCGTCCAACCAATTCATGTAGTCGTTATCATAAAAAGAAGATAATTCCCCTTCTTTAATCATAGCACCTGTACCATAAACAAGATTACCTAAACCTGCTATAGAATTTACAACCGTTTGTGTGAATTGAGTTGCCCCATTCAACCATTTATCTCCTGTAGTTTGCTCTCTTGAAAATTTATCATAATTATCAATTCCAGGTGTGTAAGTATCAAACTTAGCAATATACTCTCCTGAGTTAGTTTTACTAAATATTTCGTCTACATTAAAATTAGGAGTTTCTAATCTTAACCCTGGCTCAGATTTAATTTTAGTGGTATCTAAAAAACCTCCTGAACTTGGTGCAGAAGGTATTTTTAGTTTGTTAGCATATTCTTGTTTTTTAGATTCTACATCCATTTCAGCAAAAACTTTTTCTTGTTGTGGAGTTTTTGTTGGGAAAGCTAAATCTAATTGTTTTTTGAAATCTTCTATATCTACCATATTATAAGTCTGTTGGTTTTACTGTTCCTTTTTTCAAGGCTTCAATTATTTGGTTTAAAGCTACGTATTGTGGGTAAGCTCTAAAGTAATTTTCTGCGTTTTTTGGAAGATTGGGTGTATTTACAAAATTATATGGTTGTACTATAGGTTTACCGTCTTTTTCAAATGTAGCTACCCATTTAGCTGTACCTTGTGAAGGTAATTTATTTGTCTTTAAACTTGCAGTGTATTCTCCTGTTCTAAACCCTTCAGATACTTTGTTTATACTCTCTTCAATTTCTTCTTCTGAATATTTTCCATACAATTGAGACTTTGCGTAGTTTAATACATTATCCTTAACTGTTGTTGTTCCATCTTTTCCTGAATTAAAAAATACCGATATAGAATTAAAAATAGGGTCATTGTTTAAACCTAAAGAAATAAAATCATCATACTCTCTCTCTGTTGAAGCTACATCTGTAGGAAAAGGGTTTTCTATTTTTTTATACATAGGAGTTATTTCCATACTGTTAGGTACTTTTCTTGCATCTTTTTCATCCCCTTGAGCTAATTTAGACATAAGTTTTTGACCTGCTAAAGTTGAAACCGCTACTCTTGCTTTAGTAAACACTTGACCATCTTTATTCTCTGTGTTGTATTGCACTATATCAAAACCTTCTACAACACCTCTTGAGTTGTAATAAGGTGTAGCTGTAATACCTCCTTTTTTAGTATCAAAACCTTTTCCTTCTTGAATTAAATTTTGGTCAATAGAGTTTACTACCTCTTCTTTAGCTTTTTCAGATGTGATTTGTATAGCTGACTTATCTTTAAAGAAAGAAGACCATCCCATTTTATCTAATTTTTCTCCTGCTTTTTTTAGATTTCTTGTTACTTTTCCTCCATTATAATCTATTCTTGAGATTTGACTATCAGCATCTGAAGATTCGTCTAATAAATTGACAACTTGTTGAGCTAATGCAGGGTTAACTTTCATTTCTTTTTTTAATCCGTCTATCCCTCCTTTACTTTCTATCAACTTATTTATTTTTGAAGCAGTGGATAGCCTTTTCTGTTTACTTGTTTCAATAGGTTCTCCTTCTCCACTAATCATGTTTGGTATACTACTAACAGCATTCCGTAAATCTGATAAACCCTCTACTACATCAAACATTCTAAAAGGTAATGTGGTTGTCAAAGTGTTTTTAGCACTTACTAAATCATCTACCAACTCATCTGTATCTACATCTTTACCAAATTCTTTATTTGCTTCATGCAACGCTTTCGATATATAATTTTTATTTTTTACAAGCTCATCTAATTGTATCATTTCTGCTTTAGGTAAAGCTTTTGATACTTTTATAGCTTCTGAAATAGCATTTGCTTTACTTATAGCTCTTTTATCATTAGGGTCTTTTTCTATTGAATATTTTCCATCACCTTGCTCTACAACTTTAAAGCCGTTTCTTAATAGCTCTCCCTCAAATTTAGCTTTGACATCTTCCGAAACTGTATTGTCCTCTAAAACATTTAACCCCATACCTACAATTCTGTTATAAGATTGGTCATGCTCATTTTTAACAGCGGAATATTTATCCTCCACTTTCATATTCTCTTTGTCCTGAGAAAGGGGTGTTACATCCATTCCTGCCAAAGAAGTCCCACTTGCTATTGCATTTGCTTCTGCATCTACTTCTAACTTAGCTTTTGCCATAGCCATTTCAGCATTAAACTTAAATACATCGTCCATTTCATAAGATATAGACTCTTCTGTGGACAGTTGGTCTACTAATATGTTTCTGCCTTTTGAATAGACTAAATCATAACCCATAGATTCAAAATCTCCATTTGATTTCTTTTGCTCAGACTGTTTTATAACTGCGTCATAATTGTCCATCTGTCTTTTAGCATTTGCTTTTATAGTGGCATCTGTAGATGAATTGTAAGTTGCTTCTGCTGCTTTTTTATATGCGGTTGCTTTTGTAATTTGTGAATCAAGTAGTAAATCATACTCCATCTTTGTTCCTTCAGGGTCTGTTTTACCTTTTATATACCCATCAATACGCATCTGCTGTAAATCTTGAGAAGATAATAGGTTTGGTAAGTATTCCGCCACTTCGTCAGGTCTTAATCCGTCTATTGATTTTATAGTTTTTCTTCCTGTTGCTTCATCTACAATTTCAATAGTTCTCTTACCTTTTAGTTTAGCTAATTCCGCGGCTTTTTTAGTAGCATTGGCACTCCAATCTGAATATGGTATGTATTGTAATCCTCCTTTTAAAGAGTCTTCTTTACCTTCCATATATTCATTCCATCCTGCCTTATCTAAAGAGTATTGATAATTACCTGCATTAAATGTATTTGCATCTTTTTTTCTTTCTTCCGCCACTTGAGTATCAAACTGTTGTTTTTGAGCTGAAATAGACATCTGTTCTACTAAATAGTCATCAATAGAAGAGCCAACTAACTTAGTTAGCTGACCCGACATATTGTTGTTTAATAAACTTCTACCCCCGCTTGCTTTAATATTAGCATTTACAGTGTTTAAAATATTTGACATATTCTTTTGTAAATACTCTTTATCTTTATCTCTTAACAATGGTATAGCAGATACTCTTTGTATAGCTTCTTCTATTTTTGCTGAGTTTACGTCAAACCTTTCTTGTAGTGCTGTTTGAAACTGAGTGTTTCTTTGCGCATCCGCCACTGTAGAAATAGTTTGTCCGAAATCTTGTTTTATTGGGTTAACGCCAAACGCCATAATTATATCTTTTTTGCAAAGTTACTACTTTTATTTTTATTTTCCAAATCTTTTTGTAGATTTTTTCTTTTTAGTTGGTTCTTGTGTCATAGGAATCTTTGCAGAATCTACAGAGTAGGTTGGAGTATTTATAACTTCATATCCTTGTCCTGTGAACTGTACATCAGGATTAAAAGCGTTACTTCTATTATACTCGTTGGTAGTTAGATAATTATTCATCTGATTACTTTGAACACGATTGTACCATGAGCGCCAATCAGCCTCATTACTCTCTAACTCATTTCCTAATTGTTGCTGATAAGTTTGAGCTGCTACCACATCTGCTGCTGACTGTCTTGTTTTTTGGTCTGCTTCTGCCGCTTCTGTTCTTTCTCTTGCCATTTGGTTGTAACGCTCTGTCTCTGACCTTACTTTATTTTGTGCCGACGTAGCATTAGCGTCTAAAGCAAATAAAGAAGAGGCTTGTTGAGAATCAGGTAAAAAAGATAACTGTTCTGCTGTTGCTACTCTACCTCTTTGAATATCTGTTAATTGCTGTTCAGGTGAGATTTCATTCCATCTTGGAGCATAAATAGTCTGTCTTGTCATAGCAGGAGCTTGCATAGCCCATGGTAACATTGGTGTTTGGTCAGGTAGATTTAAAAACGCCATTCTATTCTTATCTTGTGCCACGTCTACTACAGGTGTAGTAGGTATTTCCATAGGTGTTTCTGCTACTGTTGCTGTACTTGATGGTGCTGTCTCGCCTTGTGGTTTAAATTTTATAAAACCTGTTGTTATTTTATTAGCTTCCTGGTCTAAGATACCCTTGTCTACTCCTAAACTTCTTGCAATAGCTTCTTTTTCTTCAGGTGTTGCTTTTTTATATAGTCCTGCGTCCAAAGAGTATTCTTTATTAGCAGACATCTCTTTTACAAATTTAGGTTTCCCTGCATTTACGTCTCCAAATAACTCTGTACCTTTATTAGTAACAGGAGAGCCATGATATTTTACACCCTCTTTTTCTAATGCAGAGATAATTTCTTTATAAATTAAAGATTCATCTTCAGGAGATGAACCAAAAGGTCTTCCAAATTTTCTTTCAAAGTCACTTGCATATAAATAATCTTTTAATCTGCTGTCTGTTTGTACTCCAAATAGATTTTTTTCTGTTTCTGACTGATACTGAAGAGGTATATCTTTATTGGTTTGAACCTCTTTTAATAAATTTTCATTATACACTAAAGTGTCGTTGTCTAGCCTATCATTTAATACTTTTAATGAGTTTGCATCTTTTACAACTGTTTGGTAGTATTTTTTAATTGCCTCTTTTTCTTCAGGTGTGTATTTTCTAGCTTCACCATACATTTTTCCTAATGTAGCAGCATCTGTTAAATTTTGAAAGTTTGTAGAATTTCCAAATTTATCTATATTAAAAGTACCTGCATCTTGCATCGAAGGAATTAACTTTGTGGCTTCTTCTGCTGAGATATTATACTTAGCCATTAAGTCATTTACTGTTCCTCCATTTTGCATATAATTTCCACCCTCTTCCATTACTTTTGTAGCTTCTTGAGCTTCAAATAGCATGTTGAATAAACCTTCTTGTTGTTTTACAAGTTCTTGTAATTTTTGAGTATCTTCTTGAGCCTCTTCTATTAAAATCTGCTTATTTAAAGCTAAAGTAGCGTCATGTTTTACAATTTTTTCTTGTTTCTCCATTTTATCTGCGTACTCATCTAAATGCTTTAATTTTTTATCAAACTCCTCTTTTCTATTAAACTTATCTAAAACTGTTGCAAAAGTATCAGAAGCTTTTACTTCAAACCCTAACTGCTCAGAAAATTGTTTCGATAAATCTTTCCCTACTTTTTTATAATCTGATAAAACTCTTGCACCGTTTTCTAATTGTGTTGGAATACCTCCTTCAGAGTGTTTAGCTCCTTCTGCATATTTTACACCTTCTGTATCTTGAACATACTCTCCATCTTCAATCTCTGCATTTGCCATTTCAACAGGTACTTCTTCTTGCCTTGCAACCCCACCGTCTTGCATCATTTGCTCTTGTTGTGGAGCTTGAACTTGTTGCATAACCATTTGAATTGCTTGTATAGCTTCTTGCTCAGGCATACCCATATTTATAAGCTCTTGCATTATTTGCTCAGGCTGAGCTCCCTGCTGAAGCATCATAGCTATTTGTTGTAATAATTGGTCTTGCTCATTAGCTGTACCACCTTCTTGAAATTGCACAGGTGTCTCAGCTCCTGTCATAGCATTACGCATGTTTGAGCTATAGTCGTTTAATACTCTATTTCTGTCAACTCCTGCCGAATATCCTGACATAAAGTTTCTTGCTAATCCTAAACCTAATTTAGCTCCGCTAGCTACTCCCATTAAAGTATCTCCTTGTTGCAATGACTGTCCAAATAAAGCTGAAGCCGTATTTAAATCCACCCCTCCATAAGGATTTGCAAATTGAATTGGTGGAGTTTGTCTCTCAAATTGAGGTGTTTCAATAATATTTTCTTGTGAATAATTATTAGTATCTCCTGTCACTTGCAGATTTGATTTTACAATATCCTCTTCTGTTTTGGTGTATTTATCTTGGACAGGTGTAATTACTTCATTTTCTTCATTTGAATTAACATAGTAAGAAGGCTTGCTTTGTTGAATGTTTTTATCTGTATAGGTAGGTTGTTCAACAACAGGTGTGTTAACAGCTGTTGGTATTGGTTGTTCCCAACTACTATTTAAATTAAGTTGTCCTGGTACATAATATTTTTGCTGAGATTGTTCTGAAAAATTAAAAGTTCCTGGATTATATGTAGTAGTAGGATACTGTTTTTCTAATTTTATTGGGTTACTAAAATCATACCCTTTAAAAAAACTACTGTTGGGTTGTATAATAGCTCTATTTTGATATTTAGGTAACTCTCCTCCTTCTTTTAAAGATGTTAATTGTCTATATTTTTCTAATTCAGGGTTATAAAGTTCAGGCTCAATTGTTTTAAAAGTTTGCTCCGCCATACTTTGATTTGTTACAAAATCTCTGTGAATACTTGGGTCAAATCCTGGGTCTCCTGGAACTTTTTCATAGTAGTAGTATACTCCTTCTTGTCCTTTACTGTTAGTTACACCTCTTTGTATTTTTTTAATAGGTCTGTATGAGGAGTTAATCTTATTAGCCTCTGTTATAACTTCATTTATATTTGTAGATGTACCACCTTTTTGTAACATGTTTTCAGCCATGCTCAAAGCTATCGCAATACTTTCTTGTTGATTTTTACCTTGTTTTTTTAATTCTGAAATTTTATCAGATATAAATCTTTGTTTTTTATTTTTTTTCATAAATTGGCGTTTCTAATACGTTTTTTGTGTTTGCGAAAAAATATTCATTATTTGGAGTCATTAATTTTACCTCGCCTGTTTCTAGTGATTTGCCATAAATCGGGTAGCTAATTCCTTTAGTTGTTATTGAGGGGCTTGGTATAATTACGGGCTTACCTTCATTATCAGGATTCCAATACCCTTGTGGGTCTATTTTTACTCCTCCTTCTTGAAACTCTTGTTGAATAGGTTGGTATTGTACTCCTTCTACTATTTCTTGTTGTAGTATTGGTTTTTGTTGAGCTTGTAGTTGTTGCTCATATTGTTTTGCTAATTCTTCGTAGTCTGCTACAAATCCTAATTTATTAGCATTATCTGTTCTTTTTGAGGCTTCTGCTGTTTCTTCTTCTTTAACCTTTTCTTCCGCGACGTAAGGTTGTCCATAAACTTCAGGTAGTCCGTTTGGTAACATACCTACATATCCTACTTGAGGTTGTTCTTGTGAAGTTGTTTGGCTATTTACTTGAGAAACACCTGTTCCCATTTTTTTAGTTAGCCACCCATTAAATTCTGATACAGTTATAGGTCGTCCATTTTTTTCAAATACATTTTTATTTAAGTTATAAGCTTGCCCTTTTATTAATTCGCTTATAGGAGTGTTAGGGTTAGCTTGTTTTACTTTTGAATATCCTGCCGTTCCTAAAAAGTGCATTCCATATAAATCTGAGTCTGTAGGTTCTGTTTTAAACTTGCTTATAAAAGCATTCTTATTCAAAGAAGTTAGTTTAGCCATAGCCTCTTCTTGCAACTTTTCATCGAACCTTTTATCCCAATCGTAACCTAAGCCTTCCCAAGTACTGCGTACAAACTGATATTTTCCACTTGCATTACTCGCTTTGTTTACAGCTTTATAGTTATTACCGCTTTCTACTTTTGATATTTTATCTTTTATTTCTCCCATTTGTATAATAAAAAATGCCCCAAAGGGTATTAATCTAAGGGGCAAAATTACAAAAAAATATTAATTTATACAAATTAGTTAAATATTCTGTTCGTTCAAAGAAAACTTAAAGTTTAAGTGATATCTTGAATCTTTATCATACTTCAATCTAACTAAATTCCAATCTCCTTCAAGTCTATCTAACAAACGTTTTCCTTTAAAAGATACTGCTTGAGGATTAACTTCTTTTTCTATTTGATTTTCATCATTTAGAATAAAAGGTTGGTTTGTTACATTTGATTTTACGCGGTTAAAGAAATAATCAAAAGCCCACTTAAAATTATCTTTATTAGTTATTAGAATATCCTGAGTGTTGTTAGCATTTGTCTTAGGATAATCTCTGTTTCTAAATAAGTTATTTTTTTGCGGAATTAAATTTAAATCTCCTGAACATGTTGTGTTATTGTGAATCATCACTTTATTGAATGTTATCTCAGGGCTGAATGCAAAATCATACGCGTTATGATACCTTTTAGCTTCTGTCCATAATTCTACATTATTAAACTTCTTAGTGATTTGTTCTGACTTAGTTACATATTCAACATCAAAACTGTACTTTTTACCATAAAAAACTAAGTAAGATTTATTAGTTAATAAATGTGACCATAATCCAAAATCTGCATTTATAGAATTTACACCTGTTTGGAAGTAGTTCTGATGATTAATGTAATAATTAGGTTTAAAATCATAGAAACTCATCCAACTTCCTAGTACAGGTGAATAAGCTATTGTCCAAGAAACATCTTTAAAATATTGTTTATTTGTTATATCAATTTGTACTTCTCCTAAGTAGAACAAGCCATCTATTAATTCAATATTACTGTTTAATGGAATATAATCTTTTTTAGTTATAAATAACCTTCTAAATCTTGAATCCCATCCCATTGATATTCCAACACCATTGAAATTATTATCTATATCAATATCTTTAAAATATTTTTGAATTTTAAATGGTAAGTGCTGTTTGAACCAATTTCTCATTCCTGAAGGTTTTCCACCAATAATAGCTGATATCTCTTCAGAACCTTGTCCTCCTGGCATAACTTGAATAACTTGACCTCTTTTAGCGTCTACGTGAAAATGTCCTGCTTCGCAACTAACTGAGGTTGTATTTTGAGTTCCTCCGAAACCTATTTCAGCGTTTACAAAAGATGAGCTTCTTCTTTGAAATGTGTTTACTCCTCCTACAAAAGCTGTAGATGGTGTTTGACCATCATCATTAGTATAATCTACTTTATTGTAAACAACATTAGTATTCTCAAATCTAACTAAAATAGCTTCGTTTTCTAATTGAGATATACTTTTTAACTTTCCAAAGTCTGTTGGGAACTCAAATAAATCTAAAGGTCTGTAAATCAACCAAGGGTCTACTAAAACATTTTCGCTATTATCAGGCATTGAAGCTAATATACCATTTTGTTGATTATTTCTTTTTATTGAAACTTCAGGGTCATAATCAGGGTTAAGAGTTAGTTTTCCTCTTAAAGAGCTGATAGGTCTTGAATAAACTGAATGATAATAGAATTGATTAGGTCTTCTTATACTAACAGTTTTTTCTTGTGTCCAATCTCCTATATCCCCTACATTTGGGAAGAAATTTTGGTCAGGTTGTAATTTTCCATAACGCAAAGAAGAATTTATTCTGCTCTCACATAAGAAACTTGGTACTCCGTAATGATACAAGTAAAACTTAGAAGGTGGTGTTCTGTAGTTACCGCTTGTTTCAAAGTTGTCCATGTTATACTCATCATCAATATCAGGCAATAAACTTCCATTTCTGTTAACATCCTTATTTAAATTATAAGATACATAAAACTTAGGATTTTTACCAATGTTATTATATTGATAATAATTGAATGGAGTTTTATCTGCTAAATCTACCGCATCTAATAAAAACTGAGGCATCTTTCTTTTTAAAGTATGACGCGTAATATATGTATCACCCCCAAAAATAGACAAACAATCTGAGCTTGGATTTACTAAATCTCCTCTATATCCTGTACTTAACCAAACTATTGAGTTTATAGAACCGTGTTGAGAGCTTAAATAGTTTTTTAAATAGGAGTAAGGAGATGCAATATTTCTTATAATATCACTACTTCTTCCTGTTTGTTTTAACCCATTTTCTCCTAAATAAGTTAGACTGCTATTTCCTGTAGACTTATCATAATTTTTATAAGTTGTTGGATAAGTTATAGGATGATTTCCTAAATCTAAATATAAAGAACGCTCTCTATGTAAATTATTTATTTGTGTAGTGACACCTGTTGTTGGGTTCGTATTAGAGTACATACCTTCCATTAAGTACTTTCCAACATTTAAACCCCTTAATTTTTGACCCTCTGTTTGTCCAAAACCTATATTAGAGTATTTACCTTCAGAGAATTGGTAATATGCAAAATTATGGGGTGCTCCTAAATTTCTGAATGTTGTTAACCACTCATATCTATATTGAGCCCATTTAAATAAAGCTGCTGTTGTTGCTCCAATTATAGATATAGCTGTTCCTGCTGTGAAAGCTGGTGCTCCTGCACTAAATCCAAAACCTGTTGATGTTCCCCCATAAGCTATTGTCCAAACCTGTGCATTAGAAGTTGCTTGAAGAGCTTGAATAGCTATCTCTGCCCCTACCTCAAGTCCTGCTAAAATACCTGCTAAATCTTTAGCTTTCCCTGAAAGCATTGTCCATTTAGAGTGTCCTTTTACTTCGTCAAAATTAATTTTTGCATTTCCATATAAGAAGCCTTGTACAGATAGCTCTGAAGGTACTGTAGGTCTATTATAGTCTGTTTCAGGGCTGTGGAAAGTGTATCTTGTATTACTGTCTCCCCAACCTTCATGTGTTATTGGGCTTCCACTACTATCTAAGTTGAATATATCGTTTCTATAAGAATTATAAGGATAGTTAGAATAATGTAAAGTCCTTTTTGCATCTTCATCAAAATATTGTCTCATATCATAAAGAAGTCCTGAAGCTATTACACTTCTGTTCTCTCCCATGTTACCTCTTACAATCTCATAACTTTTTATTTTCTGTCTATCTTTTTTGCTTAGTAAATTATTTTTTTCAGCTATGTTTAAAAAATCTACAATAACTCTCTCATCAACTGTTATACCTAATGGAAAAATTAAACTGTCTGCTAAAGGAGATAATGTGTTGGTTAATATGAAAGGGGCTTTTTCATTATCAGGCATTTTAAAATGTCGGATATTTTTACATCTTAAATCAGTATTATCTCCTAATAGGTATACCCCTTCTACATTACCTTCTGTAAATATGTCTTCAAATTTCTCTCTTAATTGTAATGTTGAGAAATCAGAACTTTCAATTATAAGATTACTTGAATCGTATAAATATTGATTATCAGGATAAACTTCTTCGCTCTCCCAATATGAAAAGTCTCCTTTCTTATAAGGTATAGCATTACATGCAGATACTATAGGTTGTTCATAAGTACAGGTTGCTGAGTAAGAAGCTATTTTTTTGAATGTTATATTATCCCAAGTTATATCTACTCTTTTATCTTCTACAGGTCTTTTGCTTATTGAAAAACACCCTTTTGTGGGAGCTATCACATATCTTGTAACTAAAACAGGGTCTATTTCTGTTCCTATATTTATTGATTTAGTCAGTAATTTAGACTCTGCTACAATTATATATTGGGAAGAACTCCATCCTCCTACTATTGTTACAGGCGTGTTTGAATCAACTTGTACTATTAAATCAGAACCACTTCTTTTAAATAATATTTGGCTTCCACTATTCATGTCAACAATAGTTGAAAAAATAGAAGCTGTTGATGTACAAGATTTAAGTATATTAAACCTTACATCTTGTGATAGTAAGTCAAAACTGTCGTTAGCAGAACTGTCGTCTTTTTGCTTTGTAATATCTAAAATAAATTCTTCTTCTGTAACAGGTAAACTAAACCATAAAGATTTTTCATGTATTTTAGTATTAAAATTTGTTGCTGTAACGTAAGAATCTTTACTTGTTATTAAATCATCTATATCAGATGAACCTTCATAATTAAAATAGTTTGCCTCATAAGTAGCTGAAGAAGTGTTGCTATTTTGTAAAATTTCTTTAGCGTAAGAGCAATCTTCATTAATAATATCTGAATTTCTTTGCCATATACTACTAAAATCATATTGACTCTCAAATGTATTGTCAGACACTTTATTATTACTCTCATCTCTGTAATAAATACTACAATTCTGTGGAGGTATTAGTTTCACATACTCTGACGGAAACTCCTTTTGCACTCTTGTTACTACTTCGTTTAAAACCTCTGTAGCTAATATTTGTTCAGAACCTTCTACTAAAACTCCTTCCGTACAATCTAAATCAATAAATAAATCAGGGCATGTGTATGAAGAATAGTCATCAGCTAAAACTGAGCATATTTCTGTAGGTAAAGTGTCAACGCAATTATCTCTATTATTTTGGTCATTAATATAATCTTCAAAAGTAGTAAAAGGTTGATTTAATGTTATAGAGAAAGTTCCTGAACTAACTGTAGCTACATCGTCTACTTCACAAAATCTAACTGTTTCTTCTGTTATTTCTGTAGTTTCTATATCTGATACACAAAAACCTTCGTCAACTGTAGCTGTGTTATACAGTTGCCATCTTTTATCTCTGCCATTTGTTATACAAGCTGTTTTATTATCTACAATAGATTGTGAATCCGCATTATTAATAACTGCATTCTCACCTGTTTTTATTTGTCTCCCTATTAAAGGGTATGTTGGTGTAACAATACCTCCATCTAATAAAAATCTTATACCTAAAGGATAAACTTCATCTCTTTGATATCCAGTAAACTTAGATGCTAGTACTCCATTTTCATAAATATTTTCAGGAGCTATATGTGTTTGCCACTTAAAAAACTCCCCCATAAAATTAACTACTGGTTGTAAATTTAAGAAAGCTTTTTGTTTCAAACCATATTGATATAAAATATTGTTAGCTGTCGTTACATTTTCAGCTTCTTCTATAAATAAATATGGTCTTGCTATTTCATCTATACTAGTCGACTTTTTACCTTGCTCTGTTGTGTAGGTTATAGTGTCTGTAGATATTGGAAACACCCCTACTTCATAATAACTTACAGCTCCTTCTATATCGGCTGTTTGGATTACAGCTACTTTATAGTGCGTAAATCTTGTATCTAAATTAGATACTTTTAGTTTAATACTAAAATTTGTTCTATCTGCTAATTGTGACTGTTCTAAGATTCTTTCATTTTGGTCAAATATAGGTGTAGGTATTGTATTACTATAGTACTCTGACCTAACATTACCAGCGGAATCACATAAAGCTACTGCAAATTCATAAATACCTCTTTTTAAATTTCCTCCTAATTCAATAGAAGAGGTTTCTATTTTAGGTATAGAGTGAGGTTCAAAAATAAGCATTTTTTCAAAATCAGGACATGTCAAAGTTATATCATCTCCACAGATAACTTCTTGAGTAAAATAATCACTTATTCTACTTATATTTATATATCTTGGAGGATTTCCTTTTTGAGAGAAATATATAGTTGTACCTAACTTTTCATTTTTTATTACAGATGTTTTTATAGGGTTTAAAATATTAAAGTTAAAACCTTCTGTTTTATCTGTTTTACACGCATCTGATATTAAAGTTGTATAAGATTGTAAAGATGTTTGACTAATATTTTCTAAAGGAGTAGATAATTCGTTTATATAATTACAATTGTTACAATCAACTGTTAAATCTTCTAAATCTAAAATGTTTTGAGTGTTTTCTATTACTCCAAACTCTCCTGTTCCTGTTGTAGGGTTTACTAAAAAGAAGTACGTATTATTTGAATTAATATCGTTTTGAGCGTGAATTACTCTAAAACCTTCTTTAAATTTACTTGCTAATATATTTGAATGCTCAGTTGAAAGGTTCATTAGACCTCCGCTTTCGTTCTCTATATTAGCATTTTTTGCGTGGGTATATTTAGCTTCATCTAATAGTGAAGGATGTGTGTCTTTATCCATTCCACTTTTAGCAAAGGCAGGTGTAATTTTTATCTTCTCCATCTATTGTTTGGGTTTACTTGAGGAAACATTTTTTCATATCTGTTTGTTTCTCTTGCGTTTTTCTGTTTTAATTTTGTGTCCCAATCAGAACTAGCCAAAGCTTCCATTTTTACAGAGGTCATAGCTAAAGCAAATAGTCTACTTTCTTCTGCTATGTAGAAACTCATTTTATTAGCTAAATTTGTATCATCATCGTTTGTCCAAATTTGTTGAATGATTTTTTTAACACAATAAGCTATCAAATACTCTTGCACGTTTCTGTTATCAGAAATTAATAAATCTCCTTCCTCGTCTGTTGGTATTGCGTAATATTCTAAATAAAGTGTTCCTTCGTTAAAATTAGTGTATATTGTGTCTTTAGAGATACTTATTTCATAAGGTGAACTCTGAACACCTAAATTAGTACAATCTCCTGCACAACTAATATTTCGCTTACCGTTCTTTAACTTAACCATTACAGGAGGTGTATATCTAATAATACCATGACAGTTGCCAAAAACTACTTTTTCTTCTACACATTTAAAATCACTTTGATTGGACATATTATCCCACTCAACCAACTTCTCTGTTCTTACTCTCCAAGTGTTTGACTCTAATATACCTTGTCTACAACCTTCATCTACATAATAAGACTGAGCCTTACACTGCATAGCTTTTTTTAGTTGATAAAAAGCTTCAGGTAAAGTTGCCTTACCATTTTCTACAGGAATATAAGATTCCGTTAAAGTCATAATATTAACTCCAAACCTCTTAATCTCATTCTTTATCCAGCGAGATAAACTTCTGTAATCCACTAAGTTAGATTCATCATACTGTCTAACTTCTGTTAGTATTTCAGCTATAAGTTCTTTTCTTGTCATTTGTTTTTATTATATTTTCTATGGTTGTGGCTTATTTTGAAAAGCTCGCAGTTAAAGGTATACTCTCTATTTGTAGTTTTTATAGAGTTTTTTAAGTTTTGTCTTAGTTTAAGTGAGAAGTTATTATCTGCTACCCATGCAAGTAAGTGTCTTTTATTTGGGACAAACATTAACTTAAATGCATATTTATCTGTAAGTACCTTTTTCTTTTTTGCAAAATCATATCTAAAGTTTCTATCTTCATAACACATCACTCCAAAATATCCTAAAAAGTCTATATAAACTCCATCAGGGTCTTCAACTATCTTCTCTCCAACTATTTTATAAAACTCAGAAATTATTTTTCCATATTCAACAAAGTGTTGCACTGTCTCTCTTGTGGCTATTTTAGATTTTTCTCTATAAAAAACATAAGCTTTAAAATCAATCAAGGAGGTTTTATCTATGTTCTTTAGCTTTCTAAATCTTTTTCTAATTCCCCTCTTGCGTATTGGCATTTTCATCCCTTGGAATCTGTTTTCTAATTGATACTGTTTTTAAAGTTTCTTGTATTACTGCCTCTAAAAGTTTATCAGGTATATTTAAATCATATTCCCATAAACTTTTGCAATCATTACACCTGTCGCAGGATTCTACGCTTTCTTCATCTAAGGTCAATACATATAAGTTTACTCTTGGTACTGTAACATCTAATAAATATAAATATTCATCCTTAATATAATAGTATTTGTAATCACTCTCTCCTCTGTTTTTATCTCGGCGATATTGTGCAGGAGTTGTGAACTTAAATTCTGTTTCGTCATCTAAAGCTGTCACTTCTTTTAGTGATGCTCCGTACTTAGAGTCTATTAACCTTGGCAATTTATGCTTTGATTTCATAATAGATTTACATCTTCTAAATTCTATTATGTCGCATTTTACAACTTCAATAGGCTCTAATTCAAAGCAAGAAATTGTTATATAAGGATTTGACTCTTTATATAAACTTCTATCACCTAACTTTTGAGCTATTAAAAAAGTTGCAATATCTTTTACAACTTTTAAAATAAATCTTTTAGGTATTCTATTATCTTTTGATACTGAATTAAGTGAATTTGATATTCTACTTACTATATCTCCGTATGTTGCCATTGTAATTAATTTAGTTGCAAAATTAGTTAATTTTTTTCATTTATCAAAATTAGTTAAAAAAGAGAAAGGTGGTTATTACACCACCTCACTCCAACAGAAAAATAGGTAAACCAAAACCTATATGTTAAGACTATACACAACAACTTATATTATCATCCCATATAAAATTTATTCTATTACCACAATTATAAGTAAGTGTGTCTAAATCAATACAACGATTGATGTAGTATTCTTGTGTCCAATTAGTGTAGTCCCAAGAAAACATTTCAATATCATCCCCAATTTGCCATCCTGCAAAATGAAAAGATACACTTATTGCATTACAACCACCTTGCAAATCATTAGGTGCAGCGAATACACTTATCAGATACCTATTGTTACAAGGAATAGTAACATCTTCGTTAGTCTCTTGATAAACTTTTTTATATTTCCAAAGCATGATTAAATTATTTTTAAACTTCCTAATAAGAAGTAAGTGTCTGTTGTTAATTTCTTTTCTATCATAGCCCAATAATTTTGACCTTTGATTATATTTTGTAATATTGCAGGTTTTAACACTGTTGCTGTTCCTGATGATTGTATCGTTACTTCTCCAGAGCCTTCTTGTATAAACACACAAGAAAAATTATCAACTAATCCGTTAGGTACATTTATACTAACATCTGATGCTACGTTATTAACAAATATTGTATATTTATCATCTGCTGATGTTAATGTGTATGGGAATGTATCTATTATTTTTTGTAGGTTATTTATTTCTACTTGATACTCATCTGATGTGATACCTGTTCCTGTTACTGTTGTTGTTGTTCCACTTTCTAATATAGCTATAGTGTCTATAGAACTTATTATGTAAGGGTCTACTGTAGTTCCTGTACCTGTTACAATTACGTTGTCTCCTGCCTCTATTGATGTTGGGGTTGGTGCTACTGATAAATCAAAACATCCCCCAGCTTCTACTATTGTTACAGATTCATCTGTAGATGTTATACAAGGTTCGGGAATTAATTTGTTTACAAAAGTTGTTAAGTTAGATTCGTTAATACTTATAGCAATATCATTTGAATTTTCAGTTATTGTTACTAAATTTCCTGTTTTTGTAACTGTTCTTAATTCTTTTCGCCCAAGTAAATCATCTCCTTTGTAAACTTTAGCTCCTGCACCTATATTTCTTAAAGTTAAAGCATTAGTTATATCATCTACTTTTTCACAAATAAATGTATCAAGTTGTTCTATAGTTTCTGTTAACGTTTGTCCTGTTACTATTCCACTACATTCTAAGTCATTTCCACCATAAGTTACACAATCTGTGGATAGTATAGTTGGACATGAACAATCCTGTGGCTCTTGACAAGGTGATGGATTACAGATGTTATAGTTTGTTGATTGGTTGTTGCAATTACAGCTCATTTCTTTTTATTTTATTTAGTGGTAAACTCTGATTTCTATTGGTGTGTTAAGTAATATATTATTAACCGCTGTGCTAAAATCATTAAGTGTTGTAAAATCAATAGTGTTAATGTTTAACGCATCTGAAAAAATACCTATATATGTTTCGGAACTAACCGTAGTACCATTAATAACATTTTTAATTGAGAATGTTGTTTTATTTTGTGGAAATTCTCCTGTTGTATTTATGGAGTAGTAACCTGGTGAACTATAGCCAAAAGATATTGTCTCTCCTAACGTGTTTTCTAAAACCGTTGCTACAGGTGCGTCTGTTCCTGATTGGGTTAGTAAAGCTGTGTAGACTTTGTATTTTGGCTCTTGAGGTATAAGTCTTTTGAAAGCCTCTCGTATCATTCTTGGTAAATCAAAGAATCTATTAGCTTCTATTTTATCAATTAATTCTGTAAATGATAAATTTGTGTAGTCTATTTTCATTTTTATATTAAGTTTTCGTATTTTTTAATTATTTTCGCCAATTCTACAGCTAAAACTTCTTTGTTCTCTTTAAACGTTTTTATATCTGAAACATTAGTAATAAAACCTACCTCTAAAAGAGCTATAATACCCTCTTCTCTCATAAGCCCTAACTTTCCTCTGTGACTGTCAGTTTCTGATTTAACTCCTCTGTTTTTAATTTTTAATACTTCCGCTGTTTTGTCTACAATTTCTTTGGCAAAAGCTTTATCTAATCTATCTGCTTCGGCTTCAATTAGAACAGTTGTTCCAGTAGCGGTTGGGGATGCAGCGTCAAAATGGAACTCTAATACCACACTTCCATTTCCTGTCTTAATTCTACTAAGATATTCTCCTAATCTTTCGTCGTCATTGTCAGTTACAATTTTTATACTGCTATCTTTCTTTAATTCCTTAACTACTAAGTCTCTAATTTCTATGGCTAATTTAGCTTCTGTGTGTCCATTAGCTACTGCTCCAGGGTCAGGTTTTAAACCTCCTGTATTATGTCCTGCTGAAATAAATATCATTCTTCTTCTGTTTTTTGTTCTTTATTTTCTAATTTTTTACCAAACTCATTAATACCCATCAATGCTGCTTCAAAAAAAAGTAAAGATTGAAAGACATCTATCGCATATCTATTAACCTCGCGGTCTAAAATCTTATCAGATATAACTATAAAAACTCCTAAAGCTAATACAAAAACCATAACAACAAATGCTGTTAATCTTTTCATACTCCACTTTCCTCTGCTTTTTAAAGTATCGTTAATTATATTTCTTATTGTGTTCATACTATTAAGGTGTTTCTAAAATTTCTACGCGTGCTTCTAAATCTGCTATTAACAAATCTTGTGCGTTTAATCTTGTATTTTGTGCGTTCAAAGCTACTACAAATGCGTTTAGAATCACATCTAAACTTGAATTAGCACTAACTCCTAATAAAGTGAAAGCATCTTCACTGAAAATACATTTTGTGTTACCTCTCTCTCCATTACAAGGGTCTGAGGGTAGTGTTGGTATTGTTATATAATTTGTACATTCCATTTTTATATTTTATTAAGGTGTTGGACAATTTAAATCTACTAAAGCTTGTAATAATTGACCTACAGTAGAAATATTCTCATTGCACGAGTCAACTAAACATTTTGTGTCGACACAATCTCCTAAAGGCATCTCACATAAAGGTCTGTTTTCTAATAAATTAATTCTTTCTTCATACTCACATATTTTTTCTTCAAATTTTAAAAGTACATTTTTGACGATGTTCTTATTATTATCTTGAACGTAAGAGAGGCATAACTCCCCTAAAGCAGATAAGTCTAAGTTTTCAAGTTGATTGTAGATGTCTTGTACTACTTCTTGTCCGTTTAAACAAGATTCTTCTGTTAAAGATGAATCTGTGTTTACTGTTCCTTCATATTCGCTACATATTAAATATGTTCTCTCTCCACATGTGTGAGATATTTTATTGTGGCATCCCATTATTTTAAATTTTTTATTTGTTATTCCCAATATCCTCCAAAACCTACTATAAAGGTGATTGTTCCTGCTGTTGTTACTACTCCTATATTTTTAGCTACTAATTGTATAAATTCTCCTGGTTGAACCACAATTGGTGCAGCTAAATCAATATCTATCATATTAGGTGCAGTACCTACCGCAGATGTAGCTGGAAAAGATTGTATACCTAGAGCTAATCTTCTAGGAGCTTTAGTTGTGGCAGACTCAGTTGTTGCTAGTGATACAGCTGTATGTCCGTAAGCCAAAGAGTATGCGTAAACTACTGCTCCTCCAGTTAAAGCTGATGTTACTGCTGAACTAATATTCACTCTTGTTATATATAATGATTTACCAGGTAATGTAGAAGTTCCTAAAGGTACTTGAAATGAACTAACTATACCATCAGTTCCTACAGCTAAGGTAGGTTGTGTTGTAAATTGCCCTCCTAACCCTGAACCAAGCGCAGCAGTTGTATTCGTCATAGCTACCCCTGCCCCTACTGCCAAGTTGTTACTGTATAATGCTGTAGTTCCTAAAGTTTGTCCTGTTTGTCCTTGTGAGGCGTGTCCTCCTGCTCCTGTAATAATATGAGACCATTGTTTGTTTGTATTTTGGTCAGCTAAGGTAACATTGACATTACTTACCTTCATAATCTGAGCGACTGATGTTGCTGTTGCGTTGTAATTTCTAAAAGCTATTGGTAAGTTCATTGAAGCAGTTACTGACCCTTGTGCTGGTGGCATCTCTATTTCTGCAACTAAAATATTATCAATCCAAAAAAGAGCTTTATTTGATATAACATATATTAAAAATGCTCTTGAAGTATTTACTCCAACTAATGAAGCAAAATCTAGAGAGTCTGATTGTGTTTCTGTACCGCTATAATTAATAACTGCTCTAAATTCTCCTAACGCATTAATCCTGAAAAATACTCCGTCTGTTGGAGCGTTTGTGCCTGTAGATAAAAAAGCTCCCCATTCACAAACATTTCCAGCTACAGGTAATTGAGTAAACTGTATCTCTTCCTCAAAATAAGTGGTGTATGATTTATAACAAGGAAAATGTCTCCATGTTTGTAATCTAGCAACAGCGTTTATTGCTACTGATGCTCCTGCATTTAAATTTGCAAAACCCCCTGCCACTGTTATAGTTGCTGTTGTTGCAGGTGCTGTCCAAATAGTTGAATTTACAGTAGACCCTGGGAATACTTCGTTAAAAACTGTTTGGTCTAAACCAACTCTAAGTCTATAATCACTTGTAACTTCTAATGCTTTTAGTTTTGCTTCTCCAGTTATTGTTCCTGCGTCTAATTCTCCCATTAGTCTGACAGAACCTACTTTATCAGTATTTTGGTCTCCATTTATTTCTACTGGGTTGGCAAGTTTTACTTCGGCTTGATTTGCACTATTAATTTTTAATAAGTTAGCTCCTCCAACACCGTCTTTTAGTATTGTACTCATATTATTACTATGTATTTTATTGTGTAGTTACCACTTGCATTATTTATAGCCGTTGCTCTTATATCGAATGAAGTGTTGTCAATTATATTTTCTATATTAAAATTTACTCCGTTTAATTTAAAATCATCTAAACTTGTCTCAGAAGTCTCTTGTGGTATATAATTAAAACTTGTAAAATTACTATTTGTTATTTGGGAATTTAAAATTGTTTTTATGACACTATCGTCTTCAAAACTAAAATTAAATACTTCATTATCTGTTATTTGTGTAATTACTTGGCTTTTTAAATTTTCCCAAGTGAATTTTTTCCATATATTTAAATCTTGTGAATCTTGTACTAAAAAATTATCATTATTAACTAAAGTCGTTTTTGATATTGTAGTATCTACATTGTGCAGTTCTCCTAACTCATGTCCATTATCTACTTTGACAAATATCTTTCCGTTTACTAAATGAGAGTATTCAACATATCCTATAATTACAGAGTGGTTTGGAGCTGATGGTTTAATATTTGTAATTGCTCCTGGTGTTGTTGCACTTAAATATAGTACATCTCCGTCAGACCAAGATTCCCCTTGTAAGCTACCTGTTGTGTTTATTTGATTAACCTCTCCTGAGTAAGTTATAAAACCCTCTTGGTTATTATTTATAGTCTCTGTTACTATACCTATAGTTGTTCCTGAGTTTACATGTGAGTTTGCTTGAGCTAAATCTATAGATAATCTTTGACCTGTAGCTCCTATAATTTTTACAGCTTGGTAATTAGCTTCTAAAAGATTAATATTTGTAGCTGTCTTATTTACAACTCTCTTTACTAACTCTTGACCTATTTGTAATGTTACATTATTTCCTTTTAATCTTATCTCTGCTGTTCCTGCTGAATCATTCCATCTTATTTTACCTATTCCAAAAGCTCCAGTAGGTGTTTGGTCTAACTCTAACTGCCCTGTCTTTATTTGATATTCTCCTAAATCTACATTTTGAATTGCGCCTGTGTAAGGTACTCTGCTATCTATATCAATTAAAACATTACCTGTTTGTCCGTTTACGGAAGATACTGCATCTGTGTTATCTACTTTGTTATAACTTGTTCCGTTTGATATTATCCAATCTCCTACTTCTAAATTAAGTGAAAATTGAGTTCCCGCTGTAGATACAATATAATAATCTCCTTTATTTGTAGTTGCTGAAGGTAACGCTGGAACATTTAAACTAGCGTCGTATAATCCTATATAATTTACTTGACCTAATATAGCGTCATTTAGATGTATTAAGGGTATTTTATTGTTTATATCTAATGGAGCATAACCATTTGCTATACCTTTATTAGAAACACTTTCTTTTCCATCTAACTCACTTTGTAAATTTGTAATTTCACTTATTGTGTGTAAATGAGGACTTGGTGTAAAACTACTTGGAATGTTACTTAAACTATTATAATCTATTTGTAAGTTTCCAACTCCCTCTAAACTTTCATTATTTACAGTTTTTAAAGGTCTTTTTGTTTGTATACTAGAAGTTGTTTCGTCTCCACTGTTAACCCCACTTTGATTATCTAATTTATTTTTATCTCCAGCAACAAAATTACTTGCTTCAGAAGCCTGAAAAATAGGGTCTGTTTCTGTAAAAGTTGTTAAATAACCTGCATCATTAACTAATGTAGAAATTAGGTCTCCACTTTGTAAAGCAGAGTTTATTACAGATAGTAAAGTAGGAGTAATATTAATTACTTTATTATTTACTCCTGTAATTACTAAATTTCCATCTGTGTTTGTTATTCCTGTTATTCCACCACTACCTTGTAAGTCTTTTAAAGGGTAAGGTACTCCGTTTTTATCAGTTACAAATAAAGAAAAGCTACTTTCATTATCTGCTTTAACCGCAATCATTCGACTAGGTTTTAAATTAGATAATGACTTTACAATCTGTATTTTTATAGGTGTATCTGTTACCATTGAACATCCTCGTAATTTGCCTCTAAATTATAATAATTATTTATAATAATGTCAGGTGTATTTGGTTGAATTTTTTTATTTTTTGAAAGTTTTATTTTACCTTCTAATTTTCCTCTTATTTTTCTATCTACCCAATTTAAAACTTCACAATCATCTGTACATAAAATATCCTTATATAATTGTGCATGTAAGAATTTATTTTTATTGTATTTTGTCTCCAACATGAAGTGCTCTTCAAGGTAGTATAAGTCAGCTTCTCTTAGTAAAGTGATGTTTGCTTTTTCTAAATATTTTTCCGCTGAAATTCTATTTATTTGTTGTTGTGACATTATATACAATTATTACATTCTACACGTTTGTTTAATAGTTTTTTTGCCTGTTCAAAGAATCTCTGAGCTTTTACAAAATCACCTTGGTGAGCATGTGCTTCAGCTACAGATACAATTCCTTTTATAAACATCATTTCTTCTAAGAAAATTTTTCCTTCATCTTTATATTCTAAGTCATACTTTACCATCACTTTTGCAAATTCTTGCTTGAAAAGGTCTGTTTTTAAATAAAATTTAGTGTTTTCAATTCCTTCATATCCTGACTTAACACAAATTGTGTATATACCATCAGGTATTGAAATAAAAACTTCATCTCCACAATCATCTTTAAAACAACTGAGTCCTAATAAGTGAGAGTTTAGTCTATTTAAAGCATTCTTTTTAAATGGGAATGTTTTAAATTTTTTTGAACCTGGTATTTTTACTAATAAATAAGAGGGTAAGTTAATTGAATATTTCCAATCTGATGAGTCAGCCACAACTAAATTAGAAGGTCTTGTTGACATAACGTCAAAATCTATATTTATGTTTCCTATTTCCATTTTATACGTATATGTAATCAATTGATTTATTCTTTATCTTTCCTGTTAAGTATGTATTAAATGTTGCTGTATGCATTCCACAAGATTCAGCAGCCTCTTTTGCAGTATCATAAAATATACCTGTTTCAATATTAAGTACTAATTTAGCCATGTGGTTCTTAAAACCTACTTGTGCATCTCCTATTTTTCTTTTAGTCTCATCTGTGTGATTTTTACCAAACCAAGGGCTGTTCACACCTGCATTTATTATTCTAAGTTTTTCTTTAGTTTCCTCTGATAATTTTTTACCTTTATTTAATTCACTTATTTTTTTACACGTTTCTTCTGAATGTTTATATCTTTTTTCACCACATTTAGTAAGAGAACAATTTAAATTATCTTTATTTGTGGCATTAAATTCGTCTTGCCAAAAACGTTCAGAGCAATTTAAATTTTCTTCTGAGCAATATTCTATAACGTCGAATTGGTGATTTTCTACACCATATTTTTTAAAAGAGTTCTTTAATCTTGGTTGACTATTAGCCCCTATTGAGCTATAATAATTACTCCACCTTCTTTCAATATTAATAGTTTGTCCTATGTAAATCCTCCCTGTTGGTGATGTGATTTTGTAGATTCCGCAATTTTTATTTATAATGCTCATTTATAAAAATTTTATATCCACTCCGAGCTGTCAGCAACTACCAAATTTTTTGGTCGTGTTGACATTATATCAAAATCAATTACTATTTGCCCTACTTGTCCCATTAGTTATAAACTTCTATTTTAACAAATCCTTTATTATTTTGTCCTAAATTTGCTGAAATATTAATTGCTAAATTGTTTGTACTTGTAAAAGAATAGTTAGAACTTACACCTGTAAAAGCTGCACTTTTTGATGTTGTAAAACCGTTATTCAATATTGTAAAATTTAAGTAAGATTCATCAGAAGGATTATAATCTAAAGATATATTTAAATTACTATTGTCAATATCATTATATATTACAGAGTATTCTTCAATAATTTCTGTTACAGGTGTTTCTCCACTCCAATCTGTTGGTGTCGTGCCTGTTGCTGTAAAAACTTGCCCTTCTACCACAAAACCTACGTTGGTAAAATCATCACCTGCTTGTAAATCTGTATTATCGATATAATATTTTCTACCTACGGTTAAAGTACCTGAATTTAGTGTTGTACTACTATCTACTCTAACTTCTGCTACAATAACTGAATTGGTTTCCAAAGCTGTAACAGAAGAGAAGAACTCTTCTAATATTATTCTTAAATTTTTTAATCCGTTAAAATATTGAAGTTTTTTAATCTTTTCTAATGTTGTCATATTTATTTACTTATTTTAAGTTGTTATGCAGTTAACTTTTTATGTTTATCAAAATCTGATTTTAATTTTGAATATAATTTTTCTAAATCTTCGTGTTTTTTCTCTGATTCTAAATATTGATGCTCAAGAATATTATATTTCTTTTCTAAATCTCTATATTGTATTTGTAACTCTCTGTGTAGTTTCTCCCAGTTCTCGCTCTTCTCGATTTCCTTTGCATAAGAAAGTTGTAACTCCAAAAAAGCAGACTGAAGTTTATTTACTTGTTCCACTAATTTTACATATTGACTATCATAATGTCCCAAAAACGTGTCATACGTTTTTTGCATTGTTGCTATAGCATCTACTTGTTGTTGTTTTTCTAAAAATCTAGCTGATTTTCTTCCTATTATAAAAGAGGCTACACCTCCGATTGCTAAACTAATTTCTCTCCAATATTCTATAATACTTGTCATATTTTACTTTTATATACCAAATGAAAGGTATTATAACTATTAATAAGGCTTCTGATAAGGTTAATTTTCCTGGGTCAAGGAAAAGCTCTTTAAATAAATTCGCAACGGATAACTCAAATAATAAGAATTTTATAAAACTCTTTTTATCTTGTAAATAAATATAAAAACATATTAAAAATATAAATAAAGCGTTTCCTATATAAAAAACACTAATATTAGTTATATCTTTTATTTGTTGCCAAAAAGAATATGTAATTATACTTATTAAGGTTGCTAAGTATAAAAGTGCTTTCATTACCTATCTTTTGGTCTTGTTCCAATTAATTCTAACCCTGCCTCTAATAAAATCTCTTCTGCCTTTAAAATAGCTAAGGTTTCTTCCTTTGAAGCTTCTCTGTCTATTGTTACTTTCATTTATGTTATATTAAAAAAGGAGGAGTGTTTTGCTCCTCCTTTATGGTTAATTTGATTTTAATAGTTGAAAGCTTCTACTACAGGTACTCCTGATGCGGTTGCTAATGCATTTACTACGTCTTCTACTCCTAAGTGTCTTCCAACCTCTGCTGCAATAATATATTTTTGGTTAGTTACTTCCTCTTTAGAGAACATTCCAGCAATTTTACTAGTTCTAATCCAAATAGTATAAGTTACATATTGTGCAGTTGGTTTTAGTAAAGACTCTTCACCTAATAAATAACGAGCAATATTATTATCTTCGTGTACAGGTGACATAGTATAATGAATACGAGCTCTGTTTTCTAAGTCTCTTAAATCCATACCTAATGAATCAGGTTTAGAAGCAACAGATAACATTTTAACTGCGAATCTACCTACTCTACCTTGTTTGTAAGATTCATTTACCATACCAACTTCACTTGAAACAGATAATCTTGTTGAATCATATATGTTTGGAATATCAAATCTATAATCTTCTGAACCAGCAAAAATATTCATCTTACCTTTAATTCTAATACCCATTAAAGCATCTTCGTTATAAACTTTAGCTACTTTTGTCCAATGTGTGAAATTATAAGGTGCAGGTGCTTCTGTAAAATGTAAATCTAGTAAAATAGGGTCACACTCACTAAATACAGGGTTAGATAAAACTGTAGTTGTATAAACTGTTTGGCATCCACCTTCTGTAGTTGTAACAGCCGTTAATGCTCCCACTGTACCTGCTAAGTTAGTTGTAGCATTTGTAATGGTAACTGTTGGGAATCCTAAATTTGTATCAGTTATTGTGATTACTCCTGATGATGCTGTTACTGTAGCTCCTGTAGCTGCTAAAATAGTAGCTGCATGTGCTGTTACAAAGTTATTAGCTGTAGTTGTCAAATCAGATGCAAATGTAGCTAAATAATTAACTCCAGCAATTGCAATATTAGCTGTTCCTGAAGTACCTGATAAAGTTACTGTTCTGCTTGATGTACCTTTTACTGCAATTGCTAAACTTGGGTAAGCAGCTTGTAATTCAGCAAGTCTGTTAGCTCCACAATCGTCGTCTGCTAATTGGATTTCGTAGCTTTCAGAAACTACTACTCCTGTTTCTCCTTGTTCCCAAGCGATAGCTACTGGGTCTCCACCAGCAACACATAATTTTCCATCTGCTGAAGCTGTAAATCCACTAGGACAGTCTTCACAATATTTCATAATATCTGTTAAAGTAGCTTCATAATTAGCTAATACTGTAGCTGATGGAGCTAAAATAGAATATACAGATAAGCCGTCTTTCCAAGATTTTCTCTCCACTTTATATGAAGGGTACTGAGCTTGTATCAAACCTTTATCAGATTCTCTACCTTCATCATTAACTGATAAATAAAAGAATGAGTAGTTAGAACCTGTTAAAGCTACTTGTTCTGAATTAATTGGAGTGATATCAATATACTCTGTAATTGGAACACCTCCTATTAAAGTCATGTTTTTTAATATTGCTACTCCCTCTTCAACAATTTGTTGCATAGTGAAAGCACCTTCGTTAGGAGCACGTAAATGTAATTTTACAGTTACTTTTCCGTCTTTGTACCCTAACATCCCTAAAGCATCTCCTTTTAAAGTGATGTCTAATGTTTCGTTATCTCCGTTTTCTAATACTAAAGCTGTGTCTGCATTAATTCCATCGTATCCGATAAGAACCTCGTCAACACTTCCTTTTCCTTGAGGAGTTTTTACTTTGATTTCTACTACGTCACTTAACTTAAATGGAAGTGAACGCCATGATTTGTTAGTTTGAGAACGGTTAGGTTTCAAATCTGAAGCTCCTAAAGCTAACTCAAATAATCTGTCTTTTGGAGTTGTTGGTAATGTAGTGGTTACTCTTTCACCTAAAGCACTTTTAGATGCCCCTTTATCTACTATTCCAAACTGTCCTTTACCAAGAGTTGCCGAATATCCATTTTTTTGGACAGCACCTTCGTTAGTAACAAAAAGAATTTCTTGTGGTCTGTTAAGCATAATTAAAATTTGTTAATTGATTGTTGTTTATTTATATTAAATTTATCGTTTGAATTGTTTATTTCAAATTCCGAGACCGCCATAGATATAATTCGGTCTGTAAATTTATCATCGAACTCTATTGGAAAACCTTCGTTAAAAGCAGATTCAGGGTCTTCTTCGTCAATAAGTTGTATTTGTATTGGATATCTATAATAAGATAAGATTAAAGCGTTGTTTTTAAAATCTTCTTTATAAACCGCTATTTTGTCTGAAGTAAATGAGAATGGAGCTTCTCTTGCTATGAATGATGGTTTTTGAAATTCATCTTGTAAAACTTCTACTATATTGTCATCTTTGACCTCATATAAGTATATTTTTACATCTGTACATTTATCTCCTTTTGATGTGGCTTTAGTGTAAGCCGAAGAAAAATCAAAATAGTTTTTAGGTAGGGGAAATAAATCTAAATTTTCTTGCGATTCTTCGCGTAGTATTTCTTTGTTTTTGACAAGTAGCTTTTGAATGTAGCGATACTCGTCATCTGCTTTTCTATCTAAGATATTTTCAAGCATCTTATTTTGAGCCTCATTAAATAAAAGTGTAAATCTACCTCTATCAACTGCTATTTTTGATGTCTCAAAATTTTCATTAGCTTTAAGCAGAAATTTTTCGTAAGCTCTTTCTACTTGCATTTTTTAAAATAAGGGAGGAATTTCACCTCCCTGTTTTATTTGTTATTTTTGTAAAGACATAAAAGTCTCATATAATTCAGGAGTATCTAAAATCTTTTTAGCAGCTACCTTGAAGTTGTTTCCAACATATTGGTCGTCTAAATAAATTTCCTGTTTTCTTAAAACAATTCCTTCTCCTTTTCTATGCATTTCTTTTAATCTTGTATGGATTCCAAAAATCTCAGATTGTTTTTCGTCATTAAACATTTCAACAGCTTCGATAAAATCCTTTGTATTTTGATTTCCATTCTTTTCGTCTGATATAAATCTATCAAAGATAGCATCTTTTGTAGTATCAGGAGTAGTTTTTTGAATCTTAACATTTACCCAATCTAAAATAATTGGTAACTCTTTTGAATTTTTCAATTGGAAATATAATCCATAAGCTGTTGCTTTTTGAGAAGCTTTTAATTCTGCTCTTGATACAGCTTCTTCTTTATCTACAACTGTATAAGCTGAATTTCTCCATTCAGGATGTCTTTCGTGAGCTTTTGGAGTAATTGTTTTCTTAACTAATAAGCTATACAGTTGATATAACTCTTCTACTTTAGCTGTATTAAACACTTTAAATCTTGAAACTCTTACTGAGAATCTATCCCAAAATTCGTTATTATCTGCTGTTGGTCTTAATCCTCCTTTTCCAATTCTGTCTTCAAAAGGTTTAACTACTTTTGCAGTTAATTGTTTTACAACTCTCCCTCTTTCAATATCGTCAGGAAAAGCTTTAGCTAATAGTTTTGAATCTAATGTTAATCCTGTATCCCAAGACTTTAAAGATTCATCCCAAGATGCTACGGGAAAACTGTCAATTACATTTTCATTAAGAATCTTTGTGGTATTTTCTTTTTGAAAACCGTCAGGTGCTGACATATCTATTTTCTCTTGTATCTCATAAAGAGAGTCTTCTCTGATTTCCATGCCATACACGGAAAACAGTACTTCTTTTTGGTTGGTTTTACTCATTTTTTTCTGTTTGGTTTTTCTGTTGTGCAAAGATAGTAAATAATATACTTTCTTCAAAATTAGTTAAAAATCCCGCCCCGAATTTAACAGGGCGGAAATTTTTATTTTAATATTAGTTGAAACCTTTTCTTGCTGCTGGTTCTAACTCAATAATTACAGTTCTTGTAACATCCATTACGTGAATAGCTGCGATTGAGAAAGCCCAAAAGTTTTGACCTGGTTTTCTTCCTGAAGAGATGATATCTCCTGCTTTTCTATAGTCGTAACGACCATTCTCAGAACCCCAATAAACTCCTTCACCTTCAGGTTTTACTAAGTGGATATTTGCTCCTGCATTACCTCCTTCAATCATAGTAACTCCTTTTGGAAGCTCTTTATTGTTTGAGTATACTTGAGAATCTGCATCCCAAATCATAGCTGAATAAGCAGTTTCTGATAATCCAAGTGGGTGCATTCCTGAAGCTAATCTATCTCTACCATCAGCGTTGTTTAAAGCTAAATCCTCTTCTACAGATACCATACCAATTCCAGCTAAGAATACGTTTGTAAAACGGATAGGTTTGAAAGTTAAATTGAATGGGTCGTTTCCTGAAACAGGGTTTGGAATCATTCTATCAGAACCTAAGAAGGTAGCTAACTGGTCTCTTTGACTTGCAATTTCGTCTTTAAAGATAGCTAAGAAGTTTTCATATAAGAATTTACCAGCTTTGAAGTGGATTCTTGTGTCAACATCTTGTTTCATATAATTTCCGCGGAAGATATACTCTTTAGCCTCTTGAATGTGCTCTCTTGTTAAACCGCCTGGACGACCATAAGTGATAATTTTACCACGTCTTAATTGTCTGTATAAACCTTCGTTGATACGAGTAACTCCATTTGAATTTGTAAATGTAGCTGCTTGAGCCCACATTAATTTTTCAGAAGTTAATTTTTCTAATTCACGCATAGTTAAGAACTCCATAGTAGCTCCTAATTTAGCCGTTTTCATATCAGGCATTTTTTTACCATTAACAACTTTGAAATCTGCTAAGATAGCATATTCTCCGCCGTTAAATTCTTGCATTACTTTGTCAGCATAAGCTTTTGCTTTAGCCGAAGCTCCTGACATTGCTTTTGCATCAGCCGCACCTGAGATGTAAGACTCAACAGCAGTTGCAGAACCTAAACGGAACTCACATTTCATTGTTCCAATTGTATTAGGGAACTCAAAGTTAGAGTAGTTTGTGAACTCTTCTCCAAATGCAGCATGTCCAATCTTAAACCACTCAACACCTTTACTTAAAAACTCAGGTAATAGGTAAGCATATTTATCATTCTCATTTGCAATTTTTACTGTGTGCTCAAATCCTTCAGTTGATGGTTCAACAGGATAATCTTCTGCTACAACTACTTGTTGTCCATGAAATTTATCATAAGTTAAGATATCCCCAGGAGCATAAGCTCTGTTTAAAATTAACTTGAAAGTTCCTCCATCTACACCTGCAAATTCTTGGTAAGATACATCACGAGTTGTGTAGCAACCTTTGTGCTCTTCAATTGGAAGCTCGTAAGTAAATCCTCCGTCCCAACCGTTTACATTCATTACAGCCTTGTCAGCCAATAATTGACGCATTAAGTTTGGATACTTAGCCGTAGATTGTTGCGACCATAGTTTTACTAACCCTAAGTGGTTTTTTTCAGGGTCTTCTTGATACCAACTATATAAAGATGGTAAGTTTTGTACACCACTGATTGAAGCAAGTTCTTTTTTACCAGTGAACATAATCACTTGGTCGCCTCCATTAATGTGGTATGGGATGTTCTGATTTTGAATCATAATTGTCTATATATTAATTAAATGTTAAAGTTTCAAAAAAGTTATTTGGTGTGTCTTCTTCTTTTTGTGAATTTTTAGTTGCTGTTGTTTTTCTTGCAATATTTAATTTTTTCAAGAAATTTACATCAGCTTCTTTTTTTACAGGGGCTTTCACTCTGTTAAGGTATTCTTGTCTATTTAAAAGAAATAAAGCTACTTCTTTAGCTTCTTTTGGGTCTTTCATTAATTGCTCGTAAACCTTATCTACAGGAAGTTCTCCGTCTTGGTCAGGTTTTGTTGTTGCATCAACTAATTTTTTTACTAAAGGTTCAGGAAATCCTTCTTCTTTATACTGAGTAGTTAAATCTTTTCTATACGTTTTTCTACTTTCCTCCTCTTGTTTTCTAGTTTCTTCTGTCTCTTTTTCAATATTTGCTAAATGGTTTTTATACCCCTCTCTATATTGTTCAACTACAGCTTGAGCTTCAGTATCTAAAGTTAAATCTTCTTGAGCTACTTTAATTAAAGATTGAATTTTCTTATCTGAGAAACCTTGTTGTTTATAGTGATAAGCTAATACATTAATATTGTGAGTATCATTAGAAGAATCATAACCTTTAAATGGCTCTTCAAGTTGTGCAGGGTTTTTGAAAAGCTCTTCTGCTTTTTCTAAATCTCCTGACTTTATAATATTAATTAAAGATTTCTGAGTTTCTGTCATTCCTTCTACTGAAACATATTTAGATTTAAACTCTTTATCTTTAAAATCTTTTATAGCCTCTTTTATTTCTTGAAATCTTTCTTTATCTATACCTTTTAAATCAGTAATCAATATGTCATTACCTTCATCATCAGGAATTACAAAATCTGAGTCCCATTCACCTAAGTCTACCAACTCTTTAATTAGTACGTCATAGTTGGTTTCTTCAGAAAATACTAATTCATCTTCTTTAGGAGTCTCTTCAGCTTTTAGCTCTTCTTCTTTAGGGTTTTCTTCTTTTGGAGCTTCTTCCCCCTCTTCTTCATTGGAAAGAGATAAGTTAATTTCTAACTCCTCTTTTGGTTGGTCTGAATTATCAAAGTTCATGTTCTTTAATAAGTCATCAAAATTCACATTGGTTTGTTCCATTTTCTGTTGCAAAATTAGTTATTTGGTTTGAATTTACAAAATTAGTTAAACGCCCACCTATTACTAGCGGGCATATTTAACTAAAGGTTTTTATTGTTAAAAGTTTGTTAGCTTAATTTTTATTAACTGTAGCTATATACCTTTTAGTCTCTTGGTCTTTCTCTTTAAGGTCTAACTCTCTTGTTTTAAGCTTTAACTGCTCGTCTAGTCTTTGAAGCTTTCCTTGTTCAATTTGTTTTTTATTCTCTGCTAAATCTTTTTTAACACCAATTTCTTGAGCTTTAAAATCGTTTAATATTTGAGTAGAATAATCTTGAACTTGAGAAACATCTTCAGAAGTGTTGTTTTTATCTAATAATTTTGCATTTGCATTAATAGATGCCACTCTAATATCTGTTTCGTTTCTCTTATCTTCTTTATATTTTTCAAATTGTCTTTGAGATTCTTTATCTTGAGCTTCTGCTTGAAGTTTTTTATCTAACATATCTTGCTCATGCTGTCTTGCTTCTTGTTCTTTTTGTTGAGCCTCTTGTCTGCTTCTTCTTCCCATAGAAACAAGTTCTACGATTGTATCAGCAGAGTAAAGTTCAGCATAATCTTGCATATCTCCTAAAGTGTTCATTTGAAGAAGTGTTTGTTTCATCATCTCCAAATCTCTTCGTTTTTTAGGGTCGTTTATAGCAAATACATTTAATCTTCTTAAAGGGAAATCAGGGTCTGTAAGATTTATAAAAGTTTTATCATTATCTGAACTCCTAAACACAAAATCTTTATCTATAAATTCTTTTTGGCAATACTGTGCAATAGCTAAATGCATATTGGTTGATTTCTTTCTTGCCGTAGACATTTTTTGAAATATTTGAGCTGTTTGGTCGTGTGAAGCTGTTACTCCTTGTTGTACTCCTGTAGCTGTCTCAAACGTAGTTGCTTGCCCTAATCTAGCAGGTGTAATGCCAATTTGTTCTAAAGCTTTCTGATAATAAAATGTTGCTAAACTAACTCGACTATTAATTTGTTTGTCAAATGAGATATCTTGAGTCATCAAAGTGTTCATTTGAGGCACATTACCTTGCATACCTTGTTTTGAAGTGTCCATAGGAACAATTCCTACGTCTTTAGCAAAATCTCTAAGTTTCATTAAAGACTCTTCTATATCTCCGTAATCCTTATACTCTGAAGGTAAATAATTAATATCAAATAAGAAGAACATCCCAATCTCTTTTTCAAGAAGATTCCAAATCTGATTCATACAGATGTTATATCCTACTTGAAATGGTCTTAATCTATGAGCAACTGAATCTGAAATAATTCCTGTAACAGGTAGTAATACCTCAAAAGTATCACTGTCTCCTTTTACTTGGTATGGAAGAGGTTCTACATCTAAATAAATATTATCTCCTAATAAAGAATTACCAGCATTAATTTTTACTCCTCTCCATACTTCAGGAATCCAAAACTCATACATTGTGTTTTCTTCCATATTTTCCTCAATATTATTTAAGGCATATTTAGAAGATTTTTTAATGTTATATTCTTCAATAAATTCAGGTGATAAATCATCTGTTACTATTTCTGTTGCGGAATATCCTGTCTTTGTAGTGTAGTTTAAAAGCCACATTCTTTTCCAAGACCTCCAATAGGCTTCTGTAACTTGCATTAAATCTGTTCTTACAGAAATATCCTCTCTTCTCATTGAGGCGTAACTGTTTGAAACATAGTTTTGATTTTGGAAAGGGCTTAACCAACTTGGTACTACTTGTTGTCCATCAGGAGTGTCTATAAAAGTCTCTCCCATAGGCACGTTTAAAGCGTCTTGTATTTGTAATCCTAAATCGTATTCTACATATCCTGCAAATGGTAAAACAACATCATCACCAAAGAAGGTGTTTGTCATATTGTTTACAGAAAAAGGTTTTCTACTATCTTGTCCAAAATTTGTAGTATCTCCAAATCTTTTTTGAAGCGTCTTTATATCCTTTGGTGTAAGACTTGCCCCATATCTTTGGATTATGTCAGAAGCTCCTAAAAAGAATACTCTGCCTACATACTCTCCGTCTTGTGGGTGTTTAATGTTTACATCCTTAGAAAAGAAAGTTTCTTCAGGAAGCCATCTCTCAGGTTTATAATAGTCATATCCTACGTGGTAATGTCTGAAATACCTACCTGTTAAAAGATAATCTTCTATTTCTTCTGCGTCCAATTCGGACATATTATACTTAGATTGGTCGTGCTCTAAAGTATGTTCAGCCCATTCAGCAGCTTTTGTTTTAAAGTTTTTAGATGTTGTTTTTATTCTTTCTTCTACAGGAATAGCTTTTGCTTTTTCCTGCTCCAACATCTGTAAGTATTGCTGTCTTTCTTCGTCTGATTGAAAATTAGATTTAGCGGGGTCAATACCTTTCTTTAAAAGCTTTATCTGTAATTCTCTTTCATATTCGCTTAGTACAAAATCCTCTGCTTGAATGTTTAATTCGCGTAAAAATTCATTGTCAGATATTTCATCAATACTATCAACTTTAAAATTATCTTTTTGATTTAACCACTCTCCAATAAATTGTCTTATGATTATACCTATGAAATCATAGTGCTTTACAAATGTAGGTATTCCAACGTTGTCTCCTATTTCTCTAATCTGATTTAAAATAGATTGGTCTTCTATTCCATAATCTGAATAAACCAAATTACCTGTAAGCATTTTTCTATAGTCTCTAAAATGTACATTTTCTGCAAGTTGAGAGATTCCTATAGATTCTAAAGCATCCATTACTCGGTGTTGCCACTTTTCTGTTCTCTTTATAGCTTCTGTTACGGCTTGATTTGGTAGTGTAGATGAAGGAGATGTGGAAGTCCCTACCCCATTATAAAAAGCATGCTTTGTATGGTTTGACATCTCGTTTGTTTAAAAATAAATTAAGTGCAAAATTACTAATTTTTAACATCTTTACCAAATTAGTTAAAAAATACGCCTTTTTCCAACACTACCTCCGTACATTCTTTGAGCTAGATTTTTCTCTGTTTTTGGTTTAAGTTTTTCTTGAACTTTCCTTTGTTTTTCCCAATCAGGTTTTGGTAATAGCCAATTTGTATATAAGTAATATTCAATACCTAGGCAAGACATGAAGGAGGTCATTCTATCCACATTGGCAGATTCTCTGTAATCAATCATCTCTTGAATAAGAGTTAAATCATTTATTCTTTGAGCACCTAAAACTGTTATCTCATCTCCGTCCTCATTTAAAATTGTAAACTCTTCTTTAGTGTAGTTTATAACTAAGTTCTTTAAGAATCTGATGTTTTGAGGAGTTGGAGTCCAACCGTACCTTCTTTTATTAGTCGCTTTCTGAGTAATATCCCCTTTAAAGTCAATTGACTCATATAACCATAAATCGGCTACACGTTTAGTCTCTAAATATTGTTTGTACTTATCATCGGCATTCTCCATAAAACATTTAGCATTAAAAGCCTGTTGTAATAAGAATATTTGTCTATGTAGTTTTCCGTGAGGGTCAGGTCTTGTAGCTAAAGAAGCTACTATTCTTCCACACCATTCATCCATTCCAATATTTACTTTATAGATGTGAAAAGAACCAACAGAATCTGTATCTGATTCATCTTGTTTATAGTCGTCAAATCCTGCTACATATAAATGGGTTGGAGGGGTAACTTCAGGAAGTTCTTCATACAAAACTATTGGAGCATCAATAAAACCTCCTGGATGTGGATATCCTGCTAATTCTTTGTTGGAAAGTTCATAAGATATCTTACCTGTATTGTCTTGTATAAGAGTTACTTTTTTACCTGTATCTCCTTTTTCTAAAAGCTCTTCTCTTCTTCTTTTTAATTCTTCTACAGGAAATGGGTTTAAAGCTCCTGACATAAATATTTCTGAAGGTTTAGTAGGACAGTACACAACTTCTTTTTGATGTTTAAGTCTATCTTTTTCTACCTTTTTTCTTTTCTCTTTAATTATCTCTGCGGACTTTTCCCAATCAGTTATATTTATACTTATCTTTCTAAGTGTTGGCGAATCTACTCCTAAGTAGTCAGCTAAATTACCTTTTATTTTAGGCATATCTACTCTACACTGTCCAGGAATAAATGTACCAAAAGGTCTCTTTTTATCCTCTCTCCAAGTTATAAATTTTTCATCTACTCCTCTTTCTAGTATTTGCCATTGCATAGGTAAAATATCATAAGTAGCTGGGTCTGATAAAGATTTATATCCATCTTCAGATAGCTTTTCCGTTCCACCCGTTCCTGATAACATACCAAAAGCTCTAATCATTCCATCACTACCTTGCATAGCTGGAATAAGTCCTTCTAAAGCTTCTAAGAATTTACTTTTCATAGCCTCATCTATCACTACAAGGTCAGGAGTATAACCCGCAAATATCTCTTTATTGTTACCATCATCTGTATTAATGATATGTAAAGTGGATAAAGGTATAGTTTTTTGAGTTTTGGTTTTAATACCTATCTCAATTTTTTTACTCCAATCATTTGCTACGTTATATATTGCAAAAGCAGGATTCTTATAAAGAGTGTCTGTTTTAAAGTTTTTTGCGAGCTGTCCTAAATCTTTTGCATTAGAGCCTGCACAAAGTAATTCTTTCTTACCTACTGTTGCTGCATGACCTAACATAGATGCTTCTGCTGTTGTTTTTGCGGCACGTCTTGTAGCAGCAACAAACATAAACAAAGTTTTAGTACTCTCTTGTAAAGCTCTATTTTCAAAAAGCATCCAATCTGAGTCCCTAAGAGGCGGATTTATAATCTTATCCTCTGAGTCATAGTCACTTTTTAAAGGATTCCAAACTTTATGTGGAATTGGAGTTACAAATACATTTATATGATAGTAAGCCCACCCTGAAATATAAACGCCATCTATGTTTATCCCGTTTTTAATTTTCTTAAACTCGTCAACATAAAACTGTAAAGTTTCTTTTTCCTGGTGAAAGTAGTGTTTATCTGTATTCCATTTTGGTGGGTTAGGTATATTAATTAACATCTCATTTTTAGGCGGAGATGTAAAATCAATACCAATTTCATCTAATGTTCTTTGAATCTGTGGGTATAACTCAACTAATACATTGTGCATTGATAATGGAGCTTTTACATTATCATAAAACTCTATACCATCAGCAGCCCTCTCGTCATCGAGCTTTAAGTTCATAGAGTTGAAGTCCTCTAAAACTTTTGCTGTAGTTTGATGTAAATGTCTGTGGAAATCAATTTCATTTGAACGTAATTCAGAAGATTCATCGTCTTTAGATTTCTCAAGCACGTCTGAAGATAACATATATTCTTCAGCTCTCTGTTTATGTAGCTCTAGTAGGTTTTTTATTTCTCCTACATAGTCTTTAAAAGATTTTAAGTGGTGACTTCCTTCACTTTTTTTAGCCGCCACTTTAAGGCGTGTCAAAATAGTGTTTATAATATTATTATGTAAATTAAACTCTTCTTTTCTAATATCAGTGTCTAACTTAGGTTTTCCTTTTTGATTCCATACTAAAAAAGCCCAATTATTAGTTTCTATATACTGTTTATATTTTTTAAAGTGTTTTTTCTCTTCCTTTACAATACTATTTATTATTTCTGCACTCATATATAAAAACGGTAAAAGCCTCCTATTGTTTGGAGGCTTGGTTGAAATTAAATCTTTGTTTTAATTGGTTTCTTGCATCTTGCAATAATGTTTCATCTGTTGGAATGAGGGTGTTCTTTTCTAAAACGAATATTTTTTTAGCTTTAAATTTTAGGTTTTTGTTGTAGTATTCTTCTATTTCTTTTGGAATTTTTTCTCCGCCGATTTCTACATACACTTGAATTAAGTACATTAAGTTTTCAAAGCGTAGTCTTGAGTCAGAAGATACTAAAACAGAATCCAATATTTTATTTGAATGTTCTTCTATTGCTTCTTCTGTTAGGTCTTTTAGTTGTTCTCTATTCTGCCCTGCTTTAATTTTTTCTTCAGCGATTTTTTCAAATGCTTGATAATCATTAAAGTCTTTTATAATTTTTTCTAATAATAGTTGATTACTGTCCATCTTCTTCGTATAAAGCTTTATTTATTGATGAGGCAATTTCTTCATCAGACTTTTGCATCAATTCGTTAATTGTTGTTACTTTTGTTGCTCTTAAAACTGCATAAAATGTTTCTCCTAAAGAATATCCATTTTCTACCTTTGAAAACATTTCTGCAAATTTTCCAAAGTCTCTTAATCCTATATTTTTATAATTCACTTACCTCTCCTTTTAAGTTTAACATAATTTCATACGGGTTATTTTCTCCTCTTTTAGTGACTAAAAACTTAATCCATTGATTTACTTTTCCTATTTTACTTCCTTTATAAGATATTGTAACTTCAAAACCTTCTTTTTTTACTTCTACTTCTTTTGTCGCTGTACAGCCACAAGATGTTTTTGAACGTAAATAATCTAATCCTTCAAAAAACACTTTCTTCTCAAAGGTCTCTCCTTTTTTAATGTAAATATTTTCTACCATTTTTTCTTTGGGCAATTTTCTTCTGTTTGACTTGTTTTATGTATTAAATTACAACCACACTCTGTGCATATTGCTTCTTCTGTTACTTTTATATCAAATAAAAAATCAAAAAACTTATTTAGTTTTATAAAAATTTTATCTCGAAAACTCTTAACTTTTTTGTTATCTGAGTTCAGTGGGCAACTCTTGCAAATTTTAAGCCGTTGTTGCTGTTCGAGTGTTAATATATTATTTTTCTTGTAATTCTGTCTGCTAAGAATAATATTCCTTAGCTTTTTCATTACTTCTTTCTGCCATTCTGTCATAAAACTCTTTCATTTTAAAATATATCTTTCTTATGTATCTCTTATCCGCCTTCAATTCATCTGTTAAACATTGCGGTTGTAAAAAATTAACTTCATCTGTTGTAAAATCTTTTATTAAATTTATTCTTTTTTGTTGTATTGATTTTAAAAGAGGTTCATCGTCTTTGTAATTTACCCTTCCAACATCTGAAGCAAAAAAATTAAAATTTAATAATGCTAAGTGTGGAAGTTTTAATCTATATGCTTCGGGGTCGTTTACAGCTTTATCATAAATATAGTCAGCATGTATCCTTAACATTTCCTCTAAAAGTTCGCGAGGTTTTCCTGTTCTCTTTTCCCACTCATCAACTATATCTTCTGTGAATGTCATTCTCTTTTAAAAATTAAAGCATATACATCTTTTTTATCTAAGATAAAATCCTTTCTCATCATTTCCATATCTTTTGAAAGTGAAGATTTTCGTTTATTGTTTACTCCGAGATTTAAAAAGCCATTCTTTCTAAGCCATGTATCCGTAACTCTTATATTAACGTCTGACTTTCCAAGGTCTTCCATTATCATTTCTTGAGTTTCTTTATTGTAACCGTAAACTAAATAATACTTTAAAACATCCTTTTCAAAATCGCGGAATTTAATCTCTTTTACAATTGAATAAATAGTTAGAATCTTTTCTATTTTATCTAAATCACTTTTATAAGGTATTCCATTTATTGCTGGAATGTTTTTATCCGCCATATTTTAAATTGGTTTTAATCTGAATAAAGTGAAGAAAAAACTCTCTGTTAATCTTCTTAAAGTTGTAAATTGTAAAGTTTCATCCATATCATACATACGATACAGCTCAAAAGTAAGTGCGTCAATATACTCAGGGTTAGAATTTAAAAACTCTTCAGACACTATATTATCTGATATATTTCCCCACAATTGCTCGTAAAATTCATTATATGTAAGTCGCATCTTTAATTATTATTCTGCAAATATACGAAATTAAAATTTAACATGCAAATTAATTAACAGATATTTAACTAAATGTGAAAAAATATTTAACTTATTTGGTGGTCTCGATTATTTGTTGTATATTTGCATCATAATTTAATTATTCTGTTTTAAGCAGGTCAGTTACCTTCAATTCGTAGACAGCGGGCTTGAATAGAAAAGTTAAATTTTTATTAAAGTATTTGCACAATTAAAATACTTTTTGTATCTTTGTGCTTTAAATAATTAGATATGAAAAGCGATTTTATTATTGGTGATATTATTTTAGGCGGAACTGAAGTTTAAAAATATGGACTTAACTACGATTTAATCGGTATCATCTCAACAAGATAGTATCTGTTGGTTTTCAGGAGTTGGTTGTTCTACCGAGGCTGTAATCCTGATTCTTTTTTATTTTGTTCGCGCGAAAATTGCGAAGAACTTGGTCAAAGATTTATTCTTGCAAACGTATTACCTAAAGATACGCTTCTAACTTACGGAGTTAGGTTTTATTGATTTATAGTGTAACGGTTAGCACAAATGCCTTTGACGCATTTAGTAGAGGTTCAAATCCTTTTAAATCAACTAAGTTCATCCCGCATTTGCAGGAAGGAAATCGCGAATCGCAATATGTGTTTTGTGTAAATTTAAAAAGAGTCCCCTCATATACAGGTGCAAGAATACGCTCAGGATGAGTAAGGTTATTTTAACTTTAGAATTGTAGTTTAAACAATCCGTCCCTTATAATTCATTTAGCTTTTATAGTGGACGTTAAAAAAGACATATCGGTAATCTAATATAGAAGTAGTGAGCTATTGACGATTAAAAAATATTTTTAAGACGAAAGGCTTAAAACACATCAAAAGAACTTTTCCCTCACTACTTCAGGAAAGGTTTTTGTGTTTTAGGTCTTTTCGCATTTAATACTATGAGTAATAAAACAGCAAGAATCAGTTCAAAACTTTACTCTTCTCTCTTTAAAGAGGGTGGAGATAAGCTTATTGCTGTTTATTCTGTTTTAAAGACTTCTCGTGATGGTGAAGTTAAATACTATGCATATACCTCTAAGAATAGAAAATTTATTAGTGGTTATTCTTTATTACGCGCGAAAACAAATCTTACTTTACATACAATTGAAAAATATGTTCCTATGTTAATTAATATGGGACTTTGTTTTATTGATAAAAATGGAGATTTTGTTTTAGTTGGAAATCAAAAATTAAAAAAACAATATAATAATAAATTACTTCCAATAAAAATTGGTGTAAATTTAACAGATACAGCTTATAATTCTTTAGCTGTTAGGGTTTTCTCTATGGAAAAAACTCAAAAAACTCAAATTGAAAAGAAACAGACTCGAAGTGAAATAATTGCATACGGCTCTAAAAGACTTTCTAAATATTATGAAAATAAATTTGGAGATAACTTAGAGGTAAACGAGAAAATTGTTCTGTCATTACAAGGTTTTGGAGATTTAAAACATAGTGAAGATAATAAAATACGCGATATAAAATCTAGTGGTGCTTACTACAAGAAAAAATTGCGCGAAAAAGGATTTATAAAAACAAAAAGAGAGTTTAAAAAAGTTCAAAAAGCAACTTATTCAGAGTATTTACAATTAAAAAAATACTTTACTTTAAGTAATAAAATAACTTACAGGAATGGTTGGTTAGTAGAAGAACAAACTTCTTCTTTTGAAACATTATCTATTAAAGAGGAGATAGTTGTTTCAGAAAAAACTGTTGATAATACTATTATTTTAAATGAAATATCTACTGTTAAAGAGGTGTATAAGAAAAAGCCTTATTTAGAATTTGATATGATTGATTTTTGGATTAACGGAAAAAACAATTAGTATGCTATAGTAGGTGGTAATTTTTGGCATGGTGAAATAAAAAGCTTATTTTACTTGCATAATTTAATTTTTATTACTATATTTGCATTTTAAAACTAATAAAATGAGACCAACAAAAGGAATATCGGTTGACGGAGGCTGTTCAGGAAATCCTGGGCAAGCTTATTATAGAGGAGTTGATATAGAAACAGGAAAAGAGTTATTTAGATATGATATTGGAGAAGCTACAAATAATATAGCAGAGTTTTTAGCTATTTGTAATGCTATTCATTATAGAAATACTATAAACTCAAACTTACCTATTTATTCAGACTCTGTTACAGCAATATCTTGGGTTAGAAATAAAAAATCTAATTCGAGTTATACTAATCAATATATTGAACCAAGAATTAAGAAAGCTGAAGAGTTTCTTAAAAACAATAAGTTTGAAAATATTGAAAAATGGATTACAAAAAGTTGGGGAGAAATTCCTGCTGATTTTGGTCTAAAATAAAAACTATGGAATGGGGCTTAAAAGAAAGAGACAGAGAATCAGGATATGAACTATATGCAACATCAAAAGAATTTAATGGTGATACGTATGTTGTATTGATTTCTGTTTATAAAACTCTTAAAGCAGATAGATTTTGGGTTGCTGTTTCTTCGGGCAAAAAGAGAAAACATATAGATATATTTGAAGATAAAGATTACAAATCTAAAGGAGGGGTTAAGGCATTAATGTGGGTAAAAGAAGCTGTTTTTAATTTTCCTGAGTTTTATGGAAATCCTTTCAATAAGAAACAATACACTTGTATTCATTGGGCAGATAGTAGAAGAAGAGATATTTATCAGAGATTAGAAAAGTACGGTTTTACTTTTGTTTTTGAAGGTGGGCAAAAAATATTAAGAAAAAGTTTGTAAATGTCAAAATCTTTTTGTATATTTGCAGAATAAAAATATAGAATATGGAAAAATTTATAGATAGGTTTGCCAATTGGTTGTTTACAGCTTGTGGTATATTTATAGTTATTGTAGTAGTTGGACAAATTATTGATAATTTAAGAGTAGCTATAAATATGACTTTAATAATGATTGTATTTCTTTTTTCGGGATGTATAGTTTATGAAAGTATAAGTTATGTAAACAGAAAGATAAAATATTTAAATGGAAATACAAGATATTTTAATAAAGTATTTTATGTTCAGAGGTATTATGATTTACCTAATGAAGAGTTTATTTGGCGTTTTTGGATAGTAGGTTTCTATTTTGATACAGGTAAAAAATATATTGAAGAAGAATAGTGGCAACTAAAAAAGAAGAAGATAAAATAGTTATCAAAGCTTTTCGCGATTCGAGCTCGAATTGGTGGGTGGGTTATAAGCATTATTGTTTAAATGAAAATAATATTCTTCAGTTTGTTTGTGGCGGAATAGAAGATAAAAAAGAAACAGAAGCTATTCAAGATTTTGTAAAAAGAAATAAAAAGTCTTACGCAAAGAGGTCTCCAAGTATGCTTGAAATAGAAGAAAAAGAATACTCTATAATACCCTTTGGAAAGATGTCAGGAAAAACAACTCAAACAATAGTTGAAGAAGATAAAAGATATGCGCGTTGGTTATATGATTCAGTTACAGATAGTAAGATAAAAATGGAGTTAAAAGAGTTATTAAAGATAAAGTAATTATGGATAAATATAAAATAATTTTTAGTTCTTCTCTTTCTTTTGCCGAAAAAATTAAAAAAGCAGAAGATTTAGCGAAACATGAAATTCAAAAAACAATAAACAGTAATATTAAAAATGCTTTTAAAGAACAAATAGTTTGGAGTGAGTTTACTAAAAATATCAAAGAGAAAGAAGAAGTTTGGAAAAAACATACGGTGTACTATTATGGTAACCTTTATAATTTTGATTCAAAAGATTGGAGATTTTCCGAAGTAAAAGATAAAAGAGAAAAAGCTGTTTTTGAAAAGTTAGTTTTACATAAAAATGTTCAAGGATTAAAACAAAATCACATAAATGATTATAACGATTATTTAGATTATGTCAAACACGTATAGAAAAGATAGAAACGGCAAAAAATACAAAGAAAGTTTGAAGAAAAAAGAAGCTCGATATAAATGTAGGTGTGAATACTGCACAGGAGTTTCTAAAAATTTAATTTGTGAGAAAATCGCCGAAAAAGAATTAAAAAGACAGATAAAAAATGAAACAGAAAATTGAAGAATTAATACAGCACCACAAATCAGCTTGTGAAGAAGTTTCTGAACTTTTAAATGAACTTCATGGATTAGAAGGCAAGGATTTTGATAGTATATCAGAATTAGTAGATAAGTATTCTGAAGAGCTTGCTTTGAGAAGAGTTTTTATTAGTCAGTTGGAAGATTTAATTTAGAAAGTATGGACACAATTATAAAAGATACCTGCTATAAAGGTACAAGAATATTATTAGGAAATGAAAAGCAAGAGTATTTACAAAAATGCCGTGAATATTTAAAAGCAGAAGGTTTTACAGAAATTCAAATTCCTATTATTCAACACGCTGAAATTTTCGCAGGAAAAGTGGGAGAAGAGAATAATAATATGATGTATAACTTAACTGATAGAGGCGGAAGGAATTTAGTACTAGCTCCTGAGTACACAGCAGTTGTTCAAAAATTAGCATCAACTTATTTTAAGAATCAAAAAAATGTAAAACTGTTTTATATTGCTGAATGTTTTCGAGGAGAAAAGCCTCAAAATGGACGCTATCGCGAATTTACACAATTAGGTGTTGAAGTATTAAATCCAACAAAAGAATATGATTTATTAGAAACAGCACAAGATTTGATAGAATTTATAACAGATAAATACTATACTCAATGTGGTGTAACAAGAGGTTTGGATTATTATAAAGAAGGAAAAGGATTTGAAATAAGTTGTGAAGAATTAGGAAGTTCTAAGCAAGTTTGCGGAGGAGGAGAATATGAAGGTGGAATTGGGTTTGCTATTGGAGTTTGCCGTCTAATGTTATTAAAGTAAAAATATGGATTTTAAATGTACTTGCCTAAATTCAGGCACAAATAGTTTTACAGGACATTGTGATAGATGTGGAATGAGTAAACCTTCAAATGGTACAATTGTAGTTTTTGATACAACTCTTCCGCCACAAACAGTACAAGAGTTTATTAAAGAACACGCTTCTAAACAAACTGTTGAAGAGGTGGTTAATAATGTTAAATTAGGATTAAAGTTTTCTATTGAAGATTTACCTAGATATAACAACTACTCATTACATGATAATCCATGTATGGTTAAAAATAAAGACGGTAAGTATATTAAATTAGAAGATGTTTTATCTTTATTTTCGAGCGAAAAAGAATAAAAAACAGTTAAAATAAAGTTAAACACTTTGTAAATTTAAAAATAAAACATTACCTTTGCTATATGAAAAAATATAAAAAGTTAGATTTAAACACTGAAGATTTAGAAAGTTTATCTAATTCAGATTTAAAGAAGATAGCAGACTATGAATTAAGACAATATCTTTTAAGAAGAGAAGGTGATGTTAATTATATTTTTTGCCCGCTAAAAAATAAAAATTACCCAAAAGAAAATATGCAAGTAGCTCATTATATAGATAGAGGAGTAATGAATACGCGTTATGATTTAACTAACTGTCATTTAGTAAGTAAACAATCTAATGAGTGGGACGCACAAGTTCCTAAAGAAGGTTATAAATCTTTACATCATTTTGACTATGAGCAGTATCTTGGGAAACAAATAGTTAAAGATTTAAAAGAGAGAAGTAAAGAAATAAAAATATTTTACAAAGACGATTATATAGAAGTAATAAATAAGTTTAGAAATAATGAGTAAAGATTCTTGGGCAATATTAAATCACCTTATTGAGGATTATTCTGAAAATAGAGAAAGTTATGATTTAGAAAAACTTCAAGCTTTAAGAGAAAAGATAAGTTTAAATTTGTTTTTTTTATCTGACAGTTTTTCAGAATATATTTCTGACTATGATAGAAATGAGCATGTAAGAAAATCCAAAATGGCGGAAAGAGAACAGTTTTGGAGAACTCAAAAAGATGATGATGGAAAGTCAATGACGATTGCAGAGGCAGCTAATAGAGCAAGAATAGAATGTAATGAAGAGGTAGACAATTGTAAAGAATCATTAAGAAAGAAAAAAAGGGCAGAAATAGTATTAATGTCAGTTCAACAAATTCTTAATTCAATTAGCTCACGTTTAAATATAATAAAAGATAAATAGTAATAAATGGCAAAAAAAGAAAAAACAGAAGACGGAGAATTATCAGCAATTGATAAGATGTATGCTAAATACAAAAAAACAGAACAAATTTTTGAAGCTCCAAAATCATTAGAGGATATTGACACAACAGTAGAGAGGCTAAAAAGTCCATTGTTGTCTCTAGATAGGTATTTAGGTGGAGCACCTGCTTATGGAAAAATAACTACATATAATGCTTTTGCTTCTTGTGGTAAGACTTCTTTAGCTTTAGCTATTGCAGGTGTAAACGAAGATAAAGTTATTGGATTTTGTGATAATGAATTTAATTGGACAGATTCTTCTTATTTATGGATTGATAAATACTTTGGAATAGAGAAAGAACGTATTCATATTTTACAACCTACTTATCTAGAAGAAGGAGCAGAAATGGTAGAAGACCTTTGCAATGTTTGCGATATTGTTATTTTTGATGGTTTTGACTCATTAGCTCCAAAAGCAGAGTATCAATCTACTATGGAAGAACAACAAATGGGAGCTCAAGCAAGAGCATATAAAAAGTTTTTCCGCCGTTCTATGGGTAAAATTTATAAATCAAAAGCTGCTTTAATTGTTACAAACCATTTGTATGACAATATTGGTAAAGATGCCGTATACGAACCTTTAAAAGCACCAGGAGGAAGAGCAATTTTAGACTTTTCAAGTCAGATGTTAAATTTAACAAGAGGTAATATTTTTGATAAAGATAAAAAAATTATAGGTCAAGATGTTAGAGTTGAAATTAAAAAAGATAAATTATCAGGAAACAGAGGTGTAAAATTTAGTTTACCTTATGATAATAAAATGGGGTTTGATATAGAAAGAGATATTGTAAATAATGCTATTGATTTAGGAGTCATTAAAGTAGCAGGAAGTTGGTATTCTTATGACACTACAAAATTAGGACAAGGTATAGACACAGTTACAGACTTACTAAGAGATAATCCTGAGTTATGTTTAGAGATTGTAACTTTATGTAAAGAGAAATTCTAAAAACAGCGAACAAGGCTCTGTAGTAGCTAAATTCCAAACCTGTGAGCCTGAGGAAGGAACTTCTTTCCAAGACCCGAAACACGAGTAAATCTAATAGTAATATATTAGGATTGTGTAGTGAAGCAGTTAGGGAATTTAATTTTAAAAATATGGAAATAACATTTAGAACATTTAACGGATTAGCAGGAGACTTTCACGAGTTACTTATTGCAGAAACTGATTGCGGTATTAAAGAGTTTACATTGTTTGATAGAACTTCTTTTCTCGGTTTAAGTTTTTATTTCGCGCGAAAAAAGTTAATAAGAAGAATTAAAAATCAAAAAATAGTGTTATGTTAAATAGAGATTATGCCACCAAAGAAGACTAACGAAAAGGTAGAGTGGACTTATAAAGGACAAACTATAAATAAAATAGAACAAACTCCTGAAAATTCTTTTGCATTTATTTATAAAATAACACTTGAAGATGGCAGGTATTACGTCGGTAAAAAGTACATGTATAAGCCTAATTACACAAGTGGTAAGAATAAAGGAAAACCAAGAGGAGTTTATCCTTGGCAAAGTTATATATCAAGTTCTATTGAACTGAAGAAGCTTATAAAAGAAGGGATAAAATATAAAAAAGAAATCCTGTTTTTTACTTTTTCTCGCGCCGAAACAACTTATAAAGAAACAAAAGAAATTTTAAATGGAGCTTTAACAGACCCAAACTGCCTTAATTATTGGGTAAAAGCTACAATTTATAGTAAGCACTTAAAACCGAACAGCTAAAAATTTATGACACAAAAGAAATCACCACCAAAAAGAGAAGTTAAGAAACAATCAAAAATTGCAGAACACGGATTAACAGCTAGTAGAACAACAAAAGAGGCAGTAGAACTAAAACCTCACCAAAAACCTGTTGCTAATTTTTTAAGGTCTTATGATATTTCTATAGTTTTAGCTAAAGCAGGATGTTCAAAAGATTTTGTTCAAATGTTTAGAGCTATTGATGGTATTAAAAATAAAGAATTTGAAAGGATTGTTATTACTAAGCCAATAGTTGAATTAGGTAAGTCTGTTGGATTTCTACCTGGATTAGATGAAAAATTTGACCCTTATCTTAAAAGTTTTTATGATGCTATAGATAAAATAGTAGGTAAAGAACACGCAAATACTATTAAATCTAAAGTTACTTTTGAACATATAGGTTTTCAACGCGGTAATACTTTTCCTGAGCATTCAGTAATTATTTTAAGCGAGGCTCAAAATATGACAGCACATGAAGCTATTAGTTATGTTACTCGTTTACCTGAGTCTTCTAAATTATTTGTGAATGCTGATGCAATTCAAAGTGATTTAGGTATGAAATCAGGGTTAAACGACTTTTTAGAGAGTATGAGTGGAGTTGAAGGTGTTGGTATTGCTATATTAGATGATAGAGTTCATCAAATGCGTAGAAAAATAATTAATGATATAACAGATAATTATTTAAAAATATTAAAAAGACAAGGTAAGTTTTTTGAATTAGATAAAAGTAGATTTAACTATATTGAACTTTAATTAAAATAAATTTGTACAATTAAAATATTTGTTGTATATTTGCAAAAGAAAATTAGAAAAGGAGATTATAAATATGTTTACTGAATCTTGTTTTTATATAGTGAGGTAAACGCTTTATCTAATTCATTAAAGAAACAAACTCAGTCATCGGTGAGTTGAGAGGTGTCAGGAAGTGAGGAAAGTAATAGTATCCGATAGAGCTGTGAAAAACTTGCTGTGTAATATCCTCTCTGTTTCTTTATCTTTTTTGCGCAAAATAAATAAAATAAAATTATGACACACGAACAAATTAAAGATTACTTAAAAAAGTACAGAATTGATTCAGAAGAACAATTAGCAAAACATATTGAAGAATTAAAGAGAAATACTGTCCCTAATAATGAGATTATATTTCCTTTGGTTGATTTGTTGGTGAACGAAAAATCTGTTCTTAATTCTTTTTTCGCGGAAAATAAAAAACAAAGAATTACAGAATCTTTTGCAGAAGCAGGAAAAAGAAATAGATGTTCTCCACAATGTTTTTGTGATGGTAGTTGTAAAGTAGAAAAAACTTTAAAAAACATAACTCAACCTTATTCAAGAACAGTAACTCCTTTCTTCTTAGATGAGATGTTAGGTAAATGTTCTACTCAATGTTTTTGCGATGGAAGTTGTAAAAAAGAGTTAAAATTAACAGATACTTACACTTCTACTCGACACAAAAGTAAATCAGGAGAAACACATAAAGAAATTGCAGGAGATTTAGAAGGAATAAACAGACCATCATCAACACATAATGGATTACAAAAATACATTAATAAATTAGAACAATATAAAGACGACGTAATTACAAACAGCAACAGAGGAGAAAAGGATATCATAGAACATTTTCAAGCATCTGTAGTAAGTGAATCAGGAGAAAACCTTTACTTTGATAGCGATTCTAATTTAATTAAAATTGATGCAAAAGAAACACAAACAGCTTATAAAGAGACAGCAGGAAAATTATTTTATGAGTTAGATTGGGGATTTATTACTCAAATGGCTGAACGAATGGCTTCTAATAAAAAAGTTAGTAAGTATGACCTATGGAATTGGAAAAAACCTATGACTCCTAAAGGTATTGAAGACTTAAAACAGGCAACATTAAGACATTTATTGGAAGTATTAGAAGGAAGATATGAAGATGATGGAAGACAATTTGGACATTTAGAAGCTATCTCGGATAATATGATGATGATAAACTACCAATTAAAAAGTTAAATAAATCTTAATAAAGTTGCATGATTAAAATATTATTCGTACATTTGTAAAATAAAATTATAACACTTATTTATAGCAAGTGTTAGGCTTGGGAGAGTTTGGAAGCTACAAGAAAAACTAAATTAATTATTAATAAGCTGAAGGCAGTAAATATATTAACACCTGCTACAAGCTAAACGTTAGCAGTAATATTAAAGACGTTAAACTGCTGAAAAATATTATGGTATCAGAGAATCTAAAAATACTATTAGATGAATTTAATAGTGAAGTCCATACTCTTTCAGAAGAATCAAAAGAAAAAACAGAAGAGTTGTTAGAATATATTTCTAATTATTTAAGATTTGAATATGATAATTATAGCAATCTTTTAAAAGACGAAAGTTACATTAATTTTGCAAGACAATATATTGCAGAAGGGAATGAAAAAAACATACGAGAAATGCTTTCTCCTGTATTAACTGTTAAGACAAGAGATTTAGGTAGAGATATAAAAAGCAGATTTCTCAATCTTCTAAATGTTCCTGAATAGCTTTAGTTCCGTGCATATTGAAAAACTTATCCAATATTACTTTATCATCGTAAACTAAATTTTCAAATTCTTTTTCTAAGTATTTTCTACAATATGCTTTATAAGAATCTATTTTTTCTTGTTTAGTCATACTTAAATCATCTTTTTTATACAGAATTAAAGACGTGTCAATAAGAGTTAAAACTTTTTTAAAATCTCTTAATGTTATTTCAGTTAAATCAGGTATAATTATATTAGAAAAGAAGTTATCTTCAGACATAAGTAAAAAATTTTGACCAAAGATAGTAGAAAATATTTAACTTTACAAAAATACTACTGCTAACAGCGGTTTGTAAAAATTGCTGTTAAAGGCTAAATTGAAAGTCCGTTTCTTGCGTGGATTCGGCAGAGAAAAAATTAAAAATAACGGTTTGTACTTGCACGCAACTTTTACAAGCCACAAAACGTTGTACCTCATTGTAGTATAACGTTGTAAAAAACGACGTAAAAAATGACAGACAAAGAACAGTCAGACTTAATGAATTGGAATTACTTAACAGCTTTGTATACAAAAGTTAAAGACAAAGTAAAAGAACCACTTGGAAATGTACAATTTTTAGAAACTATGTTGAAAGAAGCAAAACTTATGGAACTTATTCTTGCGGAAAATTTTTCTCAAAAAAGCCTTGATACAGACGTTCAAGTTCTTTACGAGTTTCGCCAAAAGAGTCGACCATAAGATTAAAGAAGATTACAGTTTCTACTGTGTAATAAACAAAACCATTTATAAAAACTTCTTCTGTTTTTGGATAATTAATATAAATAAAATCTTTTAAATCATATTCTATTTTTTCTTTTTCCAAAAAAGCGTTGTTAACTTTTTCTAATGGTTCTATTGATTCTGTTTCAAGATTTTTTATAAAATCCGAAAATAGCTTTAATTGTTTGTTACTTTCTGCTTTGAAAGAATTTTTAGCGTTATTGTCTATAGTATTAAACTCTTCTTGTGTGTAAAATTTCATAAGTAAAATTTTTACCAAACTTACAAAAAATAAACTAAATTTGAAAAGCGGAAGCGTGAAAAAACAACGAAGGTACAACAGCGGTTTTGCTCAATGGCGAAGTTCAGGATTTATCAGAAAAGTTTCGGCGAGAAACTAAAAACAGTAAAAATTTATTAACGGCAGTGCTTATTCCTCGCCACTAAGCAAAGCCACAAAACGTTAAAATTATCTTAAATACTTGCACAATTCAAATAAAAGCAGTATATTTGCATTATAATTAAAAACAATAAAATATTAATAAATTTTGAAGAGACTATATTTAACCGCTGTAGTTACAGTTCCTTCTGAGGAAGGTCAAAAAAGAATTGATGAAGCTTTAGAGAAGCAAAATTTACCTTCTTCTCAATCTGTTTTTCGCGACGAAAAAGGAAGAAGTAGAGCTGATTGGGAAACTATTTTAGGAGATGAAAAAGTACCTGATTGGTTTGCGCAAGAGGAAGATGAATTTTACAAAACTAGTCCAAGTTCAGAAATCGACGAAAATGGTTACATGAATCTTGCTCCTGAAGAACTTGAATATGAATTTTTAGATTATTTAGTTCCTCTTAAAAATATTATAGATGTTACAGATACTCAAGAGATTGGTTCTATTATTATTCTTAAAAATGGAATGTCAGTACATGTAGAAGAAACAGTTGAACATATTAATTTTATGATTTATATGTTAACTATGAGTTGGTGGGATAGATTAAAATTCCGTTTTTCTAACTTTTTCGCGAAAAAATAAATAAAATTATGAAAAATTACGTAGTAGGCATTCTTTCATTATTTGATAATGACCTAAAATTATTTAAAGTTACGGCAGAAAATAAATATCAAGCGGTAAAGCAAGGCATGTTAGATTTTTGTGAAAACGGAGAATCTAAACAATATGAAATTGATTTTCAAAATTCAGAACAATATCCTGATAATTACGAAGATTTATTTTATGCTTATGAGGAAGTACCTTTTAATGTAATAGAAATTTAAAAATAAACAATTAATTAATAACAAGTACAAACAAACACTATGACGTACAACAATTTTAGCATTAGCTCAGGAAAAGGTAAATTATACCTTAAAGAAAAACAACCAACACAAGGATATGAAGAAGTATCTTATGGAACAGAAGGTAAAAAAACTTATCATCAGTATCACGATTCTATCAAAGGTATGCCAAAATACTTCGATGTAAAAGAAGTACAATACGACGGAAAAACTTTAAAATTTATGGAATTATCTTTAGTAGATGGAGATGTTTCTAATAAAGTTTCAGTTCCTTTAAAAAACACTAAAGGGGGGTACACAGATGAAGCAAGAGCTTTACTTTCAGCTTTAGTAGGAATGGATTTAAATGAAGAAGTTACTTTATCTACTAAAACAACTACAACAACAGGTAAAAATGGAAAAGAGTATAAAAACTTAAATATTTATATTAATTACGTTAACCGATTAGGAGATAATGGTAAAGGAGCTTCAACAGGATTTATTCCTTATAATGAAATTCCAGCTCCTATTGAAAAGATTGTTGCGGGAGATAAAACTTGGGATTGGTCTCCACAGACAGAGTTTTTCTATGGTAAGTTACAAGAGGTTCAAGCTAAGTTCCAAAACGGACAAACAGCTCAGTCACAAGTAAATACAGAAGCTCCTAAGATTCCTATAGCTACACCTGCTGAAGCATTTCAGCCAGCAACAAATGTAAAAGAAGCTCCTCACGATGATTTGCCTTTTTAACATAAATTTAACATAAATAAAACATCTCCCACAAGGCTAGGGCATTTCCCTGGCGAGAGTTAAAGCTCTTTTGAGTGGGAGATTAACTTAAAAACAAAAAAATGAATCCACACGAATATTCGTACACAGGCGAAGAGCTTGTAACAATTAAAGCAAAAGAATTAAACTTACTAAAAGTTGCGGTAGAACAAGGAATTGAAAATGCAACTATAAGAGTTTTTGAAGAGAGAACTGAATGGTTAGACACAGAAGGCAATACTGTTGAAAACCCTTCTAAAGAGGATATTGCTTATGGAAAAGTAAGACAAATTACAAACATAGGAGAGACTTTTAATCCAAGTAATCTTAAAATAAGCTACGACCCTACAAAACTTACTCAGGAAATGCTAATGGCTCAAGAGCTTTTATTAGATATTCATTTGAGAAATATTACTGAAGGAGTTGCAAAACCTATTAATGAATTGATTGATGTTAAAGCTAATTAAAAAAGGATTGGGGCGGGAATGTTCATTTCTCGCCTTTTCTAAAGAAAAGATTTTTAATCACGATACAAATGAGTGGACTACTTATGATTGTTTTCGCGCCGTAATGGGTAAAGACAAAGTAGTTATTCCAATTGAAAAAGGGATTTCACAATTAGATAATGATGATTATGGACAGTTATATGCAATATTAAAAGATAAACAATATTTACAAGATGGACAAAGAAGCTAAATTACAATATGACGCATTCTTAGAGGCAGGGGATTTAGAGATGTTATTACCAGGAGCGTCAGGTGAGTGGGAAAAAGATAAAAAGTTATTTATTAAAGCTTATCAAGCACATAAAGAATTGTTAGAAAAATTAAATATAAATTAAATGAGTAGAATTTTAACAGGTGTAGATGCTAAGAAAAAGCTAATTGACGGCGTAAATTTAGTAGCTGACATTGCTAAAGTTACTATGGGTGCAGAGGGTAAAACAGTTTTTATTGAAAGAGCTTTAGATTTAATGCCTTATGCTACAAAAGATGGTGTTACAGCCGTAGATGCAGTTTATGGAAGAGATTCTTTTGAAGAGATGGGCGTTAAAATTGTAAAACAAGCTGCTGGGAATGTTGCAAAAAAAGAAGGAGACGGAACAACTTCGGTTTCTGTGCTTACTCAAGCCTTAGTTAACGGAGGTTTTAAGGCTTTAGAAGATTATTCTCACGTAGCTTTAAATAAAGAAATACATGAAACACACTCACTTATTTTAAAAGAACTTGATAAATTAACAAGAAAAACAAATTACCAAAATAAAAAATATATTGCTACAATTTCCGCTAATGGAGATGAAGAACTTGGAAAGTTAATTGCAGACTTGTATGAAGAGCTTGGAGATGATGTAGCTATTACAGTGAAAGAAGGTGTTGGTAAAAAAACGGTGGCAACTAAAGTTCAAGGACTTGTTGTAGAACGCGGAATGGCACTACCTTATTTTGCTGATAGTGATAAACCAAACAGTTTGAATTTTTTAGGCGGAGTTAATATCTTAATTGTTCGCGGAAAAATTGAGGATGTAAACCAAATCCATGCACCCTTATCAAACTGTATGGCTTCAGGAAAAGCTTTATTAATTATGGCAGATGATGTGGATGAAGGGGTTATGAAAGTAATTGTTAAAGCACGTCAAGCAGGTAACGCAAGAGTTTCAGTCACAATCAACAACGACTATGGAAACGGTAGAAAAGATGAAGCTTTAGAAGATATCTGTTTAGTTACAGGTGCAAGAGCTTTAGATTTGCGAGTTTCTAATTCAGATTATAAGTTTGGAGAAGTTAAAGAAGTTTTCTCAGACCAAAACCAAACAGTTTTAATTCCTGAAGGAGTTAATCCTAAAATTCAAGAGCGAGTATTAGAATTAAAAGCTATTGCTGAAGAATCAGATGAATTTGAAAAAGATTTTATTTTAAAACGTATTTCTAACTTACAAGCAGCCGTTGCTGAAATCACAGTAGGTGGAGCAACAGATATGGAAATTAAAGAACGTAAGGATAGAGTTGACGATTCAGTATTAGCTGTTAAGTCTGCTATTCGTGGAGGTTTTATTGCAGGAGGAGGGACAACATTGTTTTATATCTCTGACAAACTAAAATCAAAAGTGAAATCAGTGGGTGGTAAAATTCTTTTAGAGGCTATTAAAGCCCCAATGTTACAGATTCTTTCTAATGCTAAAATTGAACCTCCAAAAAAGTTATCTTATGGTAAAGGAATTGATGTTAGAAAAAGAAAAGTGGTAGATTTATTTAAGGCAGGAGTTGTAGATTCAGCTCGCGTTACAAAAAGTGCTTTAGAGAATGCAATATCAGTTTCTACTGTTATTTTTACAACAGAAGTTTTAATTTTAAATGAAGACCCTAAATGAAACCATACAATAAATTAATTATAGTATCTAAAACGGATGATATTTTAGACACATCTAAGAAAGCGATTTTAGAAGCTGTTGCTGATGATTGCGACACTTACTTAAAAGACTTAATAGGAAAAGAAATGTTCTTCAGATTGAACGGAGCAGAAGAAATTAAAAAAGAAGACGGAAAAATCTTCTACTTATTAAGACAAGATAGTTTATTATACTCAGAGCCATCCTAATTTAGGGTGGCTTTTGTTTTTAAGTATATTTTAACAAAAATAAGTTTGTAATTATAAAAATAAATTGTATATTTGCAGAAGAGATATAATAATGATAGTATATAGAACAGATGATACTTACAACTAAAGACATAAACGGAGAAGATATCAAACTATTAGTAGACGACTCTGTAGGTAGGTTTATAAAGACGAACGCCGTTATAGAACAAGAAAGTGGCGGACAAAAACTTTATAAGATAAATAATATAATTTACACTTTTGAGGACTAATAAAATGAAAGTATTTGAACAGCATTTTGAAAAAGATACCTTTGACACTATCTACACTTCAAAAAAGAAATGGTTAGGAGTGTCTTCAGGAGACGATAAAAAATTAATCATAGAGCAAGATTATCAAAGAGAGACTATGATTATATATTGGAAAGATAACAGAGGTTTTGAAACAACTATATTTGAAGGTAAGTTATTACACACAAATGATGAAATTTCAACTCTTTTAGGTTGGTTAGAGATAAATAAATTTTTAAAATGGAAAGAATAAATATTATACGCGAAGATATATTTAATTGGGAAAGTTTAACAAATAAACTAACAGAACAATTTTTATACGATTACTTCGACGACATAAATCCTGACTATTGGTGGGTTTCAAATGATGTTGGTGGAGTTTTAAACTATGGGGATTATTTCTTCAGTTTTGATACTATTTTAACTTGTTATAAATTAGATATTACTTTTGAGCAGTTAATCTCTTGGTATGACTTCTGTTTAAGTAATCAATCTGTTAATATTTCTTTGGCGAAATATATTTTAAGCCCGCAGGAAAGAAAAGAAGCGGAAGAAAAACATTTAGAAGAATTAAAAAACAGAGTTGAGTTGGCGGAGAAAGAATTTAAAAAAGCGTTAGATGAATATTCAAATAAATAAAATAGGAAATATGTTTACAGCTTACGTAAAATTTAGCAATGGTTTAGGTATACAAGCAGTAGGTAGTACAGAGCAAGAAGCTGTGAGTAACATGTGGGGAATGTATAAAAGGGAAATAAATAAAGTAATATGATAAAGTTAAATGAAGAAGAACTTATTAAGTTAGGTTTTGAAATTGTAAAATGGCAAGAGCCTTCACAAAATGTAGGAATGGACAGGTTTTGGGGGTTTGATTATGCAATTATGAGAATAAATCAAAAAACAGGTAAAGGAGATGATTTAATTATAAGATTTAGAGAAAATAAGTTTATTTTAGATGATTTCTACGGTGTTAGATTTTTTACAGTTGTTGATATAGAAGACTTAATAAAAGCTTTAACTAAAAATTCAAAATAAAAATGGAACAATTAAATTTACATAGAATTTGGCAGATAATAACTAAAGTATCTGAAGAGCAAGATAAAATGCACGAGCAAGATTTGTACGTTTACTTATTGAACTCTCGTTCTTACTATGTTCCATCTGATTTTGAAAACTTTTTAAATTATTTTTCTTTTAAAGTAGAGAAAGAATACGTAGAGGTTTTTAACTATGACCCTGTGCCGTATGAAAACGATTACAACGATGATATTTTCTACATGCCTAAAAAGTTGTTAACAATGACTGACCAAGAGCTTGATGTTTGGGTAGAGGAAAAAATTCAAAAAGAACTGAAAAGAATTGAGCGTGATAAAATCGCCGAGAAAGAAAGAATAAAAGCAGATATAGATAGGTTGAATAAACAATTAGAAAGATTATGAGTGTAAGTAAAGAAACTTATTTAATCTACGGATTAAAATTTGATGGAGATTTTACTAAGGAATATTGGGGAAAAGATTTTAGAGAAGAAACAGAATATTTTAACAAAAAAGACAGCGGAAAGATAATGTTTTTAACGGATGGTATGAATGGAAATTACACTTTTTTTGGTCAGATTATAGAACTTGGTAATAGGGGTGATTGGTATGAAGATGAAATCAAAGAAGTTGAATTAAACACTTTTCGTTCTCAAGCTATAATCTATGCAGAATTTATGAAATTATATCCTGAGTCAGAAATAAAAATAACAGATATTAAACTTTACTACGTACCACATTACGTATAAAATAAAACGTATATCGCAATATGAAATATAAAAAATTTAGAAAAAACTTTGAAGAAGACATTCTCCCAAATAAACCTGAATTTATAAGAGAAGGACAAGCTTTAATGAATTACCTTGGAGATGTTTGGTTAGAAGAGTGTAAAAGACTTTCTTCTGTTCACTATTATGATGAAACAAATATTGATTGTTTTTACAACGACTCATTAATACCTAACACTTGGAAACATTTAGAAAAAATTTGGAAAAACTACCCTAATTAAATTATGAAATTAACAACACACATTAGAAACCTCATTTTTCTGTGGCGACAAAGAGATAAAATAGGAATACCAAAAAACGCAGACGCAGAAGTAATATTAAGAGTTACTAAAAACACTTACAAAAGAAAAAACAGTTGGGTGAGGAATCAAGTGGCACTCTTAATTAGAAAAATCCGAAAAGAAAAACCTTATAAAGTTCAAGACTATTCTAAAGCAAAAGAGTTTTATGAAAATCAACCTGAACCTATAGACTTCAGTAAAGTAAAAGAAGGAAGTTACGTAGTAAAACATACAGAAGAATATGCTGTAAAAGGGAAACGATGGTGTGAGTATTATATTAACTTCACTTCAGGAACAGGTGTTTTTAAAGTTAGAAAGTGGAATGATAAGTGGGGATATTTTAGATTAGAAGATTACAAAGGTTATGATGGAACTTACAGTTTAGATATGGAAGATTCTATTGTTTTTCGTTTCGCCACAAAAGAAGAAATAGAACAGTTTAAAATCGCGCGAAAAAACTATAAACAGAAGAAAAAAGAAATAGACATCCTTCAAAAACAAATAACAAAACTTTATAAAGAATTATGAACATAGAAACTAAATATAATTTAAATCAAGATGTTTGGTTTATGTATAATAATAAGCCGAGAAAAGACAAACCTTTTAAAATAGAATTGAGCTATGATGCTAAAAAAGGTGAACAAAAGGTGTATTATACTTTTCCAAAATTATTTGATGTTCAGTATTTGTTAGATGATACATTAGAAGAGTTAAATATTTTCTCCACAAAAGAAGAATTAATAAATAGTTTATGAAAATAACAGAAGTTAGGATAGTAGAACAGCAGTGGTATGAAACTGAGTTGTCAAAAACAGGGTGGGACTCTTTTGGATGGGTATTTAAAGATAGCGGAGCTAACGCTGAAGTTGAAGGTTGGGAGATTATACAGATATTAGTATATGATAAATTTATAAATCCTATTTTAGGAATCGCCGAAAAAGAAACCGAAATATGAAAATAACTAAGAAAAAAGAAGTAGTGACAGAAGAGATAGAATTACTTCCAGGAACATATTATTTTGAATGTTATGAAGGCAGTTATCATAAAATAGTTTTAGAAGAGGATGAAGGTTTTGACTATGTTTTAGAATCTATTGAAAATTATGCAAGTCCTTATGGAATCAGAGTGAGAAAAGATTTCATAGTTGACCAAGAAGAATTACCATACAAATTTGAAGCTTTTATTTTGGGAAAATCGGGCAAAAAGATTGAAAAAGAGGAGTTTGAAAAAGAAAGGCAAGAAATATTAGAAAAGTTACAATAAACCTAAAACCACACAATAAACCTATTAAGTTTATTATGCAAAAACAACTTTATTGTGGAAAATTACTATGAAGAAGAGGTGGAATGTGTCCACATGTATTTAGATAGCTTAAACATACCTAGAGAAGATGATAAAGATACCTTTTCTTTGGTCGGGCGAATAAAACAATTAGAGAAAAAATATTTAAAAGAAATGTCAGAAGTAGAAAATTATTATTTAAATGAGAATAAAATTTAAAATAAGAAATAAAAAGTGGAAAACTATTCATCTATACACTGATAAAAAAGAAATTATAATTAGATTATATAAGTTTTATCCATTTATTAAAACAGATATTTATTATGAAACCATATAAAGTAAAACATGTACCAACAGGATTATATTATCAACCTCATAAACACAGAGGAAGTCATTTATCAAAAAGCGGAAAGATTATCAGAAGCAACTTGGCAACCTGTAAGTGAAGTATGAATGTGTCTCGAAGACAATAAATAAAAACTCCTAATTTACAGGAGGGTTTAACTAATTTTGTAGATTGAATATAATTTAGTATCTTTGTATTTAAATCCGCCAAGATAGAAAATTTTAATAATTGCCCTCTCTACTTGTACTTGGCGGTCTTGTATTGGGGGCATTATTGTTTTTAATTATGAATGAAAAAGTAAATTATGATGGTGTCAAGTTTGGAATGTTGACAGTATTAGAAGACGGTAACGGTCTTTATGAAGGTAAACAAAAAAGAAGGTCTGTTGTTTGTAAATGTGATTGTGGTAACACAAAAGAAATACTACTAAGACAAATTATCAGAAATAATCAAAAATCTTGTGGATGTTTAGCCCCAACTAAAACAGAAGTTAGCCCAGGAGACTCTTTTGGTCTTTGGAAGGTTATTAGAGAGACAGATGGTTATTTTAAAGATGGTAAAAAATTAGACAGAGCTTTTGAAGTAGAATGCGTTTGTGGAAAGCATAAAGAAGTTAGTTTGCAGTCTTTAAAAACAGGAGCTTCTAAAAGCTGTGGTTGTCAAGGAAAAATCCGCGAAGAAAAAACTAAAAAAGAAAAGATAATACCAACAGACACAGAAGAAGAACAATGGAAACAATCTATAAACTACCCAAAGTATTATATAAGCACACTAGGGAGATTATTTCATTATGAATCTCAGGTTTATATACAAGCTAAAGATAAGCACGAAGTAAGAAAAGATAAGAAGCACATTTGTATAAGAACAGAAATGTATTTAACTTTTATAGGAGAGTATGATAACAGTTATCTTAGAGTTTGTGGAGACTTAAATATAAATTCTTTGTATTTACAATATGTCCAAAAAATAAAAAATAAGTTTTACAATATTTATAGAGCTATGAACAAAAGGTGTTTTGACACAACCTGTTCATCGTATCCAACTTACGGGGCAAAAGGAATAAAAACAGAAGGCTCTTTTAAAACGTTAGAAGGATTTTTAGATTGGGTTTTATCTCAAGGAATAAAAGGAAATGAAAAGTTAGAAATAGATAGGATAGACCCTACTAAGGGTTATTATCCTGAAAATTGTAGATTTATTACTAAGGAGGAAAATATTTTAAGAAGTCTGAATTTAAGTGAAGAAGATGTTAGATTTATAAGAAGTAATTCTTTTGATTGGAATTTACACAGAGAAAAATATAACTGTTCTGATTATACGCTGAATAATATTATCGAGTACAAAACTTTTAAGGGTGTCGTTTGATGCCCTTTTTTGTTTTTAAAAATTAGTTATTCGTACTCCTGAGTGGGTGGACTAGCTATAAACCCGTATACCCCCAAAAGCTATTCCGATGTAGCCCCCTACTCTTATATTAAAGTCGTTTTACTGAGCTTATATGACTTATTGAATTTTCAAAGTATTTTAACATTTTATTTATGTTATTTATTTTCATTATAAATTATTGTTTATGTTTGTTTTATTCGTTTATTTTTTGTATAGGGTTTTTATTCTTATTTAGACTTATTATTTATTACAGTTTTTATTTGTTTTTTAATTATTTTCTTTTGCGCCGAAAATTTTAACATAAATTATTTGCATATTCAAAATATTGTCGCTGTTCGATTATCTTTTGTTTTTGATGTTATGATACATTTGTACTTATAAAAGTGCCTTAAAATGGCTTATTTTAGTTTTTAACCTTATTTTATTTTCTTTTGACGTTTTTATATAATGTACGTGTATGCGTACGTATTATACGAAAATCTTTTTAAATAAAAAAATTTATTTTGTATTGTTTATTAAATTTATTATTCTATCTTTGTACTGTTCAAATGAAACAACGTTCTTTTTTAATGTAAGCCAAAACAATACTTATTTAGATTGTTTCTAAATTTCAGAAAAAGTTTGGTTATTAAAAAATAAGTTGTATCTTTGTCTTAACAAATTGAAACAATAACAATTAAAACCTTATTTAAAATGATTATAAATAAACTAACATTAGAAGAAGTTAAGCAATTAAGAAAAGAAAGTTTAATTGCTGAATTGTATAAATTTCAAGATTGGGCGTGTAATATAGATTATATTAAAAACCCTATTGAAAGCGATATTATACAAAGTAATATTAACTTAATTGAAAGCGTTTTAATTTACAAAGAGTATTAATTTAATTCCGTTTTTTATCTTTTTTCGGGGCAAAAATAAAAAGATTTTAATATGGCTTTAATCATCTTTTTATTAGTGGTTTTAGTTAGCGGTTTTTTCTTTATTGAATACCTTGCTACTAATGGTTATTTGAATACTAAACAATATAGATTTTATTGTATTGTTATTTTTATCGGTTTTTTATTCCTTTGCGGGATTTTAGAGAATTATTGTAACATTAAAAACGGGTTTTAATTTTAAAAATAAATAGTTATGTTTGGGTATAAAATAGATGAAAACGAAAGTATTATTTTTAATACTAAAAAAGACTATATAAAAGCAATTACAGAGCTAAAAAAACAAGGTTTTGAGAAAATAACCAAAGGTTTTTGGTACAATAAGTTAACAAAACAATTTTGTAGAACTTCTGAAATATATTCAATTTAATTTTAACAGAGATGGAAAAAATTTATAAAACAATTGCAGTTAGGAATCAATCAGGAATTTTTAATAGTTCAACTTCTTTTTTGAAAGGGACAACTAAAAATTTAAAAAGCGCTAAAAAGTTAGTCCCTGAAGGTATTATATTTAAGGGAAGTTGTCAGCAAATCAGTTTTAAAGTGGCAAATTCTTGCCCTAGTGAAATTATACGAAAATACCCTAATTTAAAAATTGAAGTAGAAAAAAGTATCTTATTTGATTATAATCTTAATAGTTTTACTTTCAATTTATTAGACGTTTATGATAATATTTAACTACATTATTTATTTTTGCGGGGCAAAAAAAGTAAGAAAACAAGCCAACTACAAAACGGCAAACATTAACGGAATAGAAATCTTTTTAAATTAATAGTTATGGCACTATACCAATTACAACATACAAACGGTTATAAATTCCCTCAAATATTTGAAACGGAATCAGTAGCAAATATAAAAGATTATGTGAGAGATAATATATACGATTACTCAGACTATATAAACGAAATACATAGTTGTACTATTACTTTATCACATAGTAAAAATTGTATTATCATTTCAGGCGATGAAGATTTGGTTTATTTAGACATTAAAGAAGTAGAACTTATAAAAATATAGTTATGTCAATAGAAAACATCATCTTTGAAGATAATGACACTTTAGAGCAAATAGCAACAAAAACCGCTTTATTATATAGCGGCTCTACTGAACTTAAAAAACAAATGGAACGCTTGAAAGTTAGCTACACAAAAGTAGAGCGAGGGTTCAAAACTATTTATGTATTAAGGCATAAAGATTTTACTAACGGACGAATTGAGGTCGTATTATAAAATCCGTTTTTTATTCTTTTTTTGGCGAAAAAAATTAAAAGAAAAGTTTGTATATTAAAAAATAATTATTATCTTTGAATAATCAAAAACATTAAAGTTATGGAAATTCAGTTAACAACGCAAAAACAAATTAAAGTAGGTAGTCGATTTATCACTACTGAAACAGAAAACAAAGTAATAGATTTTAAAACCTTTGATTTATTAACAAACAAAGAAACTTTAAAATGGTTTAGAAATTTAGGAGGAAGTGAAACAGCAACAAAAAGCCACACTTCAAGAGGTTATAATATAACTAAACTTGTAAGCACTTCACCAAACAAACAAGAAAGAACAATAAGAACTTTTAATTTTAACTAACTATGCAAACTTTATATAATGGGGTAAAAATCCCAACGACAATAAAAACAAACGAAAGAGTTTTTAAAATAAAAACGTTTGATGATGATTTAGTACTTTGCAACGTAAAAACCGCAAAGAAGCTATTAAAAAAGCAAATGATTAAAAACCTTTGGCACTTGTGGGATTTAAAATTTGAGGTATTTAGTAAAGACGTTTTAAAAGATATGTAATGAAAGCAAGAGTAATAAAAGAGCATAACGGAATAAAAGAGGTTTTTCCGTTAGGTTTTGAAACAACATATACAAAGGTTTATTCAAAAGAGAGTAAAACAAGTGAAGGTTTTTATACAAGTATTAGAACAATTAACAAAGATAAAAAATTTACAAGTGTTAGCCACTATGTTGAACCACAAACAACCCCAAAAGGAACTTTTTTAGATGTTGTTTTTATAGGAGCAAATGGTTCAGAGTATAGCGGAGATTGGTTTTATAAAACAACGGGGAGAAGTTTTACAGAATTTATTGAAAAAATTGAGGAGTAATGGAAAACTTAATCATAAAACGCCAACGTTTCAACACTTACCACGAAGTCAATATAGTATGTAATTCAGCGGGAAAAGAAATAACAAGGGAATCAAACCTTAATAAACGTATAAGATACGGAAACAAAACTTATCTTTACAATGGTAAGAAGTATAATGTTTTAAAGTGGGAAAGAATTTAAAAATATAAAGTTATGAAAGACTTAATAATACAAGCAATAAACGAAACATTTGAAAAAATGGAACGTATAACACCAACACAAAAAGGTAAAGAACATTTTGTCAGTATTTTAAGCGTAAACCCTTTACAATTGGTGGAGTTTATGGAAGAAAACAACATACCAAAAGATGCAACTTTTGAGGGGCAAAATAATAGTTATGATGCTTATGATGATTTTGGCTTACATTGGGTAACACCAATTCCAACAACACAAGCAGATAAAGACAAATTTCAAAAAGATTGGTTTAATAGAAATTTCGGCGAAAAAGTAGGTTATTTATTAAAAGATAATGGTTATAAAAGAGTTCCTTATAATAGTTTGTTATTTAAAAAGTTTGAGGGGATTTGTAAATTAACAGAATTTAAAAATAGTAATTTTGATTTGTTTGTTGAGTATTTCAGTTTATTGTGGGTAAAAGAATAAAACCTTATTTAGAATCAAAATAAATTAGTAAAAAAGACAAAGTTTAATTTGTGTAATTGGATTTTTATTTCTATCTTTACACTATCAAAATATAACAATTATGGGAACAAGTAATTTTGCAAGAGGTAACACAAGTAAAGTGTTTGCAGTTTTAATGAATACAGAAGAAACTTTCAAAGAATGTACCGAATGCGGGCATAAGCATTACGATTGGGAATACAATTTGGAAACCTTAACAGAATGTGAAAATAGTTGCGAGGGTGCAACGTTTTCAGAAGAACAAACAGAATACAGAAGTTGTGAATCTTACGAATACGATGAATTTAAAGAGTATTTAAGAGAAACGGCGGAAGAAGAAATTAAAAACAGAAAAGATATTCGCTTCAAAGAAGAAAATGGAAGTGATAACGATAGAAACTATTGTGCTACTAACCTATTCAGTTTTAACACTTCTAAAATGTTTGGGGATATTGAAGTTGAGGTATCTATTATAGGGCAAATTGTAAGTGCTTATTACGAGGGTGCAAGTTTGGATTTTGAGGTTCAAATTTATAATGGGTGGGAAAGTGCAACAATAGATAATTATTGTAGTGTAGAAAATGCAGTTGAGGATTTATTTGATAATAATTGTTCTTTAATGAATCAAGGACTTTTAAAAATTCAAAGTAAAAACGCTATCAAGTGGGCGGAAAAAACTAAAACAGAATTAATTAATCTAATTGAAGAAGTATTTACAAAAGTAAGTGAGCCTTTAAACGTTTTAGGTACTTTCAGTAATGGGGAAACAATTTACGCAAAAGCATAATATTATGAAAACAGAATCTAAACAAAAAATACTTTATTGGGGAGTGAAGCCACAAATACAAAGTAGACCAACAAAAAACGCAAAAGGTATGGCGTTTACTAATGAAAGACGAGCAAGGCAAGAGGGCAAAAGTTTCTTTTATCACGCTATTATAACGCATAGAAAACAAACAGACGAAGCAAGACGACTTTCAGTAAAAGGAACTTTAGATACGTTATCCTCTTTAAATTCGGTATCAAGATACAATTTTAAAAGGTTTAAAAAAGGTTTACCACAACAAAAAAAGTCTATAAATCCTTATGCTTACTTAAAAGATTTAGTATTTTAAAATTTCCGCAAAAAAAACAGAAATAATTTTGTAAAAAAGCAAATTTTATTTGCCTACTTAAAATAAAAGTATTATCTTTACATAACTAAAAACAATAACACAATGAAAAAATTAGCAGTCTTATTAGCAGTAGCAGTTCTTCTAACCTCTTGTAGAAGTGGTTGGAGTTGTAAAAAACGTTACGTTGAGGTAACAAAATTAGAAACTAAAAAATCGGCGTAAAACAATTAAAAACAGAAAGAAAAAATGGAAAATAATTTAAACTATTTCAGATGTTACTTCTCAAACGATATGTACAAAGTAGGTAACATCATCACAGAAAAAGAATTTAACAGAGTACCAACAATTTTTAAAGGAGATTTTAAACCTTATAAACCACAATAGTTATGTATTCAGAATTAGAAACAAGAGTTAAGGAAGCATTAAAAACACCTTACGATAGAAAAGAACTAATTGATATTATTATCGATTATAGCGGGGACGAGTATGAAAACCTTGCTGATAGTTGGTTAGTTGCAAAGGAATCAGATAGTCAGTTAGCAAGCAGAGTTCAAAATATTTTAGATTATTATTTGGAAGATTAAAATAAAAGTTGTATATTTGTCAAATAATTCGATAACTAACTAACCAAATGGCGAAAAATAAAGTAGAAACAAAGGTAATTTACATTGTCTTTGATAGTCAAAACAACGTTTATGCACGTAAATACTTATCAAAAGTAGAAGATTTAACGGGAATATTAAAAACAACCCTATCAAAACACTTCAATACATATAAAGAACCTTATGAAAAAGGTGAGTATAAAGTATATAAATGTGAAAATGTTGACTTAAAAGGCTATTATAAACTCAATTTTCGATGATTAGTATAGGTAGTTGTCGAATAAAATCCGCAAAAAGAAATGAAACAGAAAGAAAAAACTATAAAAGATTGGTTAAACACACTAAAAGAACCATATAAAACAAAAGCTATACAACAAACTAATGAAGATATATTAGAATTAAAATGTAATAGTATTACAGACGCTCTACTTAAAATGTTTGAGTGGGAAAGTAGTAAGGAGGGAGATTTATTTTGGGACGAACTCTTTGAAAGTGTTGTAAATAAAGGGATTTAAACGACAACAAACGTTTACAATTAAGTGAGGTTAACCCCCAACCAACTTCTTTCATAGTGTAAAATAGTGGTAAAAAGTGGTAAAGAGTGTAAACAAATTGAAATAATGTAACTTATAAAAACATATAAAAATGGAAAAGATATTAGAAGTACAGAAAGAATATAACAGATTAAAGTTTATGTGTAGTAATAAGAAAGAAGCTATTAAAGAAGCCTTACAATTAGTCTTTAAAGGTTTACATACACCTCATATCTATTTAGATGTTTATGGAGATTTTAGTTATATCACTATTAATGATTATATTATGTTTGATAGTGGGGATATTTATAGTAAGGTTTAATTCTTTTTTTCTGTTTTTATTCTTTTTCCGCCGAATTTATTTGCACAATAAGAAAATATTACTTATAAGATTATTAACAAGGCTTTTGAGCCACTAAAACTAAAACTATGAGAACAAGCACAGATAAATTAAGAAGAATTGCAAGTTGGTTAGATTACCAAAATGAGGGTTTAAATGATAAATTTAAAAGTATTTCAGATATTGAAAAGGCTTTTGATTATTGTAAACAAAGTAGTATAGTTGAATATTTGGATAGTAGTAATATGTTCTATTTAGATAATGAAGATTATGATTTAATAGTTAAGGAAGTAACGGAACTTTTAGGTTATTCTATTTTTTAGTTTTTCTTTCTTCTGTCTTTCTTTTTCTCGCCGAAAATTAACCAATTAAAATAAAGTATTATGAGTTTATATCAAATGTACCAACAAAATAAGCCTTGTTATAGATGTATTCAGTCAGTTAAAGAGTTTACAAAAGATACAGGAGGAATTATTTGCAGAGATTTTCATATTATGAGGGAATATCCTATCGAGTATGTAGAGCAAAGTGTACCTTATTGGTTAATTAATAAATATTTTGAGAAATTAGATTAACCTTTATTTAGACTAATTATAAATTACTATCTTATTGTAGGTAGTGTTGGAATTATTTATTATCTTTACAAAAAATTGATTAACCTCTTTAAATTATTAAGGCGAAAATCCCGTTAAGGATTATTTTAAATGTTAATCAATTTTTATTTTTCTGTCTTATTTTTTTACGGCGGAATTATTAACAATTAAAAAATATTATTATGAAAAAAGTAATTTATACAATACCTTATAAAAAAAGTTTAGAACCTTCAAATGTTATGAAATATTTTGAAGAAGAATTATCAAAAACTTCTCTAAAAAAGTCTGAAATAAAAGTGGATAAAGAACTTAAAAAGTTAATAGGTTTAACGAGAATAGAATTGATTTTAGAAGATAATGATATAAGCAGTAATGTAATTCGTATTGACTTTGAAAATGGGGCTTTTGAGTTTTTAAGTAGCGGAAATAATGTACTAATATCAAAAGAAGAAATTAATTTACGTTTTAACGATGTATTAGAGGGAAGTTTAGAGTATTTAAAATCTTTATAATTTCCGCAAAAAAGAACAGAAAAACAAAACCTTAAATATTAGTAGTATGAAGCCAACTAAAAAAGATTTAAGAAAACTAATTGAAAGACTAGAGAACCAAAAAGATGATTATCCAAGAGATACTTTTGTAAATGGTTATAACAATGGAATCAACAGAGCTATACAATTAGTAGAAGAACTATTAGAAAAATTAGATTAATCTTTCACTCTCTCTCTTATTTAGAATTAGTATAAATTAGCTGTTTTTTATTCTTTTTTGCGGAAAATTAAAAAAGAATCCTTATCTTTGATTAACAATTTAAAACACAATATTATGGCAATTTACACACACGAAGAAACAGACGGAAATTTAATTAATAATTCCGCTAAAAAAGAAGTAATTGAACAAATAAAAGAAATTATTTCAGAATACGGAGGTTTTGGAACAGGAGAAGTGCAAGCAAGTTATAGTCCAAGTGTGCCAAACCAAAAAGGTAATCTACACCATTTAATTGAATATTTTAACCAAGACGATGTAGATGTTGAAGTATATGATGATGAAGTAGAAATTGATAGTTATAGTTTAACTTATGAAGAATTAGACCAAGAGAATTTAGAGTATATTTTAGAACTCGCACAAGCATATAAAGAAATTCAAGAAGAAAATTTTTAATCTGTTTCTTTTTTCTTTGCGGAAATTTTACTATCTTTACAAAACATTTTAAAACAACAAGTTATGAAACTATCAAGAGAATATATTTTAAATAATCTACACTTAGACCAAGACAACGAAAGTGTTTCTATTTACATCAGTTTTGGCGGAGAAAGGGATATTATTCCAATTTGTTATTGGCACTTTACAGAGTGGGAAGAAGATGCAGAAACGGTTGTACCTGCAATGTTAAGAGCAGTTACTTTGTTTTATGAAGATAAAGAACTTCTTTTGGAAACTTTAGATTATGATATTGATAACTTTAATTATATTTAATTATGAAAATTTTAGACTTATATAGAAAAGACCGCTTCACAAAAGAAGATGAAAAACGTATTGAACAAGCTATTGAAAACAGAGGAATCGAAACGGAAGATATTATCGAGGACTTTAAAAATTGGCAACAAGAAAAATATAATTTAAGTAATGAAGTTTTAGAGTATTTTATAGACTTTCTTGAATACTATGATAATGGTAAAACACACTATCAAAACTATCTTTCTTTTATAAATTATGCAATGACAGAAACAGAATAATTATGAACAGAAAATTAATTGAATCTTACGCAAGAAATGTTTTAAAAACTAAACAACATATAAATAGTTTTTATCAAATTGGAAATGATGTTATTATTGAGTTCTCTTACGATGAGAGATACCAACAACAAGATGATGTTTTAGTTCGTTTATTTGATTTAATCAGTTTTGTTTATTCTTCTTGTGCCAAAAAACAAAGAACCTTAAAATAACTTAATTATGGAACACTACTTACAACATACAGAACTCGACACACCAATAGAAAAATATATTGAGGTTGTGTTTGATATTAAGAAATATAGTTTTAAAATGGCTTTGATGAGTTTTTCTTTGCCCGACAAAAAACTAATAAAATACTCAATCATTAAACAAATTAATAATAAAAATGATGAGTATGAAGAACACCACACTTTGAAACAGAAGTTAACTAAAAAGCAAATTGAAGAATTTAAAAAGTATCTTTAAAATGAAAGTACAACATAAAAATAGCCAAGAAGTTTTTGATTTATCAGAAATAGTATATACAAAATTCTTTGGGACTTATGGAGATTTAGTTATGTTAATATCAAAAAAGATTTACTTTATTCCTTTTCATAGAGATAATAATGATACTTTATACGATATGACAAACGATTTTGAAATTTTAACAGAAATAATTTTGTAAACTAAATAAAAAACATTACATTTGTAAAATAAATTAAACGATATGAAAGTATTAACACAATATCAGTCAAAAGTTAGTCATTTGTTTTTCAGTTTTTTACGTGGCGAAATTTCCGCAGAAAAAGTAAAAACAGAATTAAAAACACTTGAAAAATATCATCAAGACTTAACACAAACTAAAAAAGAACTTTGGTTCAGATTTGAAAATGTAGCTTTCTCAATTAATGAAGTTTACAACGATTTAAAACAACAAAAAGATTTTCTTTTAGAACAAATTGAAAGTTCTTTAAAATTAGGTAACGATTTAGAAATTTATTACTCTTAAAATTATGAAAACAAAAGTAGTATTCAAAAAGATTTATTGGTTCAACGGAGAAAATCCAATAGTAGAAATTAACGCTATTTTTCCCGAACACTCACAAACAGATGAAAGAGGGGAAGTATTATATGAAGGTTATGCTCACATAGGACAACATACAGCTATTCACGAGGACTTTCTTAACAAAAATGAAGTAGGAGTTCACAAAGTAGAGAACGCCTCTTATAACGACTATAAAGACCTTGCTTTAGAATTAGAACAAATTGGTTATGAATTAGAAATTTTAAATTAAAAAACTTATATTATGGTATTACTTAGTATTTTATTAATTAACTTAGGTTTATCTTACTTAGTAGGTAAACAAGGAGGAAAGAAGGAAATAGGATTTGTTAATTCATTTCTTCTGTCTATATTTTTTAGTCCAATTATTTCTATGTTATTTGTTATTAATTCGCCTATATCAAAAAAGAAATTTGTTAAAGAGAAAGTTGTAAAAGAGGTTAAAAAACCAACAGATGAGGAAATTAAGCGTGAAAAATTTTTAACAAAAAGAGATATATCAATTAGAATTAAATTTTTAATTGTGTTTTTAATTATTATTATAACACTATACTTTTTAAAATAAATTAATCTCATTTCCATTTTTATTCTTTTTTCGGCGACAAAAAATAAAAAGAAATCTATTATGAAAAGACAAGCATCAGTAGGAGTATATTATTTCCTAACATTTTTAGCAGTAGTTATTATTTACTTTTTAATTTGGAATTTATGAAATACAAAACATTATTTTTAGTTTTAAGTACAAGTTGTGGAGCAGTAGCAACAACTATGTTCATAGGTAATTTTTCATTTCAAGCAAAGTTTGGTTCAATCTTACCTCTTATGTTCTTAACCTTACAAGTAATTTTTTTAATACTAATGTATAATTCAGAAAACGAGATATGAAAAAAGATTTAAAATATTATAGACAAAACGCAGAAGAAGATTATTTAACAACACCTATTTCTGTATTAAGGTACATTGGTTTAGCTGAAAGAAGAATTAATATTTTAGGTATTATTATAGCAGTTCTTTTATCTATTTGTTTTTTATCTCTTTTAGGCGGGATTTTTGTCGGGCAAAAAGCTAAACAGCAAGAAATAGAAAACAGAGCAAAACAAATTAACAAAGAATGTTACACTAACCAAGATATTGAATTAATAATTTTTAATCAGCCTCAATTATGAAAATACTAATAAACAACGGATACAGATACTCAAAAGAAGAATTTGAAGGATATACTAACAGAGTAAAATTCAGATTAAGTGTAAGCGAGGATTGGAGGAAAGATATTTGTATTGATATTTATACAGATAATCCAAACAAAGAAGAAGTTAATAATTTTATAGTTAGTAAAACTTCTGAAAAGGTAATTAAATGTGAATTAGAGTATTGGACAACAAAAGAACAAGACGAGTTAACAGCACAATTTATTGAGGAATTTTTAAAGGATATCTAATGACAGAGAATAAATCAGTTGGTAGACCTTTAATTTACCAAGAAGAAACAAAAGTAGTCAGTTTCAGAGTACCTAAATCAGCTATTAAAGAAATAAAAGAATCAGTTAATAATCAATTGGAAAAATTAAGAGTCTGTTCTTAATCTTTTTCCCGCAAAAAATAAACAATATGAAACAATGGAAATGTACAGATTTAGATAATAAACAATATGGTAGACAAATATCAACAAACGTTTATGAGTTTAAAGAAAAGAATAGAGGTTTATTAGATTATGGTAAAAATGAGTTTATTCAAATTACTATAGATTTAGATGATTATAGTTCAGATGAGGTAGAAAAATATGTTCAGGCTTATTATAGCGGTATAGATGAAGTAAAGCAGATTTATGGAGCAGATTTTGAGTGGATAATTGCAGAATGTATCTTTGAACAAGAGAGTGGATTGTACTAATTTCGCCGAAAAAGAATAAAAACAAAAAATAATTTTGTAAAAAAGACAAATTATATTTGTCCACTTAAAAAATAATCACTATATTTGCAAAACAAAACTTAAAAATTATGACACGTATTAATTCAGGGGTAAAAGTAGGTAATCTTTGTGACACACATTTGTTCTCAGAATATAGAGAACTTGTTCGCATACCAAATACAATTAAGTCAGGGCGTGCGGTTGTAAAAGATATACCAAAAACATATTCGCTCGGACAAGGGCACGTAAAATGGTATTACCCACGTCTGAAATATCTACATAAAAGAAGTGATGCTTTGTATCAAGAATTGTTAAGACGTGGTTATAACGTTGAAGATTATTCCTCTTGTTTTCAGTCTTTACCGCCCGAATTATACAACGATTGGGACGATACAGAAGCTAAACCAATTTTAATTGAAAGAATTAGTGAAAGATTACGTGGTATGAAGAATATAAAATTTAATAGAGAACCAATTACAATAGAAGAAGCTATAAAAAAGCTGTCTTTTTAACTTTTTCGCTGAAAAACAATGAAAGAAGAAAAGCCAAAAGTATCACTTATAGGAGGTAAGTTAGGTATTGCATCACACACAGCTAATTATTTAGCACAAACAACAGAAGATATGCAAGTGTATAGAAATTTTGAAACAGATGAAGTAACTTCTTCACCACCACTAAATAAAGTCTTCACTATTGAACAAGTAGACCACACTCAAGAGTATTTATCAGGGCGAGAAAAAAGAAGACAGAGAAGAAAAGAACAGAGAAAAAAGAAATAATTATGGGACACCCACAATTCAACAGAAAAGAATTAATAGAAAAACTATTAAAAACATATTCATTAGAAGAACTCTCAACACTAACAGATAACCAACTATATTTATTATGCCGTTCATAACATATCTACCAATTATCTTACTACTTATTTTTATAATTTGCAATCCTGATGAGAAAGGTAAAAACTCTTAAAAATAAAATATATAAACTATGTTTAAATTAAAAAAACAAATATTATTAACTAAAAATAACAAAAATTATGAAACATTACGAAGAAGTTCTTAAGATATTACACGACAAATTTGATTGGAAACTTACCGATTCACTTACCACAACAGGTAAAAAATTAGTTGCCGATACAATTAAAGCACTAAAGATTGCTGAAAATAACCAAAACTTGCAATTGCAACAAACTGGTGTTATAGCAAGTGCTTAAAAAATTAAACAAAATGAAAGAAGTAAAAGCATCAACATTCATTGAGGTATTATGTACATGTCCTAATTGCGGATATGGGTTAGACATTTTTGATGAAGTTAAAGACCACATGGAAGAAGACCACAGAGCAATTGGAATTGATATAGAAATTACTTGCGAAGATTGTAATGAAACATTTATTGTAACGGATATTGATTTCTAGCATTTGCTATAACGATTTTTGGCTTTGCGAGGTTGCGAACTAAAAACCTAAAATTAACAAATACAAAATACACTTAAAATTATGACTAAAGTTTCCAAAAAATCACAAAACAAGCAATCTTGCAAAACTGGTGTTATGGTTAGTGCTAATTACCACGCTAAAGAAATAGTTAAAAAATTAACCAGCAGACCACATTTAGAAGATGTTGATGGATTTTACGATATATACAATGACGAATTACAAATGATAGATATTGTCGAAAAGTATTTATCAAAGCATTACCGCTAACGTTTCGCATATTAACGATGTGGCGTATTAAAGCAAAAAGATAACAAAAAAAAACAAAAATTAAGTGAGCCGACACATTTCGGATAAAACAAAGCAAAGCCATAGCGGTAATATGCTGTTATGTGTAGTGCTTTAAATAATTATAAAATGAAAAATAAAGAACTGAAAACTATTTGGAAATTAGCAAAAATTTTTTGGATTGGAGGAACTTTTGTTTGGTTATTAGAAACAATATTCTTTCTAATATATGAAGGATGGCATTTAAAAGCTATAAATCCAATTGAAATATTTTTTGATAAAATATCTTATGATATGTGGAACTTTGCATTATGGCTAACAGTTGTTACTTGTGCTTATTACTTGTCTAATTTAACACGTAATAATTCTAAAAGCAAAGGTTAATAGCATTACACATAACGGTTCTCGGCTTTGCTTTGTTGCGGAAAAGTAAGCCAAAAAATTAGATTTAAAAACAAAATTAACAAATACAAACCGAACATTGGTTAAGCACTAAACCGAAATAGAGCAAAACCGATGTTATAA